TGATGGAAAAGACTGGTTATATTTAGGATTAGGGTCAAAATGCTATATCTTTATCTACACTTCCAACTTTTTATTATAAAAATGATATAAATTATGGCTTTATCACTCAAAGCGAATAGCAGACTCCTATTCAGCCGGTTACTGGCGCGGCGGGATTATATATTAACAATAAAATTGCTTTGGAAGATTAGGTTTCTGGTGATGAAAGATTATTCTGCTGTGCTAAAGACACTGACGGAAAAGCTAAAAATATTTTCTCAATTAAAAAAGATGGTTCTTTGTATATGGGAGGAGATATTTATGATAAGACTGGAAGCAGTTTGCTTACTCAAAGTTCAAAAATTACTGATGAAATACAAATCAAAAATGCGGATATTTGGATAGAACGAGGAGTAATGTACTTGGATTTCCATAACATCCGAGATAAGAATGGTATTCCATTAGATGAAGCTATTTCTACCGCAGTTGCCAGCATTAAATTAGTTCGCCATAATCACGAAATTAAAAAAATTACTGGTTCATTTAGTACAGAAGGACAATTTGCATATTTACCAACAGAGGAAGATTTATTCGTTACCACAATAAATATACCAGGAGCATCTTAGGGATTAACTGTAATTCAGCATCTACTTAAACAAAATGCAGATAAAGAATATGTAAATTTACACGAAATATTTGAAATGTTTTATAGAGGATGGTATGAAGTAACAGGAAGTTATGGCTCTAAATAGAAAATTTATTTTTCTAACAAGCTTCCTATTGCTGGAGTTCCATACACAATAGACTGTCAAAATACTTATACTGAATATACTGGTACTGGTAGTGAAGGTGGTGGAGGTAGTACTTCTATCGAAACTTATGGATTATTAGACCCAGGATATTATGGGAGTTGATATGAATGTCTGAAATAGATTTAAATCAATATTTTGTCCATCCTTTGGGGTTAAATGCCCCAAAGGCAACTGGATTTATAACAACATATAGTGGACATGGTTATACTCCATTGGATATAGCTACTTCAGATAATTATAGAGATAGACTTGGTACTCCAATATACGCCATGTGTGATGGAGAAGTCACAAATGTCCATTATAATCATGGCTCTACTCAATATGATACAAGTTATGCTGGTGGTAATGATATTACTATTTTAGCTGAAAATACATTATCTTAGTCAAGTGGGATTCTGGATGGAGATTTAATTATATATCATTGTCATCTTGTAAATCCATCTGAATACCCTTAGTTCCCTACTTTGCACATAGGTGATAAAGTTAAAAAAGGATAGCTTATTGGTGGTATGGGTTGTAGCGGACATACAGAAGGAAGTGAATGGTTCGATGGTCCTGTTGGATAGTATGTTCATTTACATCTTGATATTAAACCATTAATAAGAACTGGTACCGCGGCATATGCAGAATACAGCAGTAAAACTTGTGCAGGTCAAGCTGTTGGAGATAGACTTGGATATGCTATTTTTAGTTAGGAACCAGTATATATTAAAATTCAGGGTGACTCTGATACGCCGCCTCCTGGTGGTATTGAGTATGACCCAACTTCTTGCAATAATGCAATGGGAGGAACAATGGTACCTGAGTATGGCGATTCATATGGTTCATTATCAATGTCTGAGGCCTTTATGGGAGCTTATCCAGATTCTTTAACTACTTTAAGTACTAACCCAGGACTAAAGATGGCTTATTTAATATGTACTCACGAATTTGGAGAGGGAGAAGAAGGTATCTCATATGCTAAATTATTGAGAGCAACTATATTATATCGTTCTCCAACTGATTACCAGACTGCCTATAATTATAGAGCTGAGGGTTCAACTTTGGAAACATTTTGCCGTTGGTGGCAAGAAAGAGGATGGGGCTCATATAATGTTATTACTGAGTCTTAGTAGAAATCTGACTGGGATTTAGAAAAAGCACAGACAATTTATAAAAACATTAGATATGGACCTGCTTATGGTTTAACTTAGGCACATACTATAGAAGGTTTTTAGGCTTGTCCATTTTAGAATAATCATAGTGGACCTACTCCAGTGCCAGGTGAAGCTACGATTATTAATTTGGCTACAGTTGTAGAGTTCTTACCTGGATTGTATTATACGATATTTACTACCAACTGGGATATGGATTAGACAAGAAGAGAGCCAAATCCTGCTGTTATTCCAAATGAAGAGACTCATACTCATGAAGAGAGGGGCGGCTGTCATTATTTCGATGGATTGATTGTTGTCAATAAATCCTATCCAATGACTTAGGCGGCGATTTCTGCTGTCGGTGGATTAAGAAGTGAAACAATTGCAGCATATAATAGTCTTAAAGCTGGATGGGAAGCTTATGCAAGTTAGCATAATATTCGTAATGAGCCGATGTCTGTATCCGGAGGAAGTCTATATGGAACCGGCGGCTATCGTTCTTATTCTGATTAGTAGTCTATTTACAATAGCTATCCTTCAAGTACAAGAGATACATATTCAGCAAGACCAGGCTATTCAGAACATCATACTGGATATGCGATTGATATAACATCAGCAAGTTCAGATTCACAAACTGGATATGTTGCTCGATATCCAAATCAATCTGCGTGGCTTGCTTAGCATTGTCATGAATATGGATTTATCATACGTTATCCATATGGAAAAGATAGTATTACTGGATATATTTATGAGCCTTGGCACGTTCGTTATGTAGGAACTGAATGGGCGAATAAATTAAAGAATACTACAATAGAAGAATATTTTGGAATTACATCCCAATACTAATAAAAAAGAGGTAAGATAAATCTTACCTCTTTCTTTTTATATTTTTATAAATGGGTCAAGAACTTCTAACTCCTTAAAAGTTAATTGAAGCGGTGCAAGTTCATCAAGACTGAATTGAATATCTGGTATTTGTATTTGAATTGAATTTATTTCTTTTACAATATCAGCACATTCTTGAGCTTTTTCTGTATCAATTGCATATCCGCCATCTTCATTTTTAATGAGATTTCCATTCTCATCTCTTAAGCAATATTCTTGAAGTCTATCTAACTAAGTTAAATAAAGTTCTTCTTCTTCTTCAATCGCTTTCTTTATTTTTAAGAGCTTATACTAAGTATTTATATCAAATTTAGTATCAGAAATTCTTGAAAAGATATTTGATAATATCGGCAAAGTATTTCTCTATATTATCATTATATCACCTTAGAACTCAATTATCTCATTTGCTTTCTAATCATATGCAGCCCAGCGACCAATTAATATAGCATCTGCCTCATCCTATGATACACTAATATCATAGATTGATTTAACTCTTAGCTAAGCACTTTTCTTTTGGTCGGTTCTGTTGTTACCCTTTACCTAAGAGTGATGTCTCCAAGTTGCAGGTGCGGCGATTTTATACAAAATGCCGTTTTCATAACAATAGTTTTTAAGAACTCCTTGTAAATGAGCGAGCTTTTTAAATGTTGTAACCATTTCAATGACTTCCTGTGGGTTCTTCTTATATGTCTATAACTAAATATCCTCAAAAATTACCTTATCGGGTTTCCATTTAGCAATCATAGAAACTACCCACTATTTTGTCTAAGCTATACGCTCTGTACTATGTGCGCCATCAGATGTCCAATGCCCATATTTAATCATTTTATCTCCGTCATATACAGACCAACCAGATGTAATTGAAGCTTGGTCAAAAGCAAGTATTCTGAAACCTGTTTTTTTAACGGCTATATTATCTGTATGGTAATATTTATTCTCCTTACAAATTGGACATTCATGCGTGCCGCGGCGCCATTTCTCATAGGATACATAGTTCAAGTGTCCTTCAGGACATTTCAACTCTAAATCTGTTTTCAGATTAACGTAGTCGGTTGACAATAATTGCCAACCGCTACTTTCTATATCCTATTTTATATCTTCATACTTAAGCTTTCCTGCCACATGGCATCACTTCTTGTCAGTTGAGCCGAAGCCGCCTTCTCCTCTCTCTGTTGAGTCAAGCTCGTCAACTTCAACCCAATCAATCATCGGAACGGCTGAGATTACAAGCTGTGCAATCTTATCGCCTTTATTAATTGTCTGAGAAAGATTAGCAGTATTTGTCATAATTACACATACTTCACCACGATAATCAGAGTCGATAGTGCCAGGGGCATTAGCAACTCTTAAACCTGTCTTAAGACTAAGTCCTGAACGAGGACGAACCTGAATCTCATATCCAACAGGAATTGCAACTGAGATACCAGTCTTAATAAGCTGTGTCTCATGTGGTTTAAGTGTAACATCTTCTATTGCATAAACATCTGCGCCAGCATCAGTCTTATGTGCATACTGAGGAATAACAGCATCCTCGCTAAGCTTTTTAATCTGAACCTTAACGCGCTCTCTTGGGACCTCGATAAGATTTATGATTGATACAACTGAACCTTCGATAAGAGATGTAAGGAAATCCCTCTTTGAACGAGAAAGTGTGTCATCTGCTGAAATCTCATCAATTACTTCAAGTGCCGCAGCCCTCTCTTCCTCAATAGAACCGTGACCTGTAAGTTTAAGAGCCTTTAATGTATCCTGCTGGAACTCTTCACTTGCGAAAACAAGGTCGAGCTTCTACTGAATACTTGGATAAAGTGCATCAAACTGCTCATCGGGAAGTTCGAGCAATGAAAGTAACTGGTCAAGTGTATTATTGGTATCATATGCGAATAACGCTTCGAGCTTTTCATTTACTTCTTTCTTCATTTATGTTTTCCTCCTTAAAGCTTTTCTATAATTTCATCAATAACGCCAAATTTCTTAGCGTCGTCCTGGTCCATAAACCAGTCGTCTTTCTTATGTTCCTCATAAACATCACTGGTAATGTTTGTTTTATTGAGGACGTGAGCTTTAAGTCTTGTAAGCTGATATCTGTAGAAATCAACGTGCTGGAAGAACTTGTGAGCATCTCCACCGTCCATTGCCGCACCTTCATGGAACATAAATGAAGTGTGTGTTAAAGCGAATCTCTTATGACCTGCGATACAGATAAAGAAACCACCACTATAGGCTGTACCTATATTGTAAGTATATACAGGAGTTACAGACGCTTGAATTGCACTAATAATACTTAGTACGCCATCAAGGTCGCCGCCAGGAGTATTAATGTATATCTTAATTGGCTCTCTTTCCTCGATTGGAATTTCGTCTTCTTTATCAACCTTATTCCAGAAGCGGATTATCTCAAAAATACTAACTGCAAGTTCGGGCTTAATTTCCTCTGTCAAATATATTGTTCTCTCTGTAAAATCAAATGTTTCAAGAGTAGACTCAACATCAATCTAACATTCAGGGTCAGTTAATATTCCGAAGTATGTATCGGGAAGACCAACATCAGCACCCTTGATTTCCTCAGCGATTTCATCATAAGCCTTATCAAAGGTCTTGAGGAAATCTTCTTTGCTCTTTAAAGAACCATCTTCATTGAAAATATCTACATTAATTTTTTCCATCACTTTGCTCCTCCTAATTCTTTTTCAAGATTTGCCTTTATCACTTCCAACTCAGCTATTTCATCTATAAGAGTGTTAATCTCTGGGTTAAGAACGAAAGTGCTTACATCGAACTTTAAAAGTTCGTCTTGGCGTTCTCTGAGTTCAAAGCAAACTTTTGCATATTCTTCTCTCTTTTCCATTAGTATCTCCTCCTTACTTTTATAATTAATTATATCATAAAGATGATTTTAAGTCAAGACTTTGACGTGTTGCCGTTTTAGGATTTTGTTTGAGAAGTAATCTCAATCCAGATGGTAGGGTGGCGAGTTCTTTTTGAGTTATCTTAGAAGATTGGTAAAATGTTGCGAATGAATCCTTAGCACTATTATCTTTTGCCCAAATAATAATCTTCTCGGTAAACGGCGAGTATTTTACGTTATAAGGAAATCTCAATGCGGCATTATGACCTTTATACCAAATCGCCATTTTAGCAATTCTCTTTTGATATTGTTCTTCAGTTTCTTTATCAAATTTATCCAGTTTGAAAATAACTGACTCATAATAATCACAGAAGAAATCTTCAGAACAGTGGAAATTAATCACACAGTTCTTATTAAAAAGTGCTCGATAACGCATAAAGCTCAAAGCAGTTGCTTCATCATTTAAGATTGGCGTGTGTAAAAAGTTGAAACGTTTATTCTTATGTTCATCAATAAAATCGAGAGCTCCTTTCACATTGAGAGGGTCTTTATCTGCTATATAAATGTGCATTGCATCTTTCTTAAAGTCTACGAAGTTTTCTGTTTCAATTCTTACATAGCTATTATGTTTCATTTTTTCAAACTCTGCCGCAGAAATTCCAAGTTTATTAACCCAAGGGTCATATGGAACATAGGAAGGCGGCACTTCAATCTCTGGTGGAAGCTTTTCATTTTTCTTATAAAAGCCATATCCAGTAAATTCTTTATTATCTCCGAAAACCTATAAAGTCTTTGGAAGTAGTACATTAGGGTTTTCTTTGAAATAAATTATCTTTGCAAACTGACTTTCTTCATCAGTTGGCTTCATCAAAACTACTCTATCATTTCTTTTATGATAATAGGCGTAGTATTGCATTAATTCAAGATTGGGCACCGCACGTCCACGGTGCCACAAATCTATATCATATAAACCGATAATCATTATTCATCTACCTCTGGTCTTTCAGTTAATGACTCTAAGATAAATCCTTTCTCGTCCATTTTGATTATCTTCTCGAATATATCAAATTCAGTATTCTTATACTTCTTTGGAATGAATGTGTCATCACGTCTTATGCCTGTTATAATAAGTTTATTACCACGACTGAACCAAGACTTTTCAACTACGTGTTTTACACCATCTGCGCCGCGCTCAGAAATTTGCTTATCCCAAGCAGCGAACTGGTTCTTCCAAACCTTAACAGTTACAACACCGGACGGAGTTAATAACATTACTGAACTCTTATTCTTATCCTTATCAATTACTGTTCCTGCGATACGATATATCTTGAACATCTTAATCTCTGAACCGTCTTTTGTAGTAAAGCAACGGTCTACTTCTGGCTCAGGAGAAAGGTCGTTAAAATCAGCGATACTATATATATCGTCCTTTAAATTAGCAAGTGGATGGTCGTGGTAGTAGAAGCCTAAGCTATCCATTTCCCAATCAGCTACTGAACCCTTACCATACTTATCCCATACCTCTTGAACAAGGCGGCGATTAAGTTCATTAAGAATGTCCTGCTGATTCTTCTTCATCCAATCTCTTACTGGGTCCATACCTTTCTTATAGATTGACTCCCAAGTAGTCATTTTAATCTTGCCCTTCGGACCGTCATTTGTTACAACGATTTCTTCTATCTTATTTGTATCATAATTTGCTTCGAAGAATGGCATCGCAATTTCATCAAGATAGTAGTAAGTTCCGTCCTTAGAAACCTTGATATACTTGTTGAAATTGAATAATCTCTTTTCAAAGTCTAATTCTGCTGGTATCATATTCTGAGCTATAAGCATCTGCATATTCTGTAGAGTTATTCTCTTCTTCTGGTCTGCTATACCATTAATGTAGTTAGTCATTGCTTCGACTCTGTCTCCGCAAAGTTCATCGAAAGCTCCCGCCTTTATAAGTGAGAACATTTGCAGCTTATTTACCTTAACCTTTGATAAGAAATCTTCAATGCTTGTGTAAGGACGATTATTGAAAATCTCATAAACGAGTTTTGTGCCTATACGATTAATTCCCTTCATACCATAGATGATAGCATTACGCTTTAACTCAGGCTTGAAGATTAAGTCTGACTCATTTATATCTGGCGGCAATACAGTAATTCCTCGTGTCTTAGAATCTCCTATGGCGGCACTTATTTTACCATAGTTTACGCTCTTATTCTTCTTGACTGTTGTGTCTGTCTCTTCAGCATCTGTATCAACGTCGTCTGTATCTAACAAATCTGCACCGCCGGCATTAACAATTAAGCAAGCACAGTTCCAATAGATAGCGGGATAATTTGTTGCTAAGTATAATGTTTGAATACCAACGAATGAATATGCAAGTGAGTGAGGAAGTGAGAATGAGTAACCCATCTGAGGACCCATTGTAGTTTCCCAAACGTAATCACCGAAATTCTTATTCGGACAAGCATCAACGAACTTATCGTGGAGTGCAGGAATTTCTTCCATATGCTTTTTCGCAACAGTTTTACGTGCCGCGTTAGCTTCTTTTAATGAGAAGTGTGCAATCTTGTCGTCCATACAAATCTCCATTAGGTCTTCTTGAAGTGCAGGAACGCCAAAACGAGGCAAGTAGTATGGTTCAAGGATTTTTATTTCGTCTTCGCTAAGTCCTCTATCTCTTGCTTCTTTATACCACTGACCAATATCCTCCTTAAGACGGCAATATCTATCAAGTGGTCTTTCTTTTCCTCTTTCTCCCATAAGTCTCATTATCGCATTTGCTGAAGTCATTTCGGTTGGATTCTGAGGCTTAACCTGCTTTGCAGTTGCAAGACCAACACCTGTACTGAACTGGAATACATCAAGAACAGTTCCCTGTCCAAGAGCGTCCCACATTCTCTTATCTTCAAGATTTAATACAGATGGGTGGAGATACTTGTCATAAATATTTCTTAATGATAAGTCTTTTTCAACAATACCGTCCTTCTGCATAAGTTCGATACAAGTTGTTATCTTATCACAAATTTCAGTTACAAGGAAGTCATATTTAACGTCGCCCATTGCCTCAGCTTCGTGAAGTGAGAACTGAGTTGTAAGGTCTCCGTTAGGACTTCTCATTATCGCACCAGTATCGCAAGGATTTGTGTTATAAAGAATAACACCAGAAGCGTGCTGACCTCTTTTATTTACAAGTCCTTCAATTGACTCAATAATCTCAAGAAGACCAGGGTACTTCTCTACTTCAGCGATAAATGCTCCAATAGGAGCTCTACCCTTCTCAGGATTACCATAAACGACATCGTGAATTGACCATAAGAAGCCACGTTCTTGTGGAATAAGACCACTAAGATATTGAGTAGTTTCAACTTCAAGTCCATTAGGATATGCTTCTGAACGATAACCACGTCCTGCCGCGGCAATCGCTGAACGGGTTCCTTCTGTACCGAAAGTACAAACTTGAATAACGTTTAACTCACCACGTTCTTTACGGATTGCTTCAAAGATTTTCTTACGCTTTGAAGGAGAAAGGTCAATATCAATATCAGGTAACTCAACACGTTCTTTATTAAGGAAACGCCAATACTTAAGTCCCCACTTTAATGGGTCAAGCTGAGTGATACCGAGTAAGTAGTTTGAAAGGAAACATACTGCTGAACCACGTCCAGGACCTACGATTGAACCGCAATCCCAGAACAAGTTAATGAAATGCTGGAAGGTATTAAAGTATTTAAACAAACAATCATTAAGCTTTTCACCGATTGTCTTAATAACATCAGCTTCTATTTCAAGTCTTTCAAGATATTCCGGCTCTGTGATTAAACGCTTATTAATAAGCGCCTGTATACACTCATTTATCCAATATCTTTCTTGAATGTCATTACTCATAAATAATCCATTTATTACTGGATATTTATCTCCATAAGGAGAGAAGATTTGTGGATAATCTCTTACCTCAACCTCTGGAATAATTGATGTATGTTCAAGACTGAATGGCTCAATCTTATCGTAAATCTCCATTGAGTTTACGCACATTTGACCAAAGTCTTCCTCTGAGAAAGCAACTTGAAGATTTCCAAAGGCTTCTTCATTATCCATCATATGAGCATCAAAGTAGAACTCATCAACCTCACGGTCGCCTTCCTTTGAATTAAGATAAGCCTTGTGAAGAGGACGTTCTGCCGCAGTAAGATAGTGTGCGTCTGAACCGATTACCATTCTTACCAAATAATTATTAGCTATTGAGGCAATTCTCTTATTAAATCTAATCTGGTCTTTTGATTGACCGGCAGCAACCTCAATGTAGAAATCATCACCGAATAGTTCAAGATTCCATCTAATGAAGGCATCTATATCCTGCTTACAACGGATAATTTCTTCCATATCGCCGTGGTCTTCAGCTTTTACTAATTGAAGAACTCTTCCTCCAAGCTGTCCACCAATACAAGCAGTTGTTGCAATAAGAGAATGAGGATACTTCTTAACTATTGCTTCAAGTTCTTTCTTTTCTGTCGGAACTCTTGTCATGCCGCGAGAGGTAAAACTGTGATACCAAGCGGTAGAACTTAATTCTCTGATTGCCTTATGTCCATCTGCATTTTTCGCAATTAAGATATAGTGCCAGTATCTTTCAATGTTTGCTCTGTCATCAACGAGATAAATCTCATTACCGCACGCACACTTGAAATCTTCGGGTATCTCTCCCTTTTCTTTTAACTTCTTTTCTGTCTGTAACCACTTTAAATGACCGCTGACACATTCGTGGTCAGTCAATGCAATACCCTTCATTCCAAGACGATGTGCTGTCTTAATCATATCTGGTATCTTATTGATTGAGTCAATTAAACGAATATTACTATACTCACTATGAGAGTGGGTATCAAAACGAGGTATATCATTTAAGCTCATTCAGTAGAAACCCTCCTTTATTTATTTTTTCTACAACCCTTATTAGATTTGCAGAGATTTTTACATTTAGGACATTTGTGTGTCCAAGGAATACTATGGTTAGACCAGTCTTGGTCACATTCTTCTTCATCGACTTCAAATACACAATCACATTCTGAGCATTTAAAGAGGACTTTTCCATACAATCCTTCTTCAAGAATTTTCACCATATATAATTCTCCTATCTTATTTTTCTTACATATATATTATAACATAAAATACAGAAAAAGTCAAGACATAGTCTTGACCTTTTGCTTACTTACTGTTTTTCTTACGTTCTCGTTCTTTCTGTATTTCCTTGTTGCGGCGAGACATCTCGTCCTTGAAACGGTCAATCTTCTTCTTGTAATTGTCCTTTTCGTCTCTGTGAATTTTCATTTTAACTTCTCCTCCTCGATTGTCATTGTTGCTATTAAAGGTGTACAATAACTTGTTTCCCTCATAAACTAAGCTAATACATCATCAGCTTCATCGACTAACATATCTTTATAGCACGTACCTCTTGTTTTTCCTTTTAACATATCACTTACAGTAAAGATTTGAGGTACTGGGAGCCCCAGCTATTTTGCTCTTATTTCGTAGATTCTTTTATTACACTCACGTGCACAAAGTATCGGAAAATTATTCTTCGCTGCTGTCTACACAAGCAGGGTAGTCTTTCCATATCCCCTTGGTCTTATAATCACTTTCATTCGATTTTCTCTCCTATATATGAAGTATTTTTCAATCTATAATATTCTTCTGTCCAAAACAGCCAATCTTTTGTATCCCATTGACATGGAGCATCTTCATGAATAGTCTGTTGGAAAGTTAAAAGAGTATCTCTATCCTTTTGTGAAATATAGTTAGCAAAGTAATAATATACTTTATCCCAAATGTTTGTACGAAAATCTCTATTCGCTTCCCAAGTTTCATCGGTATCGACTTCAGTATATTTATCCTCCAAAAAATTTGGAATATCTAAAAGCTCTTTGTATCTCTCATTCATCATTGCTTTCTTATCTTCTTGACTGAGGACATTCTGTTCAATAAGATAGTCGGCAAATTCATTTAGAATTTCATTTGAAAAATAATGACCTACTTGGTCGAAATAATCTTCACCGCCCCAAGTTTCATGCATTGTTGCTTGAATAGCTATATATGCAATCATTGGATTTTTGAGGTCTTCAAATTCAGGCTCCATGACGTGTTTCATTAGATTATCACCACTGTTTTACAAGTGTAACGATTACCCATTCATCAATAATCTCGCCCTTAGATTTCTTATCCTTCTTTACCATTTTATAAGACTTGAGCTCATAGCCTTCAACGGCTTCATTTTTCTTAGCATCTTCAATTAATGCCTTAGCCTCAATCTCGTCGTTAACTCTCCACTCTTCTGTCTTTTTGCAAAGCTCGCCTACTACAAATTCTCCCATTATAAACCCTCCATTACTTTATGTAATTTAAAATTATAACAAACCAATCTGGTGTTATTTTTCTTACAAAGTTTAAAATTATGTGCTGTGCCGCGGCTCTTTCCGTCCCAAAAACACAAGCACATTCTATTTCCATATAGACTTAAATAATTGTGCATATCTTCATTACGAATAAAACCTGCTGATTTACCATAAACACTCCATCTGGCTGGAAATACTTTAATTGGAATATTATTTTCATTAGCATATCTTTCTGCAAGTGAGTCGGCGCCTCTTGCGCCGCCACTCACAATTTTATCTATATGATACTTATTATGGGTATAATCCATAACCTGTTTAAACTCATCGTAATCATAATAATCACGACTTCCTGCTACAAGAAGTACCATTAAAAGTCCTCCTCACTACACTCCTTGATTTCCATTTCATCAAGTAAAATCTGTGGGGTTGACTTACCGCCCCAATTATTTATGTTGCCGCGGCCTGCAATTGTGATATTTATCTTGCCGCTCTTCAAGAATAATTCATCAAGTAAAGCCTTAGCCTTAAACTTAACATATGTTATTCCATTGAAAGAAAACTTTAATGTATCCTTATAAGAGCCGATTGCCTGAATGTCCTTTACATCAAGTGTAATATCCTTTACAATGATAATAGGCTCATCATTCTGCTGACCCCAAAGAGAACGTCCTCTTTCAAGGTCTATAATCATATCAGCAAGATATGAACAGTTGCCTTGAACTACGAAATCAGCTTCATAGTATCCTTCATTAAAGTTAATGTCCTTCAACTTCTCATTTGCATATGCAGTAAGTTTATCAACATTTGACTGCTTAATGCTGAAGCCTGCGGCATTACCGTGTCCTTCTACGTAATCCATAAGACCACTTTCAAGAAGGAAAGCTCTGAAGTCCTTTAACTCTGACTCGCCGCGGCCTCTAATTGAACCTTTTAAATATCCATCAGGACTTATTCTTCCCAACATAACGGGCTTCTTATGTGCAGCTGCAACGTTCATAGCACAAAGACCAGTTAATGTTGTTGAAACATTTAAGTCATCTGCATTGAGAATAAGGATTTTATTATTATCAAGGTCATTGTTAATAATCTGCACATCAAGTAACTGAGTTGCCTTATCCATTTCACGCTTCTGACGGGACTTAGCATTTACACAATTTCTTGCACTCTGTGTTGCAAGAGTTTCAGTCTGTCCCTTTTCTCCACGCTTTGTAGAAGGAACTATCTTCTCTGGCATAAGAAATGCTTCAAATAATCTTTCCTTCTCTAAGTCAGAGCCAACTCTGATTAAAGCGTTTATAAGTGGTGTTATATAGAAAGCAATTCCAATTTGTGTAAGTGGACCGTCACCCAATGAGTATGACTGCTTTGTAACAAGTTCCTTAAAGAAACCATTGTTTATATGAGAAAGTCCTTCTTCACAGAACCAACGATTTTCAAGAGTATTCATATTCATCATATCACTTATTTCTCCAAGTGCTACAAGGTCAATATAATCCTGAATATGAGGTTCCCAGCCTTCTGCTTCATATATTCCTTCTTCACCCATAGTAGAAATTAAATCACTTTCAAAAGCGTGTTCAAAATATTCAAGGAATTTATATGCAACTCCTACACCACTTAAAGACTTATTCTCATAATTCTTTGAAAGCTGATTGTTAATAACGATTGCATTTTCACTATAATGGTCAGCTTCGTGGTGGTCAAGTACAAGAATGTCATATCCCATATCCTTCAATATCTTATGTTCCTCATAGTCATTACTTGAGCTATCGGGGAGTATGATTAAGTCACAAATCTTCTCCTTTGTGAACATATCCATAAGAGTACGAAGTCCGTGCTCCTTTCCTTCAGGAACGTGATAGTCAATTGAAATCTAATACTTAACTCCGTAAGTATTCATCAAGAAACAATATACTAAGGCGGCACTTGTAAATCCATCAACGTCTGAGTCAACGCATATGAACATCTTGCTACCATTATGTATGTGCTTCTTAAGTAACTCATAACCTTCCTATATATTATCCAAATCTGTTGAGGGAAGTTCATTTTCCCAGCTTGGATGGAAGAATAAGGTGGGGTTCTCACCAAAATTCATATTTCTATCTGCAAGTAATTCAGATAAGAAGTCATGAGTTATATCTTTACTTGTCTTTCTTATATACTTCATTCAAATCCTCCTTAATTTAGCCAAATCGGGCGTTTCATAATTTCCTCAAACGCGGTCTTGCCTAAATCAGTAGGACTATCTTTCGCACCGAGGATATTCTTATAGTCAATAACAAATCCCATTCTACACTTATATACAAATCTTTCACATAACTTCTTCAGTTTATTGTAATGTTTATCCAGCTCCTCCCAGTTAATAACTGAAGGGCTGTCAAAAGCTACGATTACTCTTTCAACACCAAGGTCATATAATAATTGCATTTGATAATATGAAATTGAACTACCACATACTGCAACTGCAATATTATTTTCACGTCCGTACATAGTTTCATATTGAAGAACTGATTTCTCAGCTTCAAATATAATTGCCATTTTCTTCTTTCGGATATTCTCTTTATTCATATTCAAGCCATAAAGATTATAACCGAGAGGATGGGCATATATTTTTCCCTCTATTGATACTGGCATATATTTACCATATACCAAATCTTCATCATTGAGGGCGCGGCCTCTTATACCGATTAACTCATCATTTTCATCATAATGTGGTATAATTATTTTATTATGAATAACATCATATAGAATGTTAAATACTTTCATAGCTTCTTCGCTAATACCATCATTCAACCATTCTACAGTTGCGTAGAAACTATATATATTTAATAAACTTTTCTTAATGGGTTTTATTTCAACGATAGTTTCTTGTCTTGTATATCTATCTTCAAGACTTTTATATTTAGAACCAAATCCATCTTGGAATTGATGAAAGCTGATACCGTCAACTATTTTTAATACAATATCTTTATAGAAATCGTATTCAATTCCAAGAAGCTCATAACGTTTTTCAAAAAGCTGATAGATGTTAAAATTCTCTCCGCAATCTGTATAACAATGAAACTTATGATTACGCTTATAGTAATATAATTTCATTTTTGCTTCGGAGGCTTCCTCGTTATGACAGATAGTCGGAAAGATTATGTAATCATTTTTCTCTTCATATCTGTCAGCACCGAGGCCAGTTACCAGCTCAATGATTCTTTCTGGAGTTAGCTCCTGTTCAACTTTCTTTAAATCAATTCTCATAATAAATCATCGAAGTCCAAATTCTTCAACCTTTCTTTAGTTTCCTTTACGTCACCAAATGCTTCGGTGATTGAGTCTGTTACTGTCTTTGGCATTTGTGCTTCAAGATTAGCTAATAGCTCATCTGCCATTTCATCTGTTAATACGCCATCATTATAAAACTCTTCCATTTCCCTTCTCTTATTCATATCAACAGATACAAAATTAACGATTTGGAAATCTTGGATAGGTTTATAGTCTGGAGTTGTTACAAACAAATCAACTGTTCTTAACGTTCCCAAATCTACAGCTGACCAAATACTTATCATCGTCCAACGTCCACGACGATTCTTAAATACGTCTGTAATAGCATTAGGTTTAAAGTTATAACGCTTTTCAAAATCAGCAACAAGCTGGAGTTCTTCTGGACTTGGTCGTCTACGTATCGCGGCAAAGTCAGCAAGGTCGGCAATCGCTTTAGAACCTCGAATATTTCTAAAGTCTTTAAATCCTCCCTTTGGGTCATCGTCTCCACTTAACTGCGTAGCTGACATTATGAAAGCGTCCAGCTCAACAGCTAAATTCTTAATTGCTGTTGTTAAGAGTCTTAAACATACGTCTTCTCTTAACTTTAAATCTCTATACTCATTGAGCATAGCAGGAGAAGAGAAGATATAATCGTAAAAGAAGTTCTCTACGTTATACTGTAAACTATATCTTCTAAACAGATTCTTGATAACTGAAGCACAAGGGTCTGGAATACGAGCAAATAGCATATAATCCTTATAACGTTCCATAATATCTATTGCCTTCATAATTCTATCCATATGCTCTTCTTTATAAGTACCATACAAGAACATATCTTCATTATATCCCGTAAGATACGCAAGAATCATTGTCTGAATTTCTGCAGGGTCTTGCTCTGTCATTACATACAAAACCTTCTCTGGCTCGCCAGTATAAACCCATTTCTGATACTTAGTATCATATCTGACTGGATAAGCTATTTGACAAGCATCACCAACCATAGAACGAGTTTTACCAACACCAGAACCTGCTGAACGAAGATATAACTTTCCTTTTCTGCCACCGCGACACACAGTATTGAATATCTCTCCCTGAAGATGGACGCCAATTTCAGGAGTCTCCTTCAAGTTCTTAATCAATTCTCTAATACCTGTGGCGGCATTACTTTCTTCAACAACGCTATTAATGACATATTTATTTTCCAAATCTGCGAGTTCCCCTCGAAGACTATTAAATATGTCAGTAGCGGTCATCTTCTCAAAACGCTCATTGATTTCCGCATATTTCTCATTCAATGGGTCTTCACAATAGAATGGAGAAATATCTCTGCCGTTCTTCTATAAATCTCTAAGAAGATTTATCTTTTTGAGTTTATTGTAATAAAGCTGAAAGTTTGCGGGGTCTGCTAAATCTTCACAGTCTTGAATAAAAGCTAAGCCATTATTCTTTTCGAGAAGATTCTTCGCAACCTCATTAGTCTGTAAATAAGTATCAACGTCTATCGTATGTATTCTTTCTGCGCCGCCCGCAAACAAATTATAGATTGCTGAAAATATCATCTTATCAAGTTGCTGACTAAAATCTGTCGGCTCAAGCTGATATTTATCGACATCACTTAAAAGCTCAGGGCGGCACATCAAACTGCCGAGAATTTGAATAATTGTTCTTCTGTCAACCTAAATCACTATATCACTCTCCTATCTCGTTCAAGTCAATTAACTTACGACGGGTCTTTTTGCCGATATAGTCACTCGGATTGTACTTGATTTCAATTCTGTCTTGTTCAAGTTGCTTCTGAATTGCCTGTCCAATTTCATCAGCTTTCTTTGCTTGCTTTTCATAATAACGTCGAGCATCATCATAAACAAACGGAATTATTCCAATACTTCCATTGGACTTTTCCTTTGAGTTTTTCTTTACTTCATAGAACCATTTCAAAGTTAGAAGCTGCCCTCTATAGGGCATCCCCTGCTTACGAAACTTCTGCATTTGTGTGATATTCCAATCACTTACTGGCTTTTCATCAGAGTGCTTACCAAACAATCTGAAAATGTAAAACCAGAGAGCATCTCTATCATCACATTCAATTTGTTTTAGCTGAAGATTTTCTTCTGAAAGATAATTCTTAACTGTCGTTGCTGATATTCCTAATTCTCTTGCCACCTGTGACATATTCTTACATTCGGAATATCTTTTATTGATTTGTTCAATTACCTCTGGAGTTATCTTTGTTTTCTTCTTAGGTTCTTTCTCTTGTGGCGCGGCTTCAAATATTGTTAAATATTTAGAGACACTGGACACGGAGATACCAAGCTCTTCAGCTACTTTGTTCTTTACTCCGTACTCTTTATAAAGAATAGGAATTTTCTATATAATTTCTTCAGGTATACGCTTAGCCATTTCTTCACCCTTTTCTTTTAATTCTATAAATATTATAACATTATTTGGTTAAAAAGTCAATAAAAAAGGACGACTTTCGTCGCCCTTTTCCTTAAATGCCGCCCGTAAATTCGTCGAGGTAAGAAGCAGCCTGCGCTGTCAAACTACGCTCTGTTAATTTTAACTGGACTGTCGCAAATATACGAGAGTAAATGGGAGACTTTCTTAAATTTAAAAGTAACTTTAAACCATTTCTGTTTCTAAAAACGGCGCTATCTGCTTGCTTTAAGTCGCCATCGAAAAAGATACGAGAACCTTCACCTACTCTTCCTATAAGTAATTTAATATGGTCTTCTGTTAAGTTTTGAGCCTCATTCACTATAATGATTGAGTCGCTGAAACTACGACCACGGATAGAACCCATATTGACAACCTCAAGCTGATTATGAGTAATCATATCTTGTACTTTGTCGATACCTACCAAGTCTACAAGCGGACCGATTTGTCCAGCTACCTTATCAAGTAGCTCGCCAGGCAAAGCACCGATGTCAATAGTATTCTCTGTATATGAGTTGTTAGGAACATAGACAATTTTCTTTATTCTTCCTCTCTCTACTTCTTGCAAAGCAAAGTTATTCATAATAAAGCTTTTACCCGTTCCGAATTTACCACCAGCGTAAACAATGGTAATGTTTCTGTCATTAAGAATATTGAACAAGCATTTCTGCTCTGGGTTACGAGGACCAATTCCCTTATCGGGCTTCTCGCACCATTCATTCTTAATTCTTAACTCGTAGTCTTCACATAAGTGATGTAAATATCCACCGCTACAGATGAAGCTATCATAGATAGCATAATCAGTTTCGCCGTGTTTATTTACAAATGGAGAGGTTACATCCTTAAAAAGGACGAACTGATTTTCATAAACTTTTCCAAGTTCATCTGGTATCTCTCCAGTTTCGAGTATTTGACCAACCATCGTGTCATGTTCTGGTGTTATAAGAACTTCTTTGACACCCGTATAGGCTTCTGTCTTACCATAAGCCTGAGTCTTTACGCCTTTTGTTATTGCTTTTACTTTTAGGTAAACATCATTAGTAACCAATATAGCATCTCTACGTTTCGTAATTTCAATTAACTTATCATCAACACTGTCATATCTTTCTTTTTCAAGAGTGCAATCCCATATTAACTTATCTAAGTTATGAGAAATTATAACGGCGGCGCGGCGAGCTTTGTAGGAAACATCAAAATTCTGATGTAACTTTAATCCGTCCAGCTCCTTAAGAACATCTGTAGCAATAACAAGTTCATCCGTTTCTTCCTCAATAATCTGAGGGAAGTCTAATAAAATATTAGTATCAATTACAAGCATTAGGCCCCTCCTTACAAAAATAGGGGAAAGAAATTAATCTTTCCCCGAATAATCAAAGTATAGCACGTACCTCAATCAAAACTTGATTGAGCCCATCAACCTCTTCAGGTAAGATTTCTGAAAACTTTTTAGGTTTTCCAAAGACAGACTCCAATATAGCTGAAGCCTCACCGACCTTGTTGTTTTGGACAACCTGGCCCCATAACATCTTTGCTTCTTCCATTAGTTCATCGAAATTTAAGGTTGTATATGGATTATGTTCATCCGTAGCTGCGCCGCCAGAATTAGCGCACTCATCGTCTATTGCCTTATATATAGCCTCAACTAATGCGTTGTAGTCGAGTGGAATACGAGGGGCAATATAACGATATCTTGATTTAACTAAGAATCTATCGCCGACCTCATCACGAAGAAACATAAAACGCTTACGAATAACTTTGTCGCCATCTTCGAGAGAAATTTCTCTTATGTATGCAATAATATCAACCATCTTGTTGATAATGTCAAATGCACGGTTCTGAAGAGCTGGAACAATCTGAGTGTATTTCTCACCCTTCTCATTCTTAAACTCCTTCTCTGCGGAGTGGCTTGTAAAGATTAAACCATAGCCGTTATAAGCTAAATCTCTGAATGGCTGTGCGAACTCCTTAGAAGCTTCTGCATAAAGTTTACCGAAGCCGACATCGCTAAGGTTATCAACACCTGCCTGTCCACATACGTATTTTGTACAAAGGTTCCAAGCTTCATCAACTGTATCAACAGCAATAGCGTGGAATTTATCCTTAAGTTCATCTTTTCTACATAAGTCCTTTACCATTTTCTTCCAGTCATCCCAAGTCTTTATAGGGGCAACATATACATTATTAAGTGCATTAGTACCCATTTCAAAACCTGCGATAAGAACTTTCTCGAACTGTGCCGCGAGGCTTGTTTTACCAACGCCTGGCAAGCCATAAAGCATTATGTATTTACCTCTTAAATTTTTTGAAATTACTTGAGGTTGTAGATTAAGTAAATCTATAGGCATTTAAATCACTCCTTTGATATAAAGTTAGATTTCGGATTAATTAAAATCCGAAATCAGTACTCTTATTCTTTGGAGCTGCCTTTGATGTAGAGTTCTTACTATTTTCAATTAATTCGTCTATCTTAGCTCTACGGTCTCCTAATGCCTTCTTAATGGAATCGCTGTCATATGAAAGCTCTTCCTCAAGACCAGAAGCAGAACCACCAGTTATGATAAGCTCCTTAGTAGAAATAGTACGAGTCTTGATGATAGACTCACCAAAGCCCTGCTTTTCCTCTATCTGCTCAATTTTCTTTGTTACATTAACACGACCAGTTACCTTAACTGTGTCTTCCTTATTCCAGCTGTCCTGAATGTGGCTCTTTGCACCTTCAGAAGCATAAAGGTCAAGAACGTTAATCTTGCCGCCGTAACCGATTACGCCGAACTTGATACGGATTCTGCCTGTAGGCTCATCATTCTTGTCGATTTCATCAGCATTTGTAGGGTCATTAAGTACGACACCTGAAAGCTGGAACTTAATACCATCTTCGTCGCCTTCTCTCTTGTCATTTAAGAAGTTAGAACTAATCTGGAAAGTAGAGCGCTCCTTACCTGTAGTGCTGTCAATCCAAATATTCTCTTCAAGCTGACCAGTTACAGTAACCTTAGAAGCTGGATGGTCTTCATCAGCAGCTGCCTCTGAGGTGAACTTCTCCTTATAGCCAAGGATTCTGTCGTAAACCTTATTAAGGTCTCCGTCCTTCTTCAATCTCATAGAGAACATCTTTACTGTGCCAAGGCACTCAACGGGAACTCCGTTAATCTCCTAATCGCACTTAATTACTGCTGTACCACGAATCCACTCTTTGCCGTCCTTAGACTGGCCTGTGGTTATGTCAAGTTCATTAAGAACGCCGCTCATATATACTGAATTATCACTCTGAGTTTTTTCGATATTTAACATTTACATTTCCTCCGTCTGGGATATTTTTTCTTAGTAAAATTTAGGGCGATAGTTATATCGCCCTTTTAAATTCGTCTGACTTCAATTATTCAGCATCTGGGTCGAAGTTAGCGCCAGCCTCAGTAAGAGCGAACTTCTTAACCTCAGTCTTCTTGCCGTTCTCATCCTCAACAGTCTCTGTAAATCTCTCTGCGTAGCCCTTCTTGCAAAGACCAGTAACAGAACCAGTTACAGAACCAGCCTTCTCGAATCCGAGAGCTTCCTATACCTACTTAGTTGTGAAAGCGACACCTGCGCCTGCTGCCTTGAGATACTCAAATACCTTTCTTGAACCTTCAGTCATCTTTGTTGCCATTGTAAATCACTCCTTTAAAAATTTAAAATTTAAAATGTATTAAATAAAATAGCAGGTGGGTTTTCCACATATTGCTATTTATTTACCTTAATAATTATAACACAATCGGAATTAAAAGTCAAATTTTCAACTTATTCCTTTTCCTCAAAGGTCTTATGCCTTTGTTTGATTTTCTATATATATTATATCAAACTTCTTTGGAAAAGTCAACATTTTGAGTTTCTCCTTCCATCAAAACGTCAATTGTCGTCTTGATTTGGGCAAGCGCTCTCTGACTTTCTTCCACTCTCTTTTGGATTACTATTCCTGCGAAAGTAAAAGCAAGTCCTATTCTTGCGATTTCAGTGAGGGACAAATTAAAGTCGTCAGACAATAACTTTCCTCTAACATTTTCATACGCACTTGCATCAGAGTTTAATTCCTTTACAAATCCTTCAATCTTCTCATCAGGTTCCAGTCCTTCTTTAAGAACACGGACCACCTTTTTCTCACCATCTACTTCCTATATCTGGTTATCGAAGAATCTGTCAGTCATATTGTATATAGAATCAAGGTAGAGGTTGAGTGCCTCAATGGCACTCTCCTTCTCCGCCTTTATCTTTTCGATTTTAGTTTCGATACTCATTCCTATCCCCTCACTAAATCTGAAGCTATGTCGCCTTCATCAATGTTTATAGCTTTTACGCCAGTAGCATTGCGAGTGAGCTCTCTTAACTCAGAAGTTGATATTTTTATGTTCTTTCGTTTTACTATAATTATTATATCACTTTCTTCATTTAAAGTCAAGAATTTGACTATTTTGTCTCCGTCTCTTGTGTCAGAAATCTTCTTACCCTTGATGGGGCGGCCACAAACTGGGAACTCGCTCATAGAAGCTTTCTTAATCAAGCCACGTTCAGAAAGTGTAATCATATACTTATCCTTTTCGTCGATTATTTTTGCGTCAATTACATAGTCATCGTCATTAAGCTTAATAGCCTTGACACCTGCTGTTGCTCTTCCTATTGCATTTATATCTTCTGTATTTATTTTAACAAAATTTCCGTTATTTGTCAAGATTCCGACTTGTTCGTTCTTCATAAAGAGAACATTTACAACTTCATCGCCGTCTTTAAGATTGATTGCCTTAAGAGCCTTACCTCTCTTAAAGTTGTACTCCTCGCCCGCAGTCTTCTTAATCATACCGTTCTTAGTTACAAAGACATAGTATTCGATACCGTTTCTACGATTTACTGAGGTAATAGTTGTAGGCTTTTCGTCAGGTTTGAAATCGAATAGCTGTGCTACATTAACCTTTGAATTTACAGGAAGGTCGTCAATAGACAACGCATATGCCTGTCCAAGGTTAGAGAATATCATTAATGAGCTAAAGTTGTCATCATTAATTGTCTTGACGATTGCTTCATTATCTGCCATCTTAATCTTAGAACCCTTGCCACCGCGGCGCGTTTTCATAAGAGTAGAGCTTTCTACGGTATAAATGTTGCCAAGATTAGTGTAGTATATAAGAAGTTCCTTCTTCTCGATAGGCTCTGCATCTTCCTTTTCATCATCACAATTGAGATTAAGTACAGTAGTTCTACGAGAGTCTCCCCACTTCTTATCAATTCTGTCGAGCTCTGCGATAAATGCTGCCTTAAAAGCGGCCTCATCATTAATAAGAGTATCGAGTCCTTCAGCTTCAATTCTTAATTTTTCAAGTTCCTTTTCAATCTTAATATGCTCTAATTTCATTAAGCTTCTTAACTTAAGGTCAATAATAGCCTTAGATTGTTCTTCATTAAGACCATATTTATCCTCAAAAGTCTTGATAAGTGAAGCTTCTGATTCAGCAGATTTGATTAACTGGACAACTTCATCAATGTGAGCAATCGCTATAAGATAACCCTCTTTGATATTGAGAGTTTTCTTAACCTTATTATAATCAAAGATATAAGAACGCTTTAAGCAGTCCATAGCATGGTCAAGGTATGCCAACATCATTTCTTTCAAACCATACTGTTTTGGCTTTGTACCATTTTCAAGCATAAGCTGACAAACAGTAAAAGTAGATTGAAGTGAAGTTTCCTTATAAAGCTGACGAACTAACTGCTTAACATTAGTTCCTTTATTTAAAGTAATTATAATTTTAGTACCATACTTACCACAAGACCTATCAGTACCGTCATAGAAGCTCTTGATACCAAGCAACTTACCTTCAGCTATTGCTTCTTCAATCTGCTTAGTAACTCTTCCAGTATAAACCTGATATGGTACTTGCTGAATTTCAAGTTCATTCTTTGTTTCATCATATTCAATGACTGCTCTGAGCTTTACTGCTCTGCCGCGGCCAGTACGTAATGATTCCTTTACAGCTTCACCATTTATAATTGTAGCTCCAGTAGGGAAGTCAGGTGCAATATAAATCTCATCATAGCTTGCGTCTCTATTATTAACCAATATCTTCAAAGAATTAATGGCTTCAGATAGATTGAAGCAAGGGATACTACTTGCACATCCAACACCAATACCAGTATTACCATTTACAAAGTTAGGGAATAAAGTTGGGAATACGGAAGGGTATTTATCTTCACCAGAATAGTTTAACTTCCAATGTTCTACCGCATCTTTTTTAATGAGCTTTGTAAACTCATTTGCAATTTCTGAGCTACGAAGTTCAAGATAACGGGGAGCTGCGTGGTCCTTACCGAGTCTCATAGAGCCGACATTTCCCTTTGTATCTTCAAGACAATATCTCATAGAGAATGGCTTTGCAAATCTTACGATATTATCCCAAATACCTGCATCACCGTGTGGATTCCAGTGTGATACAGGACCAACAACGTCAGGACCTTTCTTTCTATTTTTATCATAAGTGTTCTTTTGGAGATACTGTGACCAAAGAATATATCTACCGCCAGTCTTTAAACAGTCACGAGCATCAGGTAATGCTCTTGTCTGAATAACATAAGCACTGAAAGGAAGATAAGCTTCAGGTACAGCTTCTCGAATTTCTTTAGAAATTATCTTCATTTTCTCACTCCTTTTCTATATTATATCACATTTTATTTGAAAAATCAAATAAAGGAGAAGTTATCTTCTCCCTTATTCTCCATCAACCACAGAGAAATCAACGTGGCTGAAAATGTAATCTGTACGCTCTTCATTCTCTGTACCAAGAAGAACATTGAGAATGCGAGCAGCCTCCTCAGCATCTTCAATAGTAAATTGAATGAGTCTTGCGTTTTCGCCATAAGCTGCAAGTGCGAATACATCGGGGTCCATTTCACCAAGTCCTTTGTTACGAGTATAGACTGCACCAGGATGTTTTGCTACTATTTGTTCGAGCTCTTCATCATCGTATGCAAATACTAACTCTTTACCAATAGTTACTTCGTAAAGTGGGAACTGTGCCCAATATAACTTACCTGCCTGTATAACTTCTGGCATAAGTACATAGAATAATACAAGGAGCAAGCATACAATATCGAAACCGTCAGGGTCAGCATCCGCCGCAATAGCAACTTTACCATAACGGAGTTTCTTTAAATTTACCTTATCCAAGATTCCACAGCCAAGAGCCTTAGCTATATCTTGAACCTCTTGATTTTCAAGTACCTCATCAAGTGCATTTTTCAATGCGTTGATAATCTTACCACGAACTGGTATCGCGGCAACATATTCACTGTCACGAGAGTTTGTGAAAGAACCAAGCGCAGAATCTCCCTCACAGATGTAGATGATTGAATTTTCATCGTGATTTCTACAATCAAGAAGCTTATCAACCATTACTGATTTCTTCTTAGTTTCTTTCTCAATTTCCTTACCAGCGTTAAGAACCTTCTGACGTTCTCTTTCAGCGGCACGGTCTGCTTTATCAAGCTTAGTTAAAAGCTCTACAACCTTATTGAAGTCTTCTGGACGAGCCATCTGGAACTCCTTAAGGCAAGCAGATATAGCTGCTGATGTCGCAGTACCAGCTTCAGGGTTTTCAAGTGAGTCCTTCTGCTGGTTAGACCACTGACCTACCTTAACCTTAACTGAAACGAATCCGTCAAGAAGATTTCTTATCTGTTCACCTTCAAACTTAGACTTAGCTAATGAATTAAAAGTTCTTGTAAGAGAGGACTTAAACTGACTCATAAACTTACCGCCATTAGGAACGTAAAGTGAGTTAGCATAGCCTCTTAAATTACCCTTCTTTGTAACCCACTGTAAAGCAAATTCAACCTTACAATCGGGAGTCTCATAAAAATATGAAAATGGACGGAACATAACGTTGTCTTTACTAAGACCGTCAATAAGACCGTTCTTAGAATAGAATGTCTTTTCCTTGCCGTCAACGATGAAAATGAATGATAATCCCTTAGAGAATAGACTCATATTCTTCAACATCGCCTCAAAAGACTCTGTATCAATGAAAATATCTCCGTAAATCTTTGGGTCTGGTTTATAGGTAATTATTGTACCAGTATCATTTGCTTTACCAATAATCTGAACGTCTGAAGTAGGGTGTGCGCCCTCATCGTCTGACTCAAATCTCTGCTTGTAAATGTTTCCGTCTCTGTGGACTTCAACCTCAAGCCATTCCGCAGTATGACAAACAATTTTATTACCTTCACCATTGATACCAACTGCTGAAGAGTATGCTCCTTCGGTGTGCTTACCACCACTATGGGGAATAAGAAATGCCGCAGTTAAAGAGTTTATGCCGTCACTACGAACACCAACTGGAATACCTCTCGCATTATCCTCACATCTGATAATTCCTGTCTTAGAGTCAAGAGTTAACTTACAATAAGGATTTGCAGGCTGATATACTTCATATTCATCTTGTACATTAACTACCAGCTCTCTCAAACCAAGATTGATAGCCTTCTGCTTATCACCACAGAGGTACATACCAAGCTTTTCTCTGAAAGCGCGGCCGGCACTTAATGATTTAATATCTTCTACGCCGTAGCTCATTAAATTCCTCCTTTATTTTAATTTCTATATAATTATATCATATATCAACAAAAAAGTCAAGATATTAAATCTTGACCGCTTTGTTTATTTAATTACCTTGCTCCTGGAGGATAATGGAGAATTTGATGTGCATAATTATCTTCTTTTTCTTTCTCCATTAAAAATTGGATTTCGCTTTGTGCAGTAACCTCACAAGCAGCACTTTTACAACAAGGACATTTCATCCAACATTCAGGTTCTCTCTGGTCGCCATAATGATATTCACCTTTTTCAGCTTTTCCTGCCCAACCGCAAGTCCTACATTTGAAATATCTGTAATCTTTTAATATATTTTTATTCCCTTGAACTATTGTTACCATTTGCAGCCTCCTTTACATCTACAAAATTTTTGTCTATATCTTCAGCTATGGCTTTACCAAGTTCAGCCCAATATTCTTCTTCAAGTTTATCGTTGTCTCCAGCCATTTTACTAAATAAATAATGTAATGATAAACCTTTTGCAGTATCTGTATTATAATAATCAGGGCAGTTAGTGCATTGACCTGGATGGTCATTCTCTTTATCGCTCATACATCTATAGCAATCTCCACAGCCGGGCGCACCGCCATTCACTTCTGCAATTAAACAAGTTTTACATATACAGTGGTCACATTTAAAATCGCTCATCTTTATTCTCCTCACTCATCTTTATCTTGCCAGGGCTTTTTATTCTCTCCAGAGAAATCATCACGACAACTAAGTCCAAATCCAAAACCAATTATAAAAATAGCACATCCTACCCAAAACATTATTCTTCCTCCTTTACGTAAAGTCCACAGTGACAAGTATCACCGCACTTTACATTCTCACGGAAATCTTTGCAAGGACATACATAGTCCTAATCATTCTGTGTATTATATTTAAAGGTAGGTACACAAGGACAATAGAACTTACCATACAACTCTTTATTTTTCTTGAGGGCGGCACGAATTTCGCCAACAAGAACTATATCATCATTAACTTTCATTTTCATCCTGGTTCTCCCTCCGTATATCTAAAAAATGCTGTTCCAGCGCTTATGATAGTTCCATTCTCATATGGCGTCATAGTATGCGGGTCAATGAAACATATCTACGCATTTTTTTCATTATTAAAAGGTACTCTTATGTCTTTATTCTCTATTATTCTCTCCATACGACAAAGAGCACCAGGCTATCTTCCATCACTCGTCATCGGTAATATCCTCCAGCCTCATAGCATACTGATTATCACTTGCCAACTCAACTCCAAGCAACTCATCAAAGCGGCTTGGTTTGTTCGGAATAAATCTTCCGAATTTAATTATGATATTCATATCCTCATATACTCTCAATGTTTCCAGCTTATCTTTTATTTCATTCGGATAATAGCCAGTATAGATAACTATATCTGGAGCTTGTTTTATATCAAAAGAGCAATTATAAAGAGCATAAAGAATAGAAAGCAGCTCACACATATCCAATAAGCTATCAAATGGCTCTAAGCCGCCAAAGACAATTGCTTCAGAAATAGGATTATTGTAAAATCTTGTTGCTATTTCTACTGGGTTCATATCAATCTGCGGCGCATTAGCCAATGCAGAGTTCTGACAAACTTGTACTCCACATTCCTTATCGCATTTGAATGAGCATTTGGGCATACCTATAAACATAGAAGGCTTCTTATATTGACAAAAGTCTTCATCAATCAGATTTACTATTTTCATTACATATCTCCTTTAACTTCTCATAAAGAGCATTAATGATTTCTTCTTCCTCCATATGTTCACCTTCAAAGACAATTTTAACAGGTTTCTCTGGGTCAACAGGGAAAACATAAGCATAATTATCTACAACTTTAAGTATATCCGAAGGAGGTAAAGCGGGAGGGCATACTGGAAGTAATGCCCTCTCAATAAGTTCATTTAGCTTTTCTTGGGTTATAACTCCGCCATCATTAAGATTCTTTAATCCCACTTTAGCTTCTTTTTCTGTTAATATATATCCTGGTCTTGCTATATCAACAAGGTGATTTAATTCTTCCTCAGAAAATTTTTTATTTTCCATTACATTAAATCTCCAAAGTTTACGTTAACAGGCTCCCACTTTCTTAACTTGTATTCAGCCTTTCTTTCTCTTGTCCAAGTATTAATTGGAGTTAAGAAACCAACAACTCTTGTGTACTCAGTTGCAATAGGCTTACCACAGATAGGACAAGTTGTACCATAGAAAGCGTGGTTGTCTTCACAAGCCTGTATCTTTGTATTAAATGCGAAATATGTAACGCCCTGGTCTGCAATATATTCTGTCATCTTTCTTGCAGTCTCATAGTTCTTAAATGGAGCGTCGATATTTGCGTGAAGAATTGAGCCGCCGTTACAGAAGCCGTCGAACATAGCCTGAACACGAACTCTTTCCTGTAATGTTGACTTAATACCAAGAGGCATAAACTGATTACCATAAAGAGGTAAGTCATAAATGTCAGCATCGGGATAGAAGAACATATCCTTTCTCATCAGCTTGGCTGCGGCGTTCTCACCAGGGATTTGCTCTGTGTTTATCTTATAGTCATATCCATTCTCTTCAAGGAAATTGTCTGCAACTTCACGAATAGTATTGAAAATCTTCTCGCCGAAGTCTGCGGCTTCCTGAGTGTAATATGTATTACCAAGTTTATCCTGATATGTACAACCAAACTTCTTCATAGTTTCATAGATACCAATGAAGCCGATTGTATTGTAAAGGTGCTCGAAATCAATAAGTCCATAAGAGAAATTCGGAAGAAGCTTCTTTTCGACATCTCTCTTGATAATATGACGAACAACATGAAGAGAACGAACAATACAAAGTATTCTTGCTTTAAGCTCTTCAAGATATTCTTCCTTAGTATTTGTATCAAGTGCAAGTCTTGCTAAGTTAATTGTATTAACCTTAACAGAACCAACCTTCAATGCAGTACCACCGATAGAGTTGAAGTAACCAAGGTCACGAATATCGCTCTTAAGGCGGCAACAATTAGAAAGGCTTGATACGTTATCATCAATAAAGAGGTTACTATCAGACCATTGCATATTATGCTTGATAGCCCATTCTGCAAATTCTTCGTCAAGGAACTTACCATTCTTTCTTACCATAGACATGGTAGAAACAGGGAAAGTGAACATATTCTCGTGACGAACGTCTGCCATAACTTCCATATACATCTTTTGGAAATCCATAATTCCTTCAATGTGGTCAACCATCATATCACCATTTGGGAACTCTGAACCGCCGAAAAGCGCCATAAGATATTCTCTATCAAATACAGAAGTATTTGTAAATGCTGACTGCTGACCATCTCTTACGCAAGGCTGGTTAACAGCATAAATAAATCTCTGAATATTCTGTTTTGCATAGTCTTCAAACTGTTGCATACCAAGATAAGCACAGTTCCAATCCTGCTTCCAGAAGTAATACATATAAGGAATAAGGTTTGGTAAGCCAACGGCTCCTGAAGTTCTATTGCTTGCAAAGTTAATATATTCCTTTACGAAATCAACAAAAGTAGTCAAATGCTTAGGAGGCTTAGGATTGAAGGTATCTCCAAGGAAGAATAGTCCTTTTTCTGCCAAATCCTTTAAATCATAAGCAAAACAATAGGACTTGAATGTTGCTGTGTCTGCATCGTGCATATAGATTTCTCCCATCCAATCGCGGCGCAACCACTCATTAGCAGCCTTAAAACCATATTCCTTCTGCATTTCGTAATAAATCTTCTGGAATGACATAAGCTTTCTGTGAGGCTTAGGCATTTCAGAAAGGAGAGTTACCATATCTTTTCTTCTTACATTACTGTTTGAGTCAATTGAGCTGTCTGCAACAACGGGGACATCAACGAAATTATCAATGAAGTCACCGTAAGAAAGCTATTCATCCCCAAAACCATTTAAGTCTGCAAGTTGAGTGCCGAACTCATTCTGTAATTTATTCCACTATGTTGTGAAATTCTTTGAAACTTTAATATTTATCTGCATTAGCTTCTTTCACCTACCCATGTTATTGCCGCAGCAAAATCATAATATTCACCATTTACTTCCAAAATAGGAAGAAAATCTGTACCAATAGTATCGCATACATCTGCAATGACTTTCTCGTCAGTTACGACCTCATACTCAATGCCGGCGGCAGTTAATTTCTTTTCAAGAACATTACACTTTGGGCATCCTGTTGAATACAATGTAATACTTTCCATACTTGCACTCACTCCTTTTCTAATTTATTCTATAAATATTATACTCCAAAAATTTGTAAAAGTCAAATTATTCACTTGGAGTGTAATAACAAGTAAAATTGACAACAAGTTCATCTAATAAATTAGAAATGATTTTATCAAAATCAGGTTAAAGTATAAAAAAAGAGTGGCGCCGTGGCCACTCTTTTATTATTTGACGTCCCAACTCATCATTTCTTCATACAGCTCGTGTGCAAATGAATTGCCACCGATTGAACTATACGCTTCATATAAAGAACAAAGGTCATCTTTTGTTCTGAGGTCAAGGGTTTTTGCATCTTTGCGTTCATAATAAATTTGAGTAATTGAATGTCTTAATTCAGATTTATTTATATTACGAGTTTCTTCTCTGTAATCAGTAATCTTTTCATTCATATCCTCAAATTTCTAATTCATTTCCGTTTTCATATCTTCCACACATTTCTTGATGTCTTTCCCGAAGTCTGTGAAAGTTGCGATTGCCGTGTCGTTCTTTTCTTTTTCACGCTGTAGTTCGTCTTTTAATTCCAAGTCTGCCTAATCAGGCTCGTGCTTGGCTCGAATTACATCAACAATAACTTTTCCGACTGCGCCTACTAAACCACCTAATCCAGCAAAAATAGCTGCTATTAATACTTCGCTCATTTTCTCACCCCTTGTCGTTTTAAATCATCTATATGATATTTGCTTTTAACCTAATAAGAGGGGTCAGATAAAACCTTCTTTAGGGTTAAATCTTCTAAATCCCAATATGGAACTCGAATAAGAGGAATTTTATGCATTAAGCAATAACTATTTTTTCTTCTATCCCATTCTTGCTACTTCTTAAAACCAGCAAGATTTTTATGGAAATGTGGAGTATATTGAAAATGTTGTATTCCGTCATATTCTACCAGACAACATATTTTATTATTACGATATAAAGCAAAATCAAAACGAAGTAACGTTTGTCCTTTTCCGTGTAAATCCTCAAAAGACACTTCTCGCTCAAAATGTATCCCGCCGCGGCGGAACAAGTTAATTAACTTTTGTTCCCCTTTAGAAATCTGATTCACAAATGTCGCCTCTTCTTCTTGGTGGGCGAGGTAAATCTTTTTTACATCTTGGAGGAATAAATACAGGATAAGGCATAGGAGCAAATGCAACTTTTCCGTTTTCTGGGTGATAGCAAGGAACCTTATGTGGTTCAATGTGGAAAGTAGCTAAATGGTAATAAGTACCATCCTTACAAGGAATACCGTTAGGGAAGAAAGCAATCATACGCTTGATTCCTTCTTCTTCTGTCAAACCTTTCTCCCATTCATAGAAATCACATTCTAATTTTGCGGAGAAATAAGTTGTGTTGATGACCTCCAAATCTTTTGAATCCTCTTCGTGTGCTATCATTTCGAGACGCCAAGATTCAAGACCAACGGCAAGCTCTACCATAGAGTCATCGCTAAGAGTATACTTTAATCCGTAATAGATTTCCCTTCCTTCGCTGAAGTCAAATACTCCGTCGTCCTAATCATATACAGCATTGAATAAAACAAAGTAACCTTCAATATCATAAATGAACTGAACTATATCTTTGTTGCGGTACTTAGCTTCTTTGAAAGTACCAGTATTCTTTTCTGTTGTAATAGTCTCTGGGAAGTATTCGCCTGGGTTTTCAAAATTATAGCCCTTGTATCCAGGCACTCTGCCCCAAGAGCTATTGTAGTAACCCAATTCTCTATCGTCCTATGGGTCACCAAGTATTCTCTGCATAAGTAATGCAGTTTTTAAGTAATCTTCTCTAAGATTACAAACAGGGAATTTCTTACAAGTATAACAACGAGGATGAATCTGTGTATGACGTGGAGGCTCCTTAATTTCTATCGGAGTTAGAAAATACTCTTTCATAACCACTCACCTCTTAAAAAAAATAGAGAGACATAAAGTCTCTCCTCTAAAGATTAAGTGATTTCGTACTCAACTTCTTATAGATTTTTAAGAGTCTATTTGGTCGAAGGTGCAATCCTTAGCATTTTTATCGGGGCGCGGCGCAACGAACTTTCCGTGACGAAGTGAATAATTGCCGTCGATTTTCTCAACTTCCATACAGGTTATTTCAAAAACGTTACCGATATACTTATCAGGAGTCTTGATAATACCTTCCTTCATTTCATCTGTAATACCGCTTATCCAGCCAATATGGAATGGCTTACCGTCCTTCATAACAGAAATTGATACGGCAGAAGCCCAACCATAGTAATATGGCTTTGTAACAGGAACCCAAGGAAGTCCGTCATTGTAATCCTTGTAACGGTTAATATTAGACTTTTCCATAGTCTTTTCGTTCTCCCAATAGGGCCAAGTCATTATTTCTTTACCATTATAAAGACGAGTTGGTTGCTTGTAATTTCCGTCAAGGAAAGCATCAATAGTCTGCTCAATTTCCATTTTAACCTTTAATGTCTTACGAGCAGTACGCTTACCTGGTGCCGCCTTAGCAGTTTTCTGAGTAATTACTACTCCCTCGCCGCCTTCATTGAGAATCTTACCGAGGTTATCCCAGAGCTCCTGTCCTTCATAGTAGCAAGCATCTTCTACATAATCTTCGCCCTTAAAAAGGTCAAGTATTTCATAATCAAGATACTGCTCAATTCTTGTCTGGAATGGAGTATCAAGAAGAGACTTACCATTATATGCCCATATATCAAAAACGTAGTAATGAAGCTTTTCGCCCTTCTCCTGACGTTCAAGAGCTTTATCCTTTAAACAACCAAGAATTGTAGTAACCTTACGAGAACCGCGCTGTGTAGGGAAATAAAGTTCTCCAAGAAGAACTGTTCCGTTAGGAAGGCTGTTGAAGAAATCCTGACACTGAGGAACCCATTCTATCTTATTAAGATAGCCGCCATTTACGCTCTCGCTTCTTCCCTGAAGTCTCATATTGCCGTCCATATCCTTAATGAAACGAGCATAATGTCCGTCCTTTTTCTCTGCACCAATATAATTACCAGACATAATCATATTCTTGGTGTCCGCCTGCTTATCACCCTTGTATGTCTTGGGGAAAGACCAATACTTCTCCGCCTCAAGATTTTCAAAGTCGATACCATCAATAATCATACTCATCTAATAATCCTCCTGTATATCCTTTTTCTTTAAAATGTTTACAAACGTCATCTTTCTTAAAACAAGGAATATAGTTTGTTATCATTCCTTCTTTACCTGTTTCATCTGGTCTATAACTTAAATTTACCCAGCCAGTACATATACTGTCTTTTTCATAGAAGTCAAATAACTGGTCGCCTTCATAAGCAAATCTCGCAGGATGCGCATAAGAAAGTTTTACAAGTAAGCAGCAACCTACATATTCTTTATTTTCTGCTCTTCTTGCATATTCACAATTAATACAGCTCATTAAGCTTTACTCCTTTCTCATTTATATTATAATTATAGCACAAATAAAAAGAAAAGTCAAGATTTTACTCTTGACTTAATCTTCATATTTAATTATTGGATAACGATATTTTGCTTTTATATGTCTCCACCAAGAATAACTACCATTCTTTTCTTTGAGAACGATACCATCAAATACACTTGATGATATTTTTTTGAAGTCAGGACCGTATGCTTGAACAATAAATAATTTATTAGTAGATATTAAATCAATATGTTTTACGCCCTCTTTTTCAGCAGGGAAGTAATTAACAAAGATTGTAGCTTCATATCTTTTTGAACCTTCTGGGTCGCTTGACTCTGGTAATAAATCGGGATGAAACATATTACCCATTGGCTATCTCCTCCTTCGCGGCGACAGCTAATTTATCTGCTTCATTATTCCAGTAAACGTCATCGTGTCCTTTTACCTTAATAAAATTAACAGAATTAAATGAGCCTTCACCTGCAACTTGATTCATCTTGTCCCATATCTGCTGAATAAGAATAAGATTTTCGATTGGCTTTTTATCTGCTTTCTTCCAACCTCTTGCTATCCAACCCTTTATCCATTGAGTAAAGATATTTATGCAATAAGCGCTGTCAGAATAGATATTAACTGTGCATGGACCTTTCTCAAAACGAGTCTCATATTCCGCAAGATTGAGGGCGTTCCATATAGCCATTAACTCCATACGATTGTTTGTGGTTTCCTTCTCGCCGCCAGAGAGACGATTATATTCTTTCATATCCTCATCAAGACAAATAACGCCCCAGCCGCCAGCTTCACGGACATATTCATTGTTGACCTTTCTCATTGTTGCGGCGCCATCAGTGTAATAATTTAATATCATATTATTCTCCTTTCGTCATTTTGACGAACTCTTCTGCCGAAGCACGAAGTTCATCGAGCGTTCCATTATTCTCAATAACGATGTCATAATTATAATTAAAAACGTCATCATCAGCATGATTTCCATAGTCTTTCTGACCTCCTCTTTTTACAAGGACTGTAAGGCAACTAAATGCTTCCTTTAATCTGTCAATATCATCAGGCTCCCTTGCGTCGATAAAGACAATTTCACAACCTTCTTTAATTGCCATATGAGCCATAGCACAAGTGGTAAGGAATGGGCTGTCATCCCAAGCTGTAAGAGCATCTTTTAAATTACTAAGAAAACGTCTGTCCTTATCTTCTTTGGCTCCATTCCAACCAAGCTTGGCGGCACATTGCTTTGTATAATCAATCATTGAGACGGCGGCGACATCGCCTTCACAAGCCTAAGCTACAAAATTCTCAAAAGTAGTTTTACCTGAGCCGCCCTATCCATTTACTATAAAAATTTTTATATCAAACATTTTCTTCCTCCTTTATGCTATTTTCATTTAATATAGTTATATGACTGCCGAAAAATTCTTGATATTCTTCAATAGTAATTCCTTTATCAATGTCATTTAAATAGCCGTAAGCATTTGAATGACTCTTAATAAAGATAGAATATTGTCTGAGCTGGTCAATTATTTTATCGTGTATTTCATCACTTACATTGTCAGGGAACTTGTAGAGCACAATCGAATCTGTTTTCTCAACTTCCCTCAATAATATTGTATTCTTTTCGAGAGAAGGAGTCAAGAAAAGGACTATTATGTCTCTCTCATAAGGTTCAATAATATTGTCATTAAAGTGGAAGCTCATATTTTCCCAAGCGTGATTTTCCATTGAATAGCTACATTCACACCAATGCTGAAGATTATTTATAATAGTATCATTTTCAATTATATCATTCTTAATATATCCAAGATGATAAAATAATCTAATTGCCTTCAATTGATACGGAGTAAATTCTTTCATTGGATACCAAGTAACATTAGGGAAATCTCTGAAGATGTCCTTAGAGTCAGTTACTTTATATAGAGGATTAAAGGGAGAAATATAGATAGCTTTTTCTTGCTTCATTAATTTCTTCAATCGGTAATTGCCGATTCTCTTTACTCCCCTCACAATATCTTTGGTCTTGCGGCGCTTGCCATATATGACCAAATTAATAGGTGTAGACATAGCAGATATAGCTTTTAACATTCTGTAACACATAGCACTTATGATATCGTCGTGATATTCTAAAACAAATGTATGAGTTTCTGCATATTTGCCATATCGGTTAAGGAACTCGCTTATTTTTTGTTCTATTCTCATATTTGTTTCGGCTTCATTTCCATAGCCGATAGGATAGAACAAGTTAAGATTATGATGTTCAAGTTTTGCTTCGAGCAAAGCTTTTGTGATTACATTCATTTTCTTCACCTCATTTTTTATTTTCATCTAAGTATAACATAATTGAGGTAAAAAGTCAACAATTTAATTGCTATTGTAATCGAAATGTTGACTATTGTTGTACAGAATGTTATTATATTAAAGGAGGAATTGAGAATGAAACTTCAATATAAATTAAATAGAGATATTGTAGCAAGAACAGCTACTATGTTAAACTGGGATTTAAGTCAACTTCATTCATCAATACATATTCAGTCTGGTGAAAGAGTTATTAACGGTAAATCTCTCATTGGCATATTAAGTGCTTAGTATAAAATGGGAGATGTAATAACTGTTGTATTTGATGATGAGAATGATTTAGATAAAATAAAAGAAATTTTTAACGAATTAGGAGGGGAAATCTAATGGCACAGTATGCTTGTGTTGAAATTACTGCTTAGGCAGACGAGAATATTGTTCCTTTACTTTTTAAGGAATTGACTGGAACTGTTCCTCCAGGTCAATAGTGCAAAATTCAGTTTATTGCCTTCGAAGAGTCAGCCGGAGAAGAGTTGACAATTAACGGCGTTCCAAATATTGTTCCATCTACTGGACAATTCATTACCCCTTATGATGGAGCAAACCATATGATGATACATTCAGTCACTTTTAAAACAGGATGTACTAAAAAAATATGGTTCATATATTAATGGGAGGTGAGATAAATGAGTTTTAATCCTTTCGTTAATGGTGGCGGTGGCGGCCAAGGTCCAGCTGGTAAAGACGGAAAAGGTATTGAATCTATAGTTTGGCTTTCAAGTACAGGCGGCGATTAGCCAGGTATTGAAGGTGCAACTGATACATACCAAATAAACTATACAACCGGTTCTCCCTCAACTTATGAAGTAACCAATGGTTCTAAAGGTTCTACTGGTCAGACTGGTGCAACGGGTGCAACTGGTAATGGTATTTCTTCTATTACTGGTCCTGTTTCAGAGGGTAATGTTGATACATACACCATTAACTATACAAATGGTGGACACGCTACTTTCACTGTTACAAATGGTACCAATGGTACAAACGGAACAAATGGTACTAATGGAACAAATGGCGTAGGTATCGCTTCAATCGAAAAGACAAGTACATCAGGTAATGTAGATACCTATACAATTACATTTACCGATACAAACACAACAACATTTACTGTAACAAACGGTACTAATGGTACTAATGGTATTAATGGTACAAACGGTACTGATGGTGTTTCAATTACTGGAGCAACAGTTAATGCTTCTGGACACCTTATCATCACTCTTAGCAATAACCAATCACTTGATGCAGGTGTTGTAAAGGGCGCAGATGGTACATCAGTTATCATTAAGGGAGAGCTTTCAAGTTCAAGTAATCTTCCTTCAAGCGGTCAGCAGATGGGTGATTGTTATGTAATTAACGGACATCTTTGGGTTTACACCAACAGTTCTGACCCCGCGGCAGTAAATGGATTTATTGATGCAGGTAACTTACAAGGTCCTGCCGGTAATGGTATTTCATCAATTACAAAGAGCAGTACTTCTGGTCTTGTTGATACATATACAATTACATATACAAATGGTAACTCAGATACATTCACAGTTACTAATGGTGCTGATGGTACTAATGGTACTGACGGTACTAATGGACAAGATGGTACAGATGGTCAGGATGGAGAAGACGGTGCTTCTGCATATGAAATTTGGCTTGATGCAGGTAATGAAGGTTCAGAAGCAGATTTCTTAGCTTCACTTATTGGTGCAACTGGTGCAACAGGTCCTGCTGGTAGAGGTATTGCTTCTATTTCAAAAACAGCTACAGTTGATAATGTTGATACATATACTATCACATACACATCAGGCTCAAGTTCAACATTTACAGTTACAAACGGTATAAATGGTACTAATGGTGCAACTGGTGCAACAGGTCCTGCCGGTAGAGGTATTACTTCTGTTACAAAGACTGATACAACTGGCCTTGTAAATACATACACTATTACTTATAGTAATAACACGACATCAACATTCACAGTAACTAATGGTGCTGACGGTCAGACTGGTCCTGCAGGTACAGACGGTGATGACGGTGCTCCTGGTGCTGATGGTATTAGTATTACTGGTACAACAATTAACGCCAATAAACATTTAATTGTTTTATTTAGTGAGGGCGCAGATGTTGATGCGGGTGATGTAACAATCAGAAGTGAGCAGTATAGCTTCGTACTTTCAGCAGCTAACTGGGTACAGCAGCAGGACGGTTCATATAATTATACATATAGCAATGCGGCAATCAATACAACAAACTTTATTGATGTTGGTCCGGCGGCAGGAATTACTGAGAACCAGCTTAATGGTTTGCTTGGTGCTAAAATGATTATTCAGGCAATCAATAATGGTTCAATCGTATTTAAGGCATATGGTGAACAGCCTTCAGTTGATATTCCTATGTTACTTGTAGTTGAAGGTTCATATACTTCTGTAACTCCTGTAATTACAGTTGATGATACTTTAAGTTTAGCTTCTGAAAATCCTGTTCAGAATAAGGTTATTACAGCAGCTCTTAATAATAAAGCAAGTGCAGCAGATGTTGCGGCGCTACAGAGTAAATGTGATAATGCAGATATTTCTTCTAACTTGATTACATTAGGTACTGTTACTGAAGCAACTGGATATACTGTTTATAAACGTTAGGATGGAAGCGTCTACGTTGTAACAAATGGTCAATAGTATGGTTCTTCTGGTAGCGCATCAATTGAAATTAAAGAAGCTTTACCAGCAGGAACTTACAAATTATCAGGATGTACTGGTGGTTCAAGTACCACATATGCTTTAAATCTTTATAACCGAGACAGCGGCACAAAGATTTGTGATAACTATAATGGTGAAACAACATTTACCCTTACTGGACCGACTAATTTAAATTTAGTATTTTCAGTTACTCATGATGCTGGTGCGATAGATAGAGTTTATCGACCAATGATTACCGATGCAAGTGTTGTTGGCGCAACTTTTGCAAGAGCAGGTAATGATGGAAAAGTTATTACTATTTGTGGTCATGACAAAGTAGATGTTGTTGTAGATACTACTAAAAATTATATGTTAATTCGTTATACTGTAATTAGTCGTAATAGCCCTGGTCTTGTTATTAAAACAGGTTATTTCTGGTTATAGATTAGTAATGGTACTACAAATAAAACTTCAATTACAGATACTACATCTGGTCCAGAAGGTGCTCCAAACTTTACTCTTCATTACGATAATGAATGGAATAGTTGCGTAAGAGTAGAAGATGTAATTACAGGTAATAGAGATATAATGCTTGAAATTACATATTATTAAGGAGTGATTTAAATGAGTGGAATTTTACATATGCCGCAGGGCGGTGCTCAGATTAAAGTCATTTCTCAAATCCCTGAGACACTTATGTCAGGAGATTTAACCGTATAGGAAATGCTTGATACTTTGGGTCAATATACTTATGTTATTGACCCAAACAATGACTTTCATGTTATTCAGTATTATTGGGATAATGTCTACGTTGATTCTTACGAGTGGATAATTTTAGACACTACTAATAATGGTAAGATGTGCCTTATCAATGGTGCGACTGGTTTCCATTCTGGTCTTAATTTCCAGCCACAAGCAAGAGATAACAATTAGAACTTTTTAACTCCTGTAAAAGCAATGTTCATTAATCGTGTTCTTGACTTTGCTTCAGACCGTGTTATTTCAACCTGTGCTCTTTCAGAAGGAGACTGGACAAGTACAGAAGTTAAAGTTCATCTTATCCCATATGATTAGAATAAAACAACCGCTTAGTATATTTCAATGCTCCTCGACCATATGAATGGTGCAGAGAATGGAGTATACACAATGTCTTTTGTTCATAATGGAACAGCAAGTCAAAATGATATTGAGGGTATAATGCTCGGAGAACTTCCAAACTCTGGTAAGTATCTCGTTGGTATTGAAACATCTTCAAGCCAAAATAATGCAACACCTTCAATTTATAAGCTACAGTTCAGAACTTATTAAAAACTATATAATTGCTCTGGCTCAGGCGGCGCCCCTTCAACCGCTTTGCAATTAATAGTTATATATACAGAGAGGTCACAGGGATTTATTATAAGTCCTTGTGACTTTTTCTACTTATAAGAGGAAATAATAGGATTATTCCTATAAAGGAGGTTGATATAATGCCACTTACACCGGATAAAACCTTTACTTGGAATGGGTTAAAGGTCTATGAATATCTTTTAACAAACCATAATCCTTATGGTATTGATATGCCGGGTTATAATCTTCCTGCTGTTCCGTTGGGCGTTACTGTTCATAATACTGAGGCTATTTCAGTAGCTTCAAATACTACTCCTGCAGAGTAGTATACTCGTGCAACAGTTAACGGCAATATGAATGACGTAAGAGTTCATTTCTACGTTGATGATTATTGTGCTTGGTAGGGCCTCCCTCTTACTTTAAGTGGTTGGCACGCAGCTGACGGCGGCGGTAATGGTAATAGAAAAACTATTGCTATAGAAGTAATCGGAAATTCTGCAAAGGCAGAAGCTAACTGTGCGAAGTTAGTAGCTTATTTACTTAACAAATATAATCTCAATGTTGAAGATAATCTTTTCACTCATACTCATTGGCTTAATGTTCGTGATGGTGTTACTGGAAGCAACGATTATCTTAATACTCGCAAGCACCCATACAAGTGGTGTCCAATTTATATCCTCCCTCACTGGGCAACTTTTAAAGCTAATTGTATAGCAGAGTTGAATAAGTTGAAGGGCGGCACAACTCCATCAACATCTGAAATGTACCGTATTCGTAAGAGTTGGGCAGATACTAAGTCTTAGATTGGAGCTTATACTTCTCTTGATAATGCTAAAAAAGCTTGGAAGGAAGGTTATACTATTTATAATAGTAAAGGTGAAGCTGTATATCCAACAGCTACTCCAGCTCCTACTCCAACAACTCCGGCTAAACCAGCAACTCCTGCTGCACCAGCTAAGAAGTAGATTGATGTAATTTATAAAGTCCGTACAAATTCTTGGCTTGGAGAAATAAAGAATTGTAATGATTCAAATGATATGGGATATGCTGGTATTAATTATGCTCCAATAAGATGTTTAATGGCGAAAGCTTCAGAAGGAGTTCTCCATTATCGTGTTCACATTATTGGTGGCGGCTGGCTTGGTTGGATAACTAAGTATAATGCTAATGACTGGTATAATGGTTATGCAGGACTTCCTGCTTATATGATTGACGGAGTTCAGGCATATCTCACTGGCGTCAATGGATATGAAGTTCAGTATAGAGTATCTACTGTTGGCGGTCCTTATTTACCTTGGGTAATTGGAACTTAGGATTATGCAGGTATCTATGGTAGAAAGATTGATAAACTTCAAATGAAAATTGTTAAGAAATAATAAAGGGGAGAGTTAAACCTCCCCTTAATTTAAAGGAGGGATAACAATGGAGAGTATTTTTGCAGCTTTAGGTTTAGGAACTTTAGGCTCAATAAGTGCTATGGCATTTTTGACTATGATTATAGTTGAAGTTATGAAAAATGTAGTACCTAAGAAATTCCCTACTTAGATATTAACATTAATTATTGCTCTAATCATTGCTGTTATAATTCCATTCCTTGCACCTGGCGTTGTTATTAGTTTTGCTACTATCGCGGCAAGTGTTCTTAATGGTTTTATTATTGCGTTCATTAGTATGAATGGCTTTGATTCCCTAAAGAAGATTTGGGAAAGGGTGATAGGAAAGAAGGAGGAGGAAGAAGATGAGTAAAGATATTATATTAGAGCCTACCCTTCTTGAAAAAGATGCGAATGGTATGATAGATTGGGATAGTATAATTGATTAGCTTACTACTAATTTATACATAGACGAAACTAAAAATGGTGATAATACTATAGGTGGTAGTAGAGCTCTTTTCGATGATTAGTATAGAAGAACTCTTTTGTAGGCTGATGCAACAGGAACACTACCAGACTATTTGAATCCAAGACCTTTAATTAATAAACTTGGACTTGAGTATAGAGAAGCACGCCACGATGAGATTCCGATGCATATCAAGAATATGGACTTTACTAATAAAATTCTTGAAGAAGGTGGCGACATTCCTGAAGATGAATACCTTGTTGGTAATCTTACTCTCGAACAGCTTTATGATTTACTTGATTTCGGTAATGATGGCGTTCTTGGTATAGATGATGCAAGAATTAGTCTCGCTATGTATGCTGTTTATTCAACAGGTTCTGCTACTTAGCCAGTTGGATTTTTCAATAGAGTTTTTGAATATGGAGATATACAGGAAATTACAGAATTAGACCCTGTTAAGTGGAACAATTCAATAGCTACTGTAGTTGACCGCATATGGGATGAAAATGAAGGAAGACATGATGTCTTATTAGATTATGTAGATGGTTCAATAAATTATCACTCTTAGTCCATTCCTATTGTTAAGAGAACAAATGGAACATTATACTTAGGTTGTTTTGATACATCATATTATCCAGAAAGTGGTACTCCATAGCCTGAAAGAGAAGAATATACTTGTTATTTTAATGCTTAGGGAAAGACTCTTACTGAATGTGCTACTGACTTTGTAAATAAAGCGGATACCGTCCATTATGATGGTGGAATTTTAATAGACGCAAGACTATCTACAAAAATTTTGGTTATTGTAGATTAGATTAATAAAAGAAATGAAACTCAAAAAGCATATGTAACTAAAGAAGATTTTATTGCATATGTTAAAGAGACAGGTATTTTCCCTTCAAATAGACTATCTAAACTCAGTAGTTATTTGAATTTACTTATGCCTCGCTACTCTCGTAGAGTGGAAGTAGAAGATTTAGATAAGAATTTTTGGGTTCTTGGATAGGTTTGCGACGCTTTAGTTGAGGCTGTTTGGAGAGATGATGGTATTGTAGATGCTATCAATACTATTATTAAACAACTTAATAAAATTACCAGTGAAGTAAATTTGATTAATTTGTTACTTGGTCTTGATGGACAGACTTAGGTAAAACTTGTTGGAGATAAATTTGCTTCAATGTGCCAGGGATATACTTTAACAAATCTTTATGTTAATATTTAGAAAGGTAGTGGAGCAAGACAAATTAAAGTACCAATTTATAATAATTTAAGTAATTATAGTAGAGAATTGGACTATACTGATTGGGAGTCATTTTGTTCTTCTTGGAATAAAACTGGCGCATATCCAAATGGCGGCCAAAATAATAGTACAACATCTTTAAATTTATGGGATTTATATCAATCAACAGTTGCTTTTGATGTTGCTGATAACCCAACTTCAAAATCACAGATATAGGGAAAGAAAATGGTACATCCATTTTTCTATAATATTTCTGTAGATGCTTCAAGTGCAAATACTGGTTCTACAAGAGATGGATGGTATTTGAAAACATTAGATAATATGGTAGCAAATGGAGCAGATTTTGAATTTATTAAAGATTTAAATATAATTATGTATAATCCAACTTATTATGCTTATTATAGAGAAGCTGGTTCTAATGAATTTAGTTTGGCAGAAATAATTATCTCTAACAAAAGTAGCGGTAGAGCTACTTATAAGTATGATGCGACTAAGGTTCTTGCTATGCCTAATAATTCTGTTGCAGAATTAGAATTAATAATGATTAATTTTGACCCATCTAAAGTTAATACAGATAAGGCATATGTTAAAGGTATTGATGGTTCATTGCCTGGCGGTGTTAGTGATTATACTAATTATTAGCCATTAAATTTGCATCTTGAATGTTGCTCAAGAGCGACATATCGTTATTCTCCAAGCTTTGTTCTTAAGGATACTGTTTATGGAAGAAAAACTGGAATAGGTATTCAATATTTATAGCCAAGTTTAACAGATAAATCAGGAGAAAAATATAGAGATTTAATTTAGCTTTCAAATATGCTTAAACCAACAGAGTCTTTAACAGCACCTTGTACAGGAGAGCTGAAAGAAGTTAGTGAAAGTGCAAGCACAACAATTGTCCGTTCAGGTCTTGGCTGCTATTCTTATCTTACAATAGCTGGAGAAACTGGTAGTAGTGGCTCAATGACATATGTTACTTCTGGTGGCGCACGTCCAAATGGATTGATTCAAGGCAGAATTTCACAAGGAATCAATAATACTGGAATGTGCTGGTCTTCAGCTGCTAACCAAGACCCAAGTGTAGGATATGAAAGTCAATTCCGTTATCTTATAGATACTGTAAATAGTGGATATGGAGGATTAAAAGGAACAAGAAGATTAACTTTAAGTTCAGGGGTAAAGGATGGAACTATTCCTCTTAACGCAGTAGCAGCCCAAACTTATACTTGGGATGGACAATCTTATACTGTAACTGGTGGTTGGTATACTCAAGGATTATTCACTAATTTTATTAATATAAATGGCGATGCATCAAGTGGAAGAGTTGCTACTTCTTATATGACAGACTTAATAGATGTAAATAATGAAGTAAGAGGTATGGCTAAAATTAATGCTTTTATTGAGTCAATTGGATTAATTTATGGTAATGCATTTGCATTAGCTTAGTATCCAAATAGAGTAAATCCGGCTTTAGAACCTTGTGTAATGACTGATATTGCCGATTATGGAGACGCATTTGTTTCTAATGTACGTCATGCTCGTTAGGTATTTATTATACCAATTTGTTATGACTATGAAGCTCAAAATGATAGCTATGAAAAAGATGTTTATGCTGATTTAAGTCATACTGCTTTTATATTATTCAACTGGGGAGAAATAGCCAAAGACGTTGCAACAAGTTCAACAGAAGCAAGATATTTAGCTCATAATATAGATAATTGCTGGGTAAGTAATGGAGAGTGGATATTTAATCGTCCTCCTATTGGTTATATTATCATTGGTGCGGCGGCAGATATGCCTACTGGAAAAGGCAACGTAGACCATAATGGACATAATTGGGACAATCCAAATGGAGATTGTGACTTCCATTATCCAATGTTCTATGGAAAGAAAATTGCTAATTCTCCATATACATTCTTATGGCCAAATGAGAGCTCTGGACGTCAATCTTCAGCTTGGAAAGCAACAAATATACCAACAGAAGCTCTTACAATTACAAGAATAGATAAGCATATAAGCTAATATTAAAAAGAGAGAAGTCAACACTTGACTTCTCTCTATTTTTATGCTATAATATCAATAAGTAAAGGATTAGACGTTTCGACTCAAATCTCTACTTTATTATGTAGAAAACAAATTGTACGGAGGTGCAAAGGAAATGGCAAATGAACAGCGTAAAATGCATGAGTAGGACATAACCTGGGATGATTATGTTGCTCTCGCTGAACAGCCAGACTTTATGAATTAGTACAAAGACCAAATATTCTTTGTTACAGATATAGAGTTTTCTGATGCTGTTGAATATTTACTTAACAAAGTAAATGAATTAATGACTAAGTATGATAAACTTGTCGCAGCTTATTAGGAAGACCACCCCGAATTCGACCCTGATGCAGAAGAGGAGGTTGATACTTAATGGGAGTTATATTTAGAAATGGTAGACCTTTTGGGGCGGCGAAAGAAGATGTTACTATTGTAACTAATTTTGAGGATTTAACTAATCTGCCAAATAAAGAAACAAATCATTTATATGTTACTACTTCTGATAATACTGAGTATTATTGGGATGTTGAGAACAGAGAGTTTGTTCCTTTGTCTGCAACTTTTAATATCGCGGCAGATGAGAATGAAATAGTAATAGGTGACGGAGAAGGTGGAGTAAAGCCTCATAGCTTTTGGTTTGCAGAGACAATAGGAAGTCCTGGCGCTGTTTCATCCATTGCAAAATTGAAAACTTCTATGACAGCAATAGAAATAGGAAGTACAACTGATGTTTCAGAATTATATTGGGGCGAAAATAAAAATAATGCCAAGTTCTTTATGTATGGTTCTCCATTACTATAGATGATGAAAAGAGAAGGAAGTTCTCCTGTCATCTCAATGCTTGGAGCCGGTATTTTTGAAATGTATGCCTATTAGGACCATAATAATTAGAAGACCTATACTCGCGCTTTACCAAGGCATAGCTCTGGTGACAAATGTCTGTCTGAAGTTGCTTATTATGCCTATCAAGGTTACTCTCCTTATGGTAGTAACTATACTCGTTTAAGTGATGCAGAAATTTTTCCATATTTCCATATGTCAAATTCAAGTACGGTTATAATGGAAGGCGCTTCTATTATTAAAATGGCAGACAGTGCGGGTCTTGAAATGGCTGGTAATGCAGATGTTGTTATCCGTGGTGGAGCATTAACTGACCTTAATGGTAAACAGATTAATTCTGGTCAAATAAGAACTGGTTTATATATGGAACCGGGCGCAATGATTAGAATGACAAGGTCAACAGGTACCTATGGCGGCGAATATGGACCAATGATTGCTCTTGAAAGTAGTAGCAGTGGAGACGGTCCTGGTAAACTTTTAATAACTGCATAGCATGGTATTCATAATGGAATTTATGATTATAATTCAAGTGACCATGATTTTGGTGCCACTTTAAGTAGTCGTATAATTAGTTTTTCCTATAGATTATATAATCATCGTAATTTTATTTATAATTCCAGTGTTAGCCCAGGTAGTCTTCCTTCTACTTTAATGCCAAAACTTTTTTAGCCTACATTAAATATCATGGGTAAAACTCATTTATCAATTGGTGATAGCGGATATTTAGCTGCAAAAATAGCTCCAAGTGGCGGTGCTTATACATCCATTGACTGGAGTGGATATGGTTATGAAGATATTAAGATTGGTACAGATAGCGGCGCAATAGTAATGTTTAATATGTGTCACGGCAAAAATGCTGTCGCAGCTTACAACATTGAACCAGCCGGCAGTAGTAATACAGTTTTTAACTATTGTCCAAATGGTGTTTCAAGTATTAATTACTCACCAAAGGGTAGCTGTGCTATATCTTTTACTCCAAATGTAGCGACTGAAATAACTTGCCAATGGAGTGCATTAGATGCTTTAATTGAAGGAGATAATGCTTATATTCAAACATCAGGAAGTTTCCATAGCGAATTACATGGTGGCTCATTTATAATGAGAACCACAACTCCTGCAAATGAAAATATCATTTATGGTGGCCACCCAAGCAATTCACATTTAGGAAGAGATTGGACTGTATTTGTATAGAATGATTCTGAACCTGTCTTTTAGATGTATGATGAATCTAACTTTGCAATGGCGGCAGATATTTCAAGAGAGTATACTGGAGAATATAGTTTTACAAATAATACAACAATGTCAAAATCAGATTTTGAGGCTTCTACTAAATATCAAGACTTTTTAGATGAACTTGCTACATATAATAGAACTTTAATATCATATACTATAAATAATGAAAGTAATAATAGTAGTTATATCGTTCATATTAGATATAAATTTACAAATGATATTCCAAGACTTGCTTCAGCTACATCTACTCATGCTCCTGTATTTGAAATGTATGGTGAGTCAGAACTTCGTCTTCGTGATGGCGCAACGATTAAAGCTGAATAGGGAACATCAGAGGTTGAATTTACATTTAGCGATGGTACTACTGACGTTACTTTTAGTATGGCAGATTTATAGGCTTTATATAATATAATTCATCCACAAACTTAAAGAGAATAATATAAATTAAATGCGCCGCCCTTCTAAAAATCTGAGGGGCGGCACACTATGATAGGAGGTCATAATAAATGGGAATTATATTTCGTAATGGGATTCCTTTCGGTGCAGCAGAAGATGACGTAACTACTGTCTATGCCTATGAAGACCTTTTCGATTTAACCGATAAGAAAGAGAACCATTTATATATAGTCGAAGAAACAAATATCCCTTATCGCTATGACATTGAAACTGAGCGGTTTTATCCACTCGGAGCAGATGTTCCTCCGATTAAGGCAAGCTACTCTCAGTTACTTACTGGAACTGGAAATGTTGAACCTAAAGAATGGGCAAAAGGAAATGACTGTAATCTTTATAGTATGCCATTTTGGAAAGATAATAATATAACTCCTGTGACAGGTGGAGTAACTCCTTCACCAACTTATTTCGGAATTGGAATGATTGAAGGACCTCCATTTGAAACCGCTTTTGGTACAATAAAACCTGCCTCAACTTAGGGCGTGTTTAATTATCCAATTACCTATTTAAAAAATGGTTTTAGCAGTGCAGATTCTGCTATAGCTAAAATTTATGGAGACTCAAAAATTGAAATAGGCACAAAAGAAACTGTATATAGTGGTATAAAATGGTGGGGCGGAGAAGACTTTGAAGAAACTTTGACAAGCCCTACTATTAAAATTAAAGGAACTGCAAAAATTGAAATGCTTGGCGGAGCAGACCCTCGTAGCACTCCGGCTATTTCAATGAGAGGTAACTGTTTAATTGATATGTATGCTAATCCAGGACCTAATTATTGGCTTGGATAGGCTCATCCCGACAGAGAAGATATTAGAAAGTATATTAATCCTTTTAGTGGCAGAGATAATGATAATTCTCCTATACTCCAAATTCATGACGGAGCAACAGTTTCTATTTATGAAAGAGCTACTTTACAAATGAGAAATAATGCGACAGCAATTTTATCTGGTAATGCTGATATTCATATTAATGGTGGTCAGTATTCTAATGGATATCACGATACTAATCATGGAATTAAATTATAGGAAGGTTACAGAACCCAAGTTTATATTCATCCAGGGTCTATGGTAAGAATGAGAGGTACTGAAGAATTTCCTGCTTGTGTTTCTGTCGATAGAGGACAGATGGTTTTTGGTAGTGGTGCCATTACTAATGGAAAAGACCATGATGGATGGGATGGTAGTTCAAATATTTTCTTTAATGGTAGTTGGGTAGATTATAGTACAAGAGCTAACTGTATTGAACATAGTTAGATTGGAACTTTTGATTATGACCATCCTCATTGTAGTATAAATACTAAGTTTGATGATTTAAATATAATGAAAAAGTATATAGGTTATCCTTTAGTTGCTTATGAAGGACCTGTTAGTATGCATATCTGTTCTTCAGAATCAGGTAGATTGGGTATGCAATTAGCAACAAGAGATAGTTCTACTATTGGTATTGTAGCTTCTTGTGGTGGAAATAGTACAACTCAAATTAAATATGGAATTGGAGGAAATTCTAAACTTATTGGAGACATTGTTCCTAATGACGGAAGTAGTACATATTTCCGATTTGGTCCAGATAGTTCTGCAGAGACTTCTATCTTTTTTGAACCAAGTGGAACTACAGCAATTAAATTTGACCCTAAGTATGCTTTTGGTTTAACAGTAGAACCAAAACATAGTGAGATTATTTGTCAATGGGATAGATTTAAGGGAATATTTGAAGGTAATGATTCTTTTATTTAGATTGACGGCAATACTCATTTAGAGTCTTGGAGCGGTACTGTAATTTTAAGAAATAGCGAAGTCAATCCTGTAGCTGAAAAGTATAGTAGAACTAAATATGAGCATTATCCAAAAATGTATGAAACAACTAAGGAAATTTCTGTTTAGGGCGAAATTGTTGTTGATACTGATTTAAGCAATATGTCAACTTCTGATATTGAAACTCAATTTGCGACTGAATTAAAAAATGCAACTACTCTACCAAATGGCGACCCTCATAATGATGATTACACTTGGAATAGATTTACTGGAACATCTAAAACAAAACTTCCAATAAAATATACAGAAACTTTAACAATTAATAATGTTAAAATAATTAACTGGAATACAACTTAGTATTTTAATTCTAATACTTATTATACGGAAAGTACATTAGTATAGTCACAAGAATTTAAAGACTGGATAAGAGATACTTTTGGATACGGAAATAATTTTGCTCTTACCCTTAAATCAGATGCTCAATTATCACGTTATTCTGGTAGTTCTACAACATATCGTTATTATTTAGGTTCATATTATTTGGATATTACTAATATAACAATTACAAAAACTCATACTGTTACTGATAAAAAGGATTATATTTATAAATATATAGGCTCTTCTAATATGAGCGGTGCGGAAGCAGGCATTAAGAAGGGAGTCCGTAATATAGTAGGAGGAGAAGATAATAGTAATTATCAGATAGTATTAAAAAATGCTTACACTTCTTGGTCTGAAGTTAGCTTATATGAGTACATTGAGTCACTTGAAGTTAAAAATGTTAAAGATTTAGTTTCTTCTGAATATACAGTTTATATTGATTCATATATATCAACCAGCGCAAGCACTTTCTTTAATAATAGTAAAGTACAAGCATTCTTTAGAAATGCTTTTAAATGTGACCGAGTTGTTGCTGGAACTAATTGTACAGTTACTTATTATCAGCAAAGATATGGATACTATTATTATAAGGTAAAGAATTTTATTGCAGAATACGACAGTTATTTAGTTAAAAATACTGTAAATAATACTACTGATTACAAACTTAATTATCCTAATACTCCTTATGCTGATTTACCAGAAGATATTCAAACCTTCTTAAATCAGAGTTCTTCTAAACCTTATAATGTAGGAGCTTATGATTTCTCTAATGCAGAAACAGGAACCTATGATGCGGCAGAACATCCAAGATACAAAGTAGCAACAACTTCTGTATATTAGGGCGCGGCACAACATTTAGGTAAAGAATGGTATCGTCCAATTCAAACAGCAGATAGAGTTGGTACTGAGACTTGGGATTAGTCTCCAATTATTCAGGCATACGGACCTGTTAACTGTGTACTTAGAGAAGGTTGGAGCCAAGGAGCATATTCTCATTTGAGCTATACTTTTACTCCTACTGAGACTTATGATTTAACTGATAAATATGAATTTATTAAACAGTTTGAAGCAGGTGCTGACTATGCTGATTTTGAAACTTTCTTAAGTGGATAGATTGTTGACCAGTATGAGAGTATTATTTTAAATTCTAACGATTCTATTACAATAGTATATAGATATTACTATAATAGTAATGCTCACTTGAATAGCTATGCTAATAATCCTATTGTAGAAATTACTGATGATTCAGAATTTAGATTATATAATGGTATTAGAATTAAAGCAGAAGTGGTAGGCGGTGAAAGTGGTATTACTTTAAGTAATCCAAATACTAATGAAGAAATATCATTTAGTTTCAAATAGCTTGAAGCACTCAAAGCATTATTAACTCAAATTCCAATTCAAGTTGTTTAGTCTGCTTCTGAAGCAACTGAACCTGGTATTATGTACTTTGTCGATGGAGGTGGAAATTAATGGCGATAACGGGCAGCGGCACATCTGCAGACCCTTACAAGCCTACGACTTGGGAAGAATTTCTACAATGCACCACAGCAGATAATAAGTATACTGAATTACCAGAGGGTGGCGGCGTATTTGATATGCGTGACTACTACACAGATGGAGAAGTGCATAACATACCGCTGCGTGGATTTATCAACGGTAATGGCTGGTAGATAAAAAATGCCAAAGTTACTAATACTTCAGGCACTTATAGCTACTATGGATTTATAATTTCTGGACATGAAGCCAGTGGTCGAGTTGAATATCTTGATTTCATTGATTTCATAGTCGATTCTAATGGTGTTGCAGCACATATGACTGGAAATACTTCATAGAGAGCTTCGGTGGCATTATTGGCTTCAGCACAAACTTCTGGTAGTGGAACTTTTATAAGGTATTGTCGTTTTTTAGGTAGTCTTGAAGCAGCTTAGAAATATTCTGTTGGTCAAGAATATAATGCTATAATTGACGTTACATATATGTTAGGATATATCGATGTATGTAGTTTTAATCTAACATTTAATGGTGACGGCTCGATTACAAATGGAGTGAACTGGCAAGCTGGAATTAGATATTGTAATATTCGTGCAACCTATGAAAACAATGATTATGAGTTATATGGTGCTTTTTACTATTGTTATATTGAAGGTAACGTATCTGGTATAGCTGGATTTTCTTATATTACTACTTTTCAAAAGACTGTTATAAATGCCGATATTTCCGGCGGATTCCGTTTGGACTATGGACAAATGAGTTCCGTCTTAGTTAATACTGATAAATACAGCGGTACATTACCTACAGGCACAATTGGCGCAACTACAATAGAAATGAAGTCCAAAAGCGACCTTGACAGCAAAGGTTTCATAATCAGCACTGACTCAGCTGCAACAACAGATTGGCACATTGACCCGAACAGAAATAACGGATTCCCGTATATTCCAGTTATGCTTGATATACCAGAAAATCCGCCACCACCTCCAACTGGTGTTCCATTTTATTATGACGGAAATCAAATGACAGAAGTTATTTATAATGGCAATTCATTAACAGAATTTATATACAACGAACCAGTTTAATATTTGACTTTTTTCAAAATTTATGTTAATATTATAATATAAGGTATGATACCTTATTTAAATAGTGAAATTTTTTGGGAGGGATATAGCAAATGAGTACAGAAATGATATATCCAAATCCTCCTTAGTTCTATGGAACCGATGGAGCGACTGGATTAACATCATATATCGGTGGGCCTAATATCGGATATTCAGACGGTGCACCTTTTATCTCGGCGGCACTTCCTTGGGAACCCTTCCCTACAGCAAAGACTCCTGTGCCGCTAGTCAATAAAAATGAGAAGATGTGGGGTATGACTTATGGATACTTCGCAAATAGAGGCGAAATTAAATCTGCTGAGGGAATAGAATCTCAGGAGCGTATGTATAAGCTTAATAATAATTGGGTTTGCTTAACAATAGTAAACTATCAAGACACATATCATTCAACTCGAATTTATGCAGACCACTTGGCAACGCCAACGGAAGGCGATATTAAAGAATTTGTCAGGGCGGCGCATAAACGTGGGGTTAAAGTTTGTTTAAAACCTATGGTACATTCAAGAGATAATGTTTGGAGAGCCCATATCGGCTTCCCAGACCTCAATATGGACGACCTAAATGCTTATTGGGGCCCTTGGTTTGAAAGCTATAAAAACTTTATCCTCAACTACGCAGAAATAGCACAAGAGTGTGGAGCAGAAATGCTATGTATCGGCTGTGAAATGCTTGGCACTGAACACCGTAAGTATGACTGGGAATATATAATTAAAGAAGTCCGTCGTGTTTATAAAGGTAAAATTGTTTACAACACTAATCATGACCATGAAGATGACCAGCAATGGTTTGAGCTTTGTGATTATCTTGGCACTTCTGCTTATTATCCAGTCGGTGCAGAGTACCTCGATGGACCAGTAGATAATAGCTACGACTCTCTTGTAAAAAGATGGTGGGAAATTCGTTATCGTCTTGATGCTATTGCGAAGGACCGCGGCAAACAATTTATTTTTATGGAAGTAGGATGCCGCTCAGTAATGAATGCTTCTGCTCATCCTTGGGACTTTACAGAAAGCCTCTCATATGATGAAGATGAACAGTTGAATTTCTATATGTCTTGTATGGAAGTATTCAAAGACGACCCATACTTCGCTGGAGTTTTTTGGTGGGATTGGCCAACATTCTTGCCAAAGAAGCATGGCGCTGATTTCTACATAATTGATAAGAAAGCAGAAGATTATCTCCAGCAATTCTATGGAGCGATGAATAATGTCTGATTTTACAAAGAAGTTTAAATATGATATCGGGGCTGAGCCTGGTGAAAAGGCCACCCCGAAAACATATACTTTTGAGCCTAATGACGGAGAAAGAAAAGCAGAAATGAATTTTGACTTTTCTAATGTTAATGGTGATGAAGATAAACAAACTGTCTATCGTTTTATTGCTTCATTAACAGAAGCTAAGATTGATGAATTAGTTGCACGAGAATTTGCTCGCGGCAATATCAAGGATACAGATTCAAATGATGTAACCTATAAATGGGAATACCTTCCTTATCACTACAATGAAACTTGGGAAGAATATCAAGAGTTAGTTGCAGAGGGGCTTATAGGACCCGACTTCATTTACTTTATTTATCAAGGTTATCACGATGAGTCTGGCATTAACTACGATAGAATTACTTATAATGTTCTTAAAAGACGTTATCCTGCACTTCCTGAATGGCAAGAGCGTCCAGCAGAACCTAATATGAATGAATTAATATATAAGATTGGTGTTTTGGAAAGACGAGCTGCCAATTTGGAAGATGCAATACTTGATGAAGAAGAAAGTCAATCTTAAATGATTGACTTTTTCTTTTTCTTGTGGTATAATGTTTACAGTAATCAAATTGGAGGAGAGGTATGAATGAATTTTAATGAAAGACAAAAGAAAGTTATTTATGCTGAAGAGCCTAAAATACTATGCCTCGCAACCGCAGCCTGCGGAAAGACAAGAGTTTTAACTGAAAGGGTTCGAGTTCTAATAGAAGAAAAAAATGTTTTTCCACAAGATATAGTTGCAATATCATTTACTAATATGGCGGCTGATGAAATGAAACGTCGTATAGGCGGGGCGGCATCAGGAGCTTTTATCGGTACTATCCATTCTTATGGTAATAAGATTTGTACTATTAACGGCATTGATACTCAAAAGTATCTTGACGATTATGACTTTGATGCTATTCTTCTAAGGGCAGTAAAGATACCTTCTTCAAAGTTTCCTAAAATCAAGCATTTACTTATTGATGAGTGTCAGGATTTAAGCCCTCTGGAATATCAATTTTTAATGAAAATTCCAACCGAAAATATCTTTTTCGTAGGAGATAACAGACAAGCTATCTACGGCTTCCGAGGTTGTACAGATGAATACCTAATTTCTATGTGGAAAGATACCGATTTCAAAAAATATTACTTAACTGAAAACTACCGCAATGCACCAAACATTGTTCGCTTTGCAGAAAGTTTCTTGGACTCTTACACAAAGCTAAGTCCAAGTTCAATGCCAGTTAAAACGAGGGTAGGTATTCTTGAAGGAAAAGAAGAGCGTATGCCGTTTATTGAAGCTCTTGAAGAACTGGAGCTTTCACAGAACTGGGGTTCTTGGTTTATATTAACCAGAACCAATAATGAGCTTGCGGCGGCACAGGATATTTTAAACAGTAGAAAAATTCCAAACGTCACCTTTAAAAAGGGAGACCTTGATTTGGATGAACTCGCAGCACTTTTAACAAGTAATCGTGTTAAGGTTCTCACTATTCATTCAGCTAAAGGTCTTGAAAATAAAAATGTAATTGTTACAGGCGCACGTCTCTATAATGAAGAGGAACGTAAAATCTCATACGTCGCAGCAACAAGAGCAGAGAACGCATTATATTGGTGTAATGCTATTGCTCCAAGAACTAAGAAAGGTCACAGAGCACTTCCGAAATCAGCCGAGGCGGGCAGAATCTTTGATAAGTCCACCACGGAGATGATTGAGTTTTGAAAACGAAAGTATTATGTGATAATGAGGACTATGTAATAGAAATTGCTCTCGCGGCACATATGGCTTTGGTAGAATGTAAAACTCCGATGTTTAATTTATCAGAAGGAGAAAAAGTTATTCTACTTGCTTTAGTTAAAAAGCAACTAAGAGAAGCGGGGTTTAAGGTAGATATTCCTACTGAATACTTTGCACAAGTTCCTATAATAGAGCCACGTACCTTTATTGGTTTGGCTGAGCCATTTGACGTGTTTGCAGTAGCATTAAATTACTTATCCACATATGATGATTTAAGTAATCCAGATGATTACCTTGAAATTCTTGAAGAACTAAAAGAACTTTATTCTGAACAAGAAATAATAAAAGGTGTAGTTTACACAGCTATTTTTCATACTCCAGTAAGAGGGGTTCGAGGATACTGTGCTCATATTACCGAAGAAAAATTAAGAATTGTCTTTTGGGGCTTCGATGATTTAATTGAAAATGATATTTCAGTATGAATTTTATATAAGGGGTTATATAATTTTCTACTTAAATATATCGCCGTCCGCTAAACGGGCGGTATAAATGCGTGTTCCCCTCATAGTCCGCAAGGACGAAAAGGAGGAATTTATAATGAAAATAACTGTAAAAAGAACAATTCAGGTTGCGACAGCAGTTCTTGCAGCTGCTGTCGTGCTTTGTTTAGCGACACCTACCGTGGTAAGAACTGACAAAGCTCACGGCACAAACCTGCCAGTAAAGGCGGCAATGGTTACTGAAATAACTGAGTCAACAACTACAACAGTAGTTACAACAACTCCAGTCACAACAGCTACCACTGTTACCTCAACTACAACCACAAGCACATCCACAACTTCGCTCACAAGCACATCCACAACTACAACACTCACAAGCACATCCACTTCCTCAGTTGAAGAAACTGAGCCGGCGGCACCAGTAACAACTGCCGAAGTTACTGAAGCGGCACCAACATAGGCAGAGACACCAAGAGAGTACACAGTGTACAAACCAAGTACACACTATATACATAAGTCAACTTGTCACTGGGTTGATTCAACTTGTTATGAAATCACAGATACAAACGATATTGAGTGTAGAAAATGTAGCGAATGTAATCCAAATTTAGAAATAGTAAATCCGTATGTAAGCAATGCAACCGCTCCTGTAGTTAGCGATTATGATTACACATTGCTTTGCAAGATTGTCGCAAGTGAATACGGTGGAATGCCTGATGTCTACGAAAGAGCAAAAATCGTAGCTTCAGTAATGAATATGGTAAATGATTCTCGTTGGCCTGGTTCGGTTGAAGCAGTACTCGACCAGACTTGTGCTCCTTGGGGATTTAATAAATATTCAGATTATTTCTGCGGCGGCTCAATCCATTACTCAGCGATGGCAGACGCTGTAGATTATTACTTTAACAACCCCGACACATTTGCAGGCTGGACTTGCAACCAATGGTGGGGAGATGGAAAATATAACCACTTCCGCACTATCTAATACCCATTAGAAAAGATATGTGATTGACTTGGCAACTCAATTGCGTAAGCGAGAAAAGTAAAAAGGCAAAAACAGAAAATATCGAAATGGGAACACGCAAACGAAAGGAGTAGTCATTGACTACTCTTTTTTTTAATTATTTGACTTTTTAAAATATTTGTGTTATAATTTAATAAAAGAATGAAAAGGAGGAAATGGCTATGGGAAAAGTTTATATCTGTGCTGACGCAAATCTATTGACAGATGAGAAAATCACACAGAGAGTAATTAAGAACTGGCGTTCGGTTATAAAACCAGATGATATTGCTCTTATTATCGGAAACTTTGTTAATAAAGAAGCTGGTGAAGATAAAATAAAAGAAGTCATATCGCAGCTCACGGGCACATTGGAGATAATCGACTATGGGGAAGACCTTCCATCAGGATTTTTTTCAAAAGAAAAATGGCTAAATTTTGGAATTTCACGAACCATCTGTGTCGGTGGATACACAATTGGCGAGATATGTGGCGAGGAACAGCCAGCTATTATCGCCGTAGAACCACGAAACTTCGGAAGTCATGAAGTAAAATACTATGCGGCGGCGCAGTCTTTAAGTAAGAAAAAGGAAAGATTCAAAAACAATATCTTGAACCTCAGTATGGAACATTGGAATTACACTCCAATACTTTATACTGATGTTTCGCGTATGATTGATGATGCAATCTTATTTGAGTCTATGAACAATGAAGAAATAAACCTAAGCGAGAAGTAATGGAGGAAGATAAAGAATGAAAGTAACACTTGTAGGATATACACCTAATCCGTTATATGTTTGTGCTGAGGCGGCAGCAGCTTGTTATGATAGTGAACCTGACCTTAATGTTATAAAGGGTTGTATTCGTTCGGGGCATCATTCTGTTCTTGAACATTGCTCATTTACTTTTAGGGTAGAAGGAATTTCAAGAGTTTGTTCTCATCAGATTGTAAGACATAGAATCGCTTCATATTCACAACAGTCTCAGCGCTATGTAACTTACGATGATTTAGACTGGGCATTAGATGGAGTACCAGCAGAACTTAAAGAAGAACTCAGTTATTACTGCGACAATGCTCTTGCTGAGTATAAACTAATGATTGGTAAAGGAGTAAGAACCGAAGATGCTCGTGACGTTCTTCCTAATGCTACTCCAACAGTAATCTATATTACTTTTAATTTAAGAGCGTTTATGCACTTCTGTAATGAGCGTATGTGTAGCAGAGCTTCAAAGGAAATCCATGAGGTTGCCAATGGTATGACAAGAGAGGTCTTGGCGGCACGACAGATTTCTGATGAAGAAAAGGCAATACTTTCTACTGTTCTTGTGCCTAAGTGTGAAGCAGGACAGATTAAGGCTTGTCCAGAAAGCGCAAAGGATTGCTGCGGTAGACATAAGCCTATTAAGGAATTTACTTGGCGTCCAAAGGGTCGCTGGATAGATGTATATGAATGGGCTAAAATGCACGATAGTACTCCAAGTGGTATGTGTACATATTACTGGTGTTCAGAATGTGAAGGAGCATTTCAGGAGAAAACTAAGTACTGCCCAGACTGTGGAGCTGAAATGGAGTAATGGGATACTTATACTATCTTAAAAATTTAATTAATGGAAAGATATATGTGGGTAAAACAATTGAAAGTCCTAAAATCATATATCGCCATTATATTAAAGAAGAAATAAAAGAAAATCCTTTACTTCTCAACGAAATGGAAAAGTATGGGAAAGAGAATTTTCTATTTTATATAATAGGAGAATTTCCAAACGAAAAATTAAATGAGTGGCGTAGTTTTTATATCAAGAAATTTAACTCCCAATGTAAAGATGGACATGGTTATAATCTATCTGCTCAATATCCATTTATAGTGGGAATTGATTTAGCTTCAGGGGTGAATACTGAATGATATGGATATTGGTCATATTACTTGGTATCGTGTGTGGCGGCATTACATATGCCGTCTGCGATATTCTATCGGTTAAGTCTCTTAAAGGTAAGCTAAAGTTTTCTTCCGAATAGGAGAAAGTTAAGAAAGGACTTATTGAGAAGAAAGATGCCGCCGTCAAGGAAATGACGGATGAAATCCAAAAGGAGATTGCAGGAAAACAGGCATCATTAAGAGAATACACCTGTATGCTCGAAGAGAAGAAAGCTCAATATAATACCGATGTACAAAGACTTGACGCACAATATATAGCAACTCGTGAAGAGTATGCTAAAATGGATAGGGAAGCTGAACTTGAGCGTCAAAAAGAAAATGCTGAAATCGTTGCCGCGGCGACAGCAGAACGAGAAAAGAAGATAGCTGGTGTTCAGGCTCAATATGAGAAAGATAAGGAGCAGTTGGCTGTAAATTTTTAGACGTTCAGCGACGAAATAAATTTGAAAAAGGCGGCGTTGACTGAAGAAATTAAAGCCTTTGAACAAAGACAGGCGGCAATCGTAGCTTAGTTTAAGAAAGATGAGGAAGTTCGTAAGCAACGCGACTTCTATCACATTACTCTCGATACTTTAACTCTTTCAGATATAGCTAAGTTAAAGTCTATGGCACCTGGCTTCTCCCGTCCAGAAATCTTTTATAAACTCCTATATGAGACTTACTATAAAACTCAAATAGAGGAGCTCTTTAAACGAGTTCTTGGTGACAAGAAAGATAAGGGCGGCATTTATAAGATTACTAATATAAATGATGAAAAAGTTTATATTGGTAAAACAACAAAGTTTATAGACCGTTGGCGTACCCATGCTAAGCGCGGCTGTAATATTGAACGAATAGCTGGTCAAATCTATGACGCTATGTTCAAAGAAGGTTTGGAGAACTTCACTTGGGAAATCGTAGAGGTTTGCCCAAAAGAAGAACAGACCGAAAAAGAAAAATACTGGATAGAATTTTATCACTCCGACCAGTATGGATATAACATCAGAAAGGGATAATCAATTATTTGACTTTCCCTTTCTTTTATGATATAATTTTTATATCAAAAGATGAAAGGAGAAATTCAAATGGGATTGATATTATTTGGCATAATTGTATATGTCCTTACTAAAGCTGTCCTTGATGGTTTCTTCGGCAACTCTAAGTAAGGAGGAAAGAGAATGAGAGTAAGAATTTATCTCGATGGTTATAAGGACGTTGAAGCTTTCAGTAGAAAGTTAAACTTTTTAAATGATGAAAGTCGTATGGAGCTTGTCCATAGCAATGGTCGTTACAGAGTCGACGCAAGAAGTTTTCTTGGTGTTTTAATGGCTCACGCTGAGTGGGGCGATGACATCTGGTTCGAGAGTGATAATGACCTTTATTCTGTTGTTGAACCTTGGATAAATATCGAGGGCGGCGACGGCAACTATATTCACGAATAAGGAGAGATTTTTATGGCAAGATTATTTGTCACAGGAGACACCCACGGTGGTCTCGATATGTCAAAATTAAATAGCCGCCATTTTAAATGTAATGATTTGACTAAAGAAGATATTCTTGTCATAATGGGAGACGCAGGTTTCATTTGGGCTGATAGTTCTCAGGAGAGATTTTGGCAAAAGTTTTTGAACGATAAGCCTTGGACAACTTTCTGTGTCCTTGGTAATCACGAGAACTACGACAGAATTGAACAGCTTCCTACCACTACATTCGGCGGCGAAGAGTGCTATCAAGTTTCTGATTCTATCTACTACGCTATGACTGGTAAAATATATCATCTGTGTGGTCAGGATTGTCTTGTTATGAATGGGGCAGACTCACACGATATATTTATTGACGGTAAGCGTTATCGTCATCCACATACCTCTTGGTGGGAGCAGGAGCAAATAACAGAGGAAGAAGTTGAGATAGCAAAGGCTAATCTTTCTTGCTATCGCGGCACAGTAGATTATGTCTTTTCTCACACTGGCGGCTCAAAGATTTGTAACTTTCTTGGTTTCAAATCTACTGTATCTGACCTTATGCTTGATAAGGTTTTAAATGAAACTATTTATAAACAACATTATTGTGGTCATTACCACGTTGATAAGGTAACTCCAGACGGAATAATCCTTTACGATGATGTGCGTATGATTGCAGATGATAGTAAAGAAACAATTTTCTAAGGAGGAGATTTTCTAATGATGAATGGTAAGATTACTGGTACATATCTTGGACTTGCAAAGAACGGTGACGAATGGGTAATGGGAGTATAGCTTGTAGTTGCAACTAAAGAGCAGCATTATCCCGTAGGTCCAATTATAATACAAGACTTAAATGGAATCGCAGGTATCCTTCAGGCGGCAGACACACCAAACTGGGAAAACCTCAATGGACAGGTTGTTCAGTTTGATGTAGATGAGGGAGGTAGAGTTACAAAAATAGTCAATTGTATTGACGACAGTCTCTTCCTTAATTTCTCAGAAGCAACGCCTGCCGAAGATACTTCTAATTAGGAAGCAAATGAAAACTGATTTAAGAAAGTCAAAGCTAAAAAAGCTTTGACTTTTTTTATATTTTATAGTATAATATTATTATAAAAGTAAAGGAGAGATTAGAATGACGGGAACAAATAGAGTCCTCGCTGAGCAGGCTTTGGCTTCACGTTTTAATCTTATGATTACAACAGTCAATTCCTACGGCGAAGAAAAAGAACATTCAATTAAAATGAAGAAAAAAGAGTTTCTCTCTCAGACAGCTAATCTCGATTTAAAGGTAAAGTTAGTCGAGGGCTATCCTGAAGGAGAAATGATGGAGAACTGGCTTTACATTTCCAAGACTGGTAAGTCAGCTTGGTTAAAGGAAAGGGAGGAATAATATGAGAGTAGCTATTGTTTCTGCTAACGATAGCGGACATATCGCCTCACTCTTAGCTAAAAACATTGAAATCCTTGCGAATAGAGTGACAGGCTTGAATCTTGATGAAGAACCTATATTCATTATGTCTGATAATAAGAATCCAAGAGAAGAAATGAACTTAAAAAATAAACAGGAATTTCGTGAATTTGTGAAGTCGAAAGGAGAGAGGTATTGTGGCTAATAAAGTTACACAGGAAGAGATAGAGCTTATTAACGAGCTTTATTGTGAATTTAAAGTAAAGGCAAGGGTTGCTGAAGCTGTAGGACGTTCAGTTAGCACAGTAAGCAAGTATATAATTCCTGACTACGTTCCTAAGTCACAGCGTATTCAGATAACTTTTGATAAGGAAGCGAATGATTGTGGCGGCTTCATTATGAAGATTAATGATTTAATTGCACAAAGTTGCGGCGTTCCTGAAGCACTTCTTAAGACTTGCTCTATAGATGCAACTGAAAGGGCTGAACTTGAAGCTCTGAGAAGGGAGATATTCTGATGAGATGTGTTAAAACTAATGATGAGGCTATTCATGAGATAGTTACATTTAATGGCTATCCAGTAGTTCAAATGGGACAATGGCCATATAGAGAAGATTATCCTGCAACTATGGTCTGTGGTCTTAGCCATCATCAGCAAATGGATAGGGTAGAGGAATTTGTATTAAGAGAATATGACAGAAAAATAAAACTTTTTCAACAGCTTAATCTTTTCGACGAGAAGCTTTTCATTCTCATCTACTGGGAAAAGAAATTCTATTCCTATAAGATACCTTGGAGAAATACTTTCTCTGTTGGACGAGCTCCTTTCCTTGAGATGTGTAATGACAGTTGTTTTGGGGGAGAAACTCTTCTTGTTGACTTATGTAAAGACTGGGTTAAGAGAATTAAAAAGCCAGAAGATGAGGAGAAGAAAATACCTATGTTACAAGGACTTAAACCTGTACCTACTTGTGAACGCTGCGGCGGCACAATTAGTTTAAGTACAATGAGTTGTGAATATTGTAATACAAAATATTATGCGGAAGGAGTATTTTAATGGAAAAGGCTTTTACAGTTCGTGAAGACTGTGAACTTGTCAATTATACGATTGGTCTTACAGAAGACTTTCACGACAAAAATCCAAACTTAATTCTCCGTGGTTCATATGGCGTCCTCGCCGCAAGACTCCTCGGTTTTACTTACCCTGAGTATCTTCGCTACTGTGCTGTCAATGGCGGCACGATAAAGGGTCGCACAGGTTTCCCTCACTGTGTGTTCAAGAATAAGAAGGATGCAGAGAAAATATGCAATCTTATCAATAAGGAATGGGATAGATTCGTTCAATCCTTCTATCACCAGTATCGTTAAAACTAAGCCGCGGTCTTTAATTTTGAGGGTCGCGGCGCAACCTGTATATGGAGGTGCTGATTATGTTTTGTTATCTTTTATACATCGGAAGTTATAACTCTATAAGTGCAAAACTTTATCAAGTTTTTGAAGAGCAGTATCAAGCAGAAGAAATGGGCGAAAGATTAAAGCAAGGCGGCGGATGTGACTATTATTATGTACAGAGAGAGATAATAGTTAGAGGAAATGTTATATAAATCTACTTTATTTTGAAGCAGAGGTTTCTGCTTATTCTTAATAAAGGAGGGAAAACAATGACTTATAATTCAAGACCAATGCATGGAATTAAGGAGTCCTTCTATGGTCCTGCGGCATATCGTGAAGCTGAATATCAGCAGAGTACAAAGCCACAGCCTGCTCAGTCATTGGCAGTTGGTGATAGTAAGACTAAGCCTACTATTGAAGGCTTCGAGAAAACTATTTACCCTCAGCCAGGAACAAAGCAGGAACTTATGGGTGCAGGTGTAGTTGCTTACGCACAGGCTTTTGAGACTTGGGCAGAGGATACTAATGCTCCAGAGCCAACTCCAGAGTATGAGGCTGTGACATTTAGTTCAACTACTACATACTCACCAGCTTTTGAATCTGGCATCTACTATGATTCAAATGAACAGAGTGCAGTAGCATTAACTGAACAGCCAGCAGGTTGGGGAACTGGAACATTCTATACAAGAAGTGGAGCAGAAGGCTCTTATGTATTTACTCCAGTAGAATTTACTTCAACTACTACATACTCACCAGCGTTCGCAGAGAATACATACTACGAATTAGAAGGAACAAAATACGTACTTCTTAGTTCACAGCCTAATGATTGGGGTACTGGAACATACTATAAGGTAAAGGAGGCAGAATAATGAACATGGATATGATTATCGGTGGCGGCACAAGAAGAGAGTTCATTGATGCTGGTACTTTGAAAGAAATCGAAGCAGCAGCTCTTGCCGCAGCAAACAAGGAAGAAGAAGAAGATAAAGATGAGGAACCTAATAAGGACTAATCTAACTTTTATAAGTCAAAGGCTTAAAAACCTTTGACTTTTTTTCTGATTTATAGTATAATATTTATATCAAAGGTGATAAAATGAATTTGATATTGATACTTTCTATTCTTGGAGCTATCTTTAGTCTCGGCGGAAATATCCTCATTATGTTAAAAAAGCGTATTGGTTGGATAGCTTGGATAATAGGAAACTTCCTATGGATAGCGGTCAATATTGTAGGAGTATTTAATTTGCCAATGGTTTTAATGTATATAGCATATTTCATTATTAACATTGGCGGATTTGTAAAATGGAAAGGAGACTAAATATGCCAAGATTATTTTTCACTGTAGGACTCCCTGGCTCTGGTAAGTCTACTTTATATAAGGCTTACTTCTCTGAAGCAGCTTATGTATCTTCTGACCAGATACGGCAGGACGTATTTGGAGACGTTAATGACCAGACTCATAACGCAGAAGTATTCAACTTAATGTTAACTCGTACTCGCGACCTTTTAAAGGCTAATGTCGATGTTTACTATGACGCAACAAACGTCAATGCTAAGCGTCGTATAGGCTTCTTAAAGGAGTTATCTAAGATACCTGACCTTGTAAAGATATGCGTTCTTTGCGTACCTCCTTTCGAGGTTGTAAAGGAGCGTAATGCTTCCCGTGAGCGTGTCGTTCCTGAGTTCGTTCTCGACCGTATGCTTAGAAGCTTCGAGGTACCTGACTACTCTGAGGGTTGGGATAAGATAATGACTTTCGGTAATGATAATAACTTCGATGTAATAGGAGAAATGCTTTTCGAAGCTGATAATATCCCTCACGATAATCATCACCACTCTTTAACTATCGGCGCACATATGAGAGCGGCAGAGAAGTATATCGTTGACGAGATGAATAAGACAGTAAGAGACTCAACTCGTTCTGACTTAGTAAGAACTGCGGCACTCTTCCACGATATTGGTAAGCCTTACTGCAAGGTTTATCACGACGCTCGCAACAACCCTACAGAAGAGGCACACTTCTATAACCATGAGAATGTAGGAGCATACTTCTACTTATCTCATACTGGTTGCTCTGACCGTAATCACTATATCGTTCTTTTAATCAACCACCATATGGACCACTACAAGGGCGAGAAGTATATGGAGAAGATGGCAGCTCGTTATAGTGCAGACTTTATGCGTGACCTTGAGCGTCTTCACGAAGCTGATAAGGCGGCGCACTAAAAGATTATAATTCCCAAAGGCAATTTTTACCTTATATAAGAAGGGTATCTTCGGATACCCTAATTTATTTATAGGGGGAATTTTAATGCCAAATATTGATAAGCCTTAGAACTCTGATATGTATCAGTATCCAGATTATTCTAAAAAGAACGGCTGTAAGTGCGGCGACGTTGGTATGTACTTAGGACCAGCTTGCCCTCCATTCCCTCCAATGCCACCAGATTATCCATTCCCTCCAGTTCCTCCATGTCCTCCTCCTCCTTTCCCTCCTTTCCCTCCTCAGCCAGAACCTGAGCCAGAGCCAGGAAAGAACAGTAAGGAAGCACAGATTTGCAAGCTCTCTAAGAAGGCTGCGATGATTAATCGTATGCTTGAGAACCTTGAAACAAAGAAGAAGGATGTCATTATTAAGGTTGGCGATACAAGCTTTAACTTTGGTAATATTGACGCGGAGATTAAGGACTGGGCAGACGGCAGCTATGCTGCAACAGTCAAGACAATACTTGAACATCAGCGTGGACTCATTCAGGCTCAGATTAAAGAGCTTGCTGATGAGCTTGATGACGAAGTTGAGACTACACCAGGTGGTATAGAGGAAGCTATTACTGGTTAATAGCTTTGAGGGGTTCGGAAGAATCCCTCTTTCTTTTTCTTGACTTTTTATTTTTTCTGTGATATAATATTTATATAATCAGAAAGGAGGGAAAGCCAATGAAGAAGCCAATAGTCATAAACTTATTTGCAGGCCCCGGTGCAGGAAAGTCTACGGCGGCAGCTTTTATTTTTAGTCAATTAAAGATGAAAGGTGTTAATTGCGAGTTGATAACTGAGTTTGCTAAGGATAAAACTTGGGAGAAGAACTATTCAGCATTAAGATGTCAGGAATATGTTTTCGGTAAACAGTCCTATAAAATGGACAGGTGCCGCGACCAGGTGGATGTTATCATCACAGATAGCCCATTGCCGCTCGGCGTATTTTATAATCAGAACCCAGTCTTGGGCCCGCACTACGAACATTTAGTAATGGATGTGTTTAATACTTATGATAACATTAACTTTTTTATCAATCGAAAAAAGCCTTACAATCCTGTTGGCAGGAATCAGACAGAGGAAGAAGCGAAAGAGATTGATGTCAGAATAAAGAAATTCCTTGAAAGCCACGATATTTACTACTGGATAATGGACGGTACTGAAGAAGGATACACTCGTATTTGTAATGAAGTGCTGGATTATATCCATAAAGCACAGACAAAAGAGTGGCTGGAAAATGAATAGGATAAATTTGCAACGGAATATTATGATTAAAAATTTGACTTTTTAAAAATATTATTATATAATATTTATAGAAAATCAAACGGGAGGAAATATATGATACATTTTACAGGTAATATAGGCAAATATGGTTTCTTAAGTAACTTTTATGCGTCCTCTTTTACTTATAAGGGTATTCATTTTACTAACTCCGAGGCGGCATTTCAATCACAGAAAGAGCCTGAAAATGCAGAGAAGTATGCGGACAGACCACCTTCTTTTGCTAAGTCTATGGGTAGAAGTGCAAACCTTCGTCCTGACTGGGAACAGGTTAAAGACCAAGTTATGTACGATGTTCTTTATGAGAAGTTTACTCAAAACCCAGAGTTAAAGGAAGCTCTCCTTGAAACTGGTGATGAGACTCTTGTTGAAGCTACAACTTGGCACGATAGATACTGGGGTATATGCACTTGTCCCAGTTGCCGCGGCGTAGGTCGTAATCAGCTTGGTTACACCTTGATGAAACTAAGGAACGATTTTAAGGAGGAAAAGTAATGGATTTAAAACAGAGAGGATTCCAGCCTTGGGATATAGTAAAGTCTAAGGTTCTTATGAATGTAACAATGCTCGAAAAAGTTGAAGATGAGAATGGGGTAACATCACTTAAAGTTACCGACAATCAAATTTTTAAGATGAGCGGTAAGGAGTTCAGAACAAGCCTTGAGCAGGACAGACTTGACGGCGTTAAGCACAAGGTTGAGATTGTTTATGAGAAGCCTGAGAAGTTCCAGATAAATGGAATTTATATTCTTGCTGACGGAAGAAAGGCTTGGACTTTCGCTGAAAAGACCAATTAAAAATTTGACTTTTTAAATAAAATATAATATAATATTATTACATTATTAAAAAGGAGCGATTTTAAATGGCTGATACATATGAAGTAATCTGTGAAGAGTGCGGCAAGCCTTTTGAATCAGTTGATGAAGAGGCTACACTTTGCCCTGAGTGTTGGGAGAAGATAGTATCCCTTGAAGGTGAAGGTCGCGGCGAGGAATGAAAATAGTAACATCTTATTTTTACCAAATAAGATTCTTTACTCCTAATATCATTCCATTAAGTACAGCAATATCTGACCCTGCTTGGTATCATATTAACGGCGATATGAAGTCAACTTATGTTGATAAGAATGGTGTCCTTATTGGGTGCCGAGCAGAGCCATTTGTACCAGATTTTCAGAACATCGCTGAGTGTGGCGGCAAGTCATGTAAGCAGAATCCAAACACTTGTAACTTTCTGCACGATTATTATTTACAGCTCAAATACCTCAATTATGATAATATAATGGAGAGGTTTGAAAGCATTGGACATCGGGTTCAAGACTTCTTACATTTTGAAGAAGAACCTGTTGCCGCTCTCATAGTTTATGAGAAACCTGAACAGCTTTGTTCTGAGAGACTTATGATACATAAGTGGTTTAGAAACCACGATTATGATATTCAAGAGTTTTCAAAAATTTGACTTTTTAAATAAAATATGATATAATATTTATAGTGAGGTGAGAAAATGAAAGTCGAAAAGATAACCAAAGTAACTAAAAAGTCTGAAAAAGACGTAAGAAAAGAAGCTACTTATGGTATGACAGTAGATGAGCTTATCGAATATCTGAAGTCAGAATATGTTGACAAAGGTAAGGGTAAAGCAAAATGTAGAGCCAACATCCCTGGCGAAGGCTGGGTTTACCTCACAGAAATAAATGAAGTTTTGGGAGAAGTATATTTTGGACTCCCAGGCTGGTTAGCTGAACAGATGGTTGGCTGGACTTCTACAATGGCAAAAGAAGAAACCAAAGAAGATACCGAAGGAAAAGACAAGGATAAAGATAAAGATAAAGATAAAGGCAAAGACAAAACTAACAAAAAGTAATATTTGGAGTCTTTATGACTCCATAGATTTCGGTATCGTCTAATGGTAGGACAACAGATTTTGGCTCTGTTGATAGGGGTTCGACTCCCTTTGCCGAAGCCAATAACTTAGTGGTCTGGCATAGCCATCTTGAAAGTATGCCCCTTTCCTTTCTTTAATGGGACGTTAGTACAATGGTTAGTGCACTCGGCTCATAACCGAGCTTATCTGAGTTCGAATCTCAGGCGTCCCACCAAATATTCGCTATGGTTAATGGTTCAAATTCTGCCAGCAAATAAACAATAGAGGTCTCGCATGGTGAAAGCGTTCCAATAAGATGCTCAGCGGATGTTAATGTGCCTGTAGTTCAGTTGGCATAGAACACCTGACTTTTAATCAGGGGGTCATGGGTTCGAGTCCCATCAGGCACACCAAACTAAGATACGTCAGCAAGCAATAGATTGCCTATCACGCCGTAGGTGTAGGTTCAAGTCCTGCCTCCGTCGCCAATATGGCGGAGTAGTTCAACTGGTAGAACAACGTATATCGAAAAAACGTATCTTGATAATGCGGTCGTAAGCCTAATTTGGTAAGGCAGTAGTTTGCTAAACTATGAGTAATCGAGCAATCGGTGTGGGAGTTCGAGTCTCCCCGACCGCGCCATAATGATTTCTTAAAAGTAATTTTGAAGTCTGGATTTTTTACCGCAGTTAGTCAGACTTAAAAGAGGAAACGCGGCTCAATCAAAATTACTGTTAAGAGGTCATTATGACTTCTACCCGCTGTGCGGGGTCGTAGAAATACGATAGCTCATCCACCACGTGTGGAAAGAGTTCCTTAGTACGTTATGCTTTTCGTATAGCGTTCTATGATTATTGCCGCCCATCTCGGGGCGTGCCCCTTCTCCATGGTAGCCCTCTTGTGTGGGAGTAAATCACGATGTGACTGTGGATATAATACGAGGTTTCGATATACAAGCAAGGGTTCTTATTTAAAAAGCAAAGAGGTGAAACACAATGAAGAAGGCTATTTTAGCTTGTCTTATGGCAGGCGCTATGGCTGTAACTTTTGTTTCTTGCGATACATCAAAGGATAGCGGAAGCAACAGTGAAACCACAACAGTAGTTACAACAGAAGTTGAAACAACAGAAGCTGAAACAACTGAAGCTACAACAGTAGCAGAGGAGACAACTGAGGCTACCGAAGAAACAACTACTACCACAGAAACTGAGGCAGAAGAGACTACAACAGAGACAACTACTACAACTGCTGTAGACTAATAAGCACTCAAAAATTTGACAATTTTTATAAAATATGTTATAATTATTTTATAAGAATGAAAGACGCATCCTGCAATCATTTCTTACAATAGAACACTTAAAATGTTTAAAAGGTAAATGTAAAGGCGTCTTGGAGAATTTTGCCGCTTCGTTTAGTTGGCGAGGACAACGGACTCTAACTCCGTCTTACTGGGTTCGATTCCCAGAGCGGCAACCATAATTCTCCGTCGTCAAGAGGCTTAAGACAGCAGTCTCTAAAACTGCCATTCCTTGGTTCGAATCCAAGCGGAGAAACCAATGTCTTGAAAGGAGGTCTGTCTGATGCAGTACCTAATAGTTGTTTGCGTAACCGTACTTCTTTGGAAGCTCATAGAGGTTATGCCAGACATCATCGCCGCAACCCATGATAAGAAGAAGACAGACCCCTACAAAGACAATCACTATTAAAAATTTGACTTTTTTCTTAGAATATGTTATAATAAATTATACTTAAAAATAAGAACTAATGTGGGATTCGTATAACGGTCAGTATTCCTGTCTTCCAAACAGGCGGTGGGAGTTCGATTCTCCTATCCCACACCATTGCCAATTACTTAAAGAGAATAAAAGGGACACTGGCGGGTCCAACCGCCGACCTGTTGGGCAGGTAAAGTAAGGATGTGCAACCCGTAGTGATTGGCGTACCTTAAATGGTACTGGTTGCGGCGAGACTTGTCAAGGAAAAGACGTTAAAACCCCACGAGGAAGTGGTTTAAACTCCCTTTACACCTTCGCTGAGAGAGAGCGAACCACCAAATATTCTCTACAGTTGAGTTGAGGTTTACTCATTGGACTGTTTAAAACCACAAAAACCAAATTGGGCAGAGACCCATCACAGACCTGCCCGACTGTGTGATGGCAGTATAAATCCGTGTATTGGCTGGCACGGCAGCGGTTACGTACATTACCGTGAGTACGATAGGCACGCAATGTCCATTCGGGGAAGTACCGATAAAATTACGACATCTACTGCTGACGATGTAAAAGGGAAAATTTCTTGGTTATGAACATACCTAAACCAAGTGGTTAAGCGGCGCGTTTACTGCGTAAGTGTGGGAACCTGACGACATTACAATGGTTCATAACTTGTGTTGGTTATGACGGCGATTAGAATAGTCGCCCGTTGATTGCGGCAAATTATTCGCATAGCTACAGCTCAGTGGCTTTATAACTAATGAGATTAGGTTGAAATTCCTTTCAGCAACTGGCGATGGAGGGGTTCGAGTACCCTGTCTCCTGTGTGCAGGAGATGTGGCGGCACCCAAGATTGTTGAAGAAATACTCTCAATTAAGTCTACCTTCACGCGGTGAGAGTGCTTACGAAATGACTTAGAAATCAAAAATTTGACATTTTTTATAATTTATGCTATAATAATTATAGAAAATAAAGAGAACGCGCGGTAGTGCAAAGGTAGCATAACGGAGTCATTATCCGTTGATATAGGTTCGAGTCCTGTCTGCGCAACCAAATAAAGATGTGTCAGCAACTTTTTCTTTAAAGTTTTTAACGCCGCCATTTTAAATCCTCTCGGCGTTATGGTGTAATCTGGTAGCACAGCCCCAAAAAGGGGACGGTAAGGTTCAAATCCTCATGAGAGGTAAAAGCACATCTTGATGAATCGCGCCATCTTCTAACAGGTGTAGGAAGTAGCTCTTTCAAGGCTAAAATGCGAGTTCGAGCCTCGCTGGCGTGACCACTAAGATATATCAGCAACTCACTTTTGTAGGTTCAATTCCTATCTCCCCAACCAATTATATTGGGGAGACTGCCCCGCGGTAAAAGGGGTTATATCTTGTAGCCTATTTAATAGGCTTATCGGCGAGTAGCGCAACAGGCAGAGGCAATGGACTTAAAATCCATTCAGTGTGGGTTCGAATCCCATCTCGCCGACCATTGGGACATTAAGTGCGTGATAACTCTGGCGGTTGGTTATCTTGTAGCGTCCCTGAAGCCGCCAATTAATCGGGGATTAGCTCAGTTTGGTAGAGCGCTCGCCTTGGGAGCGAGAGGCCGTGGGTTCGAGTCCCGCATCTCCGACCAGATAAGACTCAGCAGCAACTCTGAAAGTTTTTTGGGCATATAAAAACACAAGATGAGTCTTGATAAATCGGCTCGTGGCGGAATTGGCAGACGCGCCAGCCTAAGGAGCTGGTGCCCGCAAGGGCGTGTGGGTTCGAGTCCCACCGAGCCGACCAGAGAATACGTGCGACCACATATAGCGGTCTGTGGTGCCGCGGCACGTATTATCACCACTAAGACAGTCCAGCAATTCTTTAAAAGCATTTGAATTTTAATCAAAAGGTAGCTAACATAACTGTCTTGAATATTTGAATATAAAGGAGAGATTAACCGTGATTACCGAGAAGATATTTACTCGTGGTAATGGTGAGAAGGTTCGTTATTCACAGATAGGCTCTATTGTAGCCGACTACATCGCAAAGGCACCTAACGCCTCATACGAAATAACTGTGGGTACAGATAGCCAGAACCACAAGTGCACAAGAATGGTGGAAGTAATTGCTGTTCACCGTATCGGTGATGGCGGCATTTTCTTCTATCGCAAGCAAGATATACCAAAGATAAGAGTTCTTAAGACTAAGATACAGGAAGAGACTTCTCGTTCTATTGAGAACGCAACAGGTTTCGTAGATGCTCTTGCTTATGCTCTTATCGACTATGATATTGACCTTGAGCAAATGTCTAATGACGGAAGATTTACTTTCGCTGTCCACGCTGACATTGGTCACGCAGGTAAGACAAATCAGCTTATTACTGAGATTACCTCTTGGATTAAGACTTGCGGCTTCGAGGTTGCTATCAAGCCAGACAGCTACGCTGCTTCTGGTATCGCAAACAGAATTACTAAGTAACGAATATCGAGGGAAGGGCATAGTAAATTAAATACTGAGGTAGTAGCAATACGTAGCGAAGGTGCTTAATTTACGCTGGTAAGGAAAGTAAGTAGTGGGTTGCCTATATTCGTTATTATAATTTTTCGGAGGGCGGCACAATGGAAAGAGATAGAGCATACTATCGTTATCAGAGAAGACAACACATAGCTCGCAAAAGACATATCATTGATGAAACTCATCATTGGTTTTGTGATTGCGACGGAAAGTTAGCCAAAGGTAAAATTCATTGTTCCTGCTGGATGTGTGCCTTTAACCACCCTAAGAGTGGTTGGAAGCAGGTTACATATTCCGATATGAAAAGAATTGAAAAGCTTGATTATTCTGAATAGGAGTATCTGGCTGCTTAATCGGTGCTTACCTTCAGTTTGACCGTAACTCGAACTGTTTAACAATGCCGTTATAGCCCAATTGGCAGAGGCGCCAGTCTTAGGAACTGGTTAGTGTGGGTTCGAGTCCCTCTAACGGCACCATCGGGTTTCGGATATGGGTTAGGGCACGAGAGGTTACGCGAACCTTAAGGTCTTTACTCCGAAGAAAATACCTCGAAAGAGGAACTGCGAGTACTTGACTCCGATAAGCATACCCGAACCAAATAAAGACTCTTCAGCAATATTCCTTTCCAGAATAGACAAAGTGGCTAAGTCATACGACCTAAAATCGTACATATGGGGGTTCGAATCCCCCTTCCGGAACCGCAAGGTATAGAGAGTCTTGATAATCTCGGTTTAACTCAGCGGCGAGAGTGTCTCCCTTACAAGGAGAAAGTCATAGGTTCGAGTCCTATAACCGAGACCAAGTAGGAATAGTTATGTTCAGTGCTATTGTCTACAGCTAACTCCACTGTGTGGAGGCAGATTTGGTTTTATTTAACCCTGCCGACTTGGGTTAAAGTCGGAATTGATGTGGTGAGTAGCTTAATGGTAGAGCGCATGGTTGTGGCCCATGAAGGTGTGAGTTCGAATCTCATCTTTCCACCCAGAAAACCGCACGGATGGCCATGAGGACAGTCGACGGATTGAAGCGCGAAGAAGCTTATGGTGCGGGATATAAATAAATATGGGCCTCTGCAGGGTGTGGTATCCTCTTCATATTTTGCATTTTATATCGGGGCGTGACGTAACTGGTAAACGTGCGTGACTCAAAATCACGATTCTGTGGGTTCGAATCCCACCGCCCCGACCAATAAGGCAGTTCAGCAAAACACTTAAAACTTTTTCTTTTTTGCACAAAGGGGGATGTGGGTTCGAATCCCACCGTGGCGTTCGCGTCGCGTAGCTCAACGGGTAGAGTTTATAAGTATAACTGTCTTGATAATGCCGAGGTAGCTCAACTGGTAGAGCGCAAGCCTGAAGAGCTTGGCGTAGGGAGTTCGACTCTCCCCCTCGGCACCAATAAAGATACGTCAGCTACTCAATTAATGCGTTAGGAGCACGATGAGTGTGGGTTCGAATCCCATCCTCCCCGACCAGACTGCCCTTGTAGTGCATAGGTGTGCACGCCGCCTGAAGAAGGCGGAGGGTAACGGTTCGATTCCTGTCTCGGGCAGCATATCGGGGAGTAGCCCAATTGGCAGAGGCACGAGAAAAAAACGTATCTTGATAATGGCGGAGTATCTCAAGCGGCCTTGAGCACTGCCTTGAAAGCAGTTGGTACCGTGATGAGCGGTATGGGGCTCGACACCTCACTTCGTCGCCATAACGATAGTTCAGCAAACCAAATGTAAACCCTCAGAAATTGGTTACGTGGGGTTCGACTCCCCCGTTTATACAGGCGGCGGTCCGCCACAAACCTATCGTGTTTAAATTGATACCATCAGCGAAAGCTGAGTAAGGGTAGCGTTGCGACGTTGCCCTTATTTTTCCCTCAAAAATTTGACTTTTTTTATAAAATATAGTATAATATTTATAGAAAATCAAATGGAAAGGACGAGTTTAAATGGCTCAATTAAATGAAAAGACAGATATAACGAAGCGTAATATTCACATAATGATTACAAATCGTTGTGATAGAAATTGCCCGCTTTGTTGCAATAAGCAGTATAATGTAAATGAAATTCCCGTCGTTACGAATGAAGAGCTTGAAGAAGCTGAAAACATTTTCTTGACGGGCGGCGAACCATTTGCATATGCAGACCCTTGTATGACAGCTTCCTTTTTAAAAGGAACTTATCCTAATATCAAAAAGGTGTATGTTTATACCAATGCTTATGAGTTATATGAGTATCTTTATAAAAGAGAAAAGAACCTCTGGGGCATTGATGGACTTACGATTTCGATTAAGGATAAGCGAGACTTAGAAGTCTTTAAGGAGATAGTCTATCATAGACAAGTTTTCTCAAGACGAAATAATATAAGAGTTTATGTTTTCGGCGATATGGAAGTCGATGAATACTTCAAAACTTTCAAAAGAGAGTGGCAGAAGGAATTTGTGGCGGCGCCAGACTCTATTTTTCGTAGGGTAGCAACCTTTTACGAAGACAGGTGCAATTAAATATTTGACAAAAATTATATTTTATAGTATAATATATAAGTAAGATAAAAACAGCAAACAAAAATAATTATCTTGAAGGAGAGATGTGTAATGAGTAATTTCGTAAACGCAGCTAAGGCAATGGCTAATCAGACACTTACCGAAAACGGTGGACTCGCATATAGTTCAACAAACGGCGGCGCTCTTCTTGACATCTATGCAAAGATAGGTGGTATGAGAAAGAGAGATGCTTCCGCTATAATCAGCGATTGGAAGGCAGCAAGACAGGAGAACCCTACTCTTGCAGATAACCTTATCCTTTACGCTCGTAACATCAGAGACTGTGGTCTTGGTGAGAGACGTATCGGTCGTATTCTGCTTGCAGAACTCGGTCGTATCGACCCTCAGAAGATTGTCCGCAATCTTCAGACCATTGTTGATACAGGTAGATGGGATGACCTTTTCATCTTCCTTAACGGAAAGTATCCAGTAATTGAGGCAAAGGTATGGGAGTTTATCTCCAAGCAGCTTCGTGCTGATGCAGAGGGTATGGCTAAGAACCAGCCTATCTCCATCCTTGCTAAGTGGATGCCATCTATCAATACTTCTTCTCAGGAGACTCGTAAGCTTGGTCGTAGAGCTTGTCGTTACCTCGGTCTTACCGAGCGTACATATCGTAAGACTCTTGCAAAGCTTCGTGCACACATCGGCGTCGTCGAGACAAAGATGTCTGCTGGTAAGTGGGATGAGATAGACTTCCAGTCTGTTCCATCTGTTGCAATGAGCAGATATATCAAGACTTACAACAAGCGTTGTCAGGAGAGATTTGCAGCTTACAAGGCTTCCCTTGAAAAGGGCGAGGCTAAGGTAAATGCTTCTACTCTTTACCCATACGACATCGTGTACAAGTATATGTATGGTAGCTCTCGTTACCATCTTGACCCTGTAGACGAAGCTCAGTGGAAGGCTCTTCCTAACTACGTTAGCGGAGAGTACGATGTTGTCGTAATGGCAGATGTATCTGGCTCCATGTTAGGTCAGCCTATGGCAACTTCTGTTGGTCTTGCAACTTACTTCGCTCAGCGTAATAAGGGTGCATACCACAACCTTTATATGACATTCACTAACAATCCTCACTTCATATCCCTCGAGGATAGCTGGGGACTTGAGGAGTGTCTTAGAAAGGTAATGTCAACTGACATGGGTTACAACACTAACCTTGATAAGGCTTTCGAGCTTATCTATAAGACTGCTGTAAGAACCCGCGAGGTTCCAAAGGCTCTTGTAGTTATATCAGACGGTCAGTTCGACTACGACGTACGTCCAGACACTGCTGACTCCATTGTCGGTAAGTGGAACAAGAAGCTTCGCGAGGCTGGTCTCCCTGAGACTAAGGTCGTAAGCTGGAATGTTGAGGCACGTCAGGACAACTACATCGGTACTATCTACGATAACATCAGTTACTGCAGCGGTTCTGGTGTAGGTCCATTCAATGACCTTAGAGAACTCATCGAGTGCAATGCTTATGAGGCTATGGTCAAGATACTTTCTAAGGATGTATATTCTTGGAAGTAATGAAAATGTTGTATGGGTGGGAGTAAAATCCCACTTATAAATACAACAGTACGAGGGCAATAGTCTTCGTATTGACTTACGAGAGAATGGACGTAGAGCAACGTCCTATAAATAAAGAAAGCTCACTGAGCAAGATGAGGACGTGGTGCCGCGCCCTCGTTAAAATAAAAAATGGTTTCGACTTCTATCAGCAATCTTCTATAATAGATTTGATATGAATTTAGATAACAGGAAGTCACCTATGGTCTTCGGACAGGGTGACGGCGAATCCGATGCGTCGGAAACGTCATAGTAAAATTCCCATATCTGAAATGGTATGGCACTGGTTAGTCACCATGACGACTTGCTTATAGGTATAAGAACCTATCCCCCTTCAGGGTAATGGAAGGAAAAGTCTGGTGGACCCAGCAGGAAGTCGAGTTCTTATATTACGATTGCATCAGCAACTATTTTTGAACAATCAAATGATAGTAAAACAGTTAAGGAAGCATTGCGCTATACTTTACAGTTTAAGCCAACAGTCAAGGCTATTGACTGGCAATCGTGTTCTTAAAAACTACCGTTTTAAAAGAGTAGACGTTAGTCTGCTCTATTTTTTTTATATGGAGGAATTGTAATGGGGCTCATTAACCATATTCAATACCAGTATCTTGCATATTGGATTGATAAGGCAAGTTGTAATGGGTATAGTGGCGTAACAATATATTTTAACGCATATATCCCACCATTATCTTCTGAAATTAAGGACGAACTTAAACTAAGGCAAATAAAAATCAGCGAAGGCTGGGGCGGCGAATGGCGTAAACCCAAACCGTGGATTAGATTTTACTGGTCCGGAGAGGGTAGATGCGACCTTATAGTGCCGCCGTACAAAATTTTCTAAGAGTCAAAGCTATAAAAGCTTTGACTTTTTTTATTATATATGATATAATATTTATAGAAAGTGAAAAGGAGTGAAGATTATGATAGCAATTTTATTTACGGCGGCACTTGTAATCTTTATGCTCTGGTATCTTATCATTTATTTTGATGAAGATATTGAGTCTGAAGAGGATACAAAGAAGGCAACAGATTTCCTCAAAAGCACTGGCATGGGTATAAAGTTTACAGTTGATGATGTCAAGCAGACACTTAAGGAGGACTAATGATACATAAATTGGAGGTTGACCGATTGAGAACATTAATGGTATGGTTCTTTGCAAAGCCTGAAGATAGGGATACTCCTATAAGCCCTATAAATCTTTATGAGCTATCTGAGGAAGAAGACTTCGGTGATTATATCGACAAGTGGATATTAGACCATCCTTTTGATATAAATGCGGTTGCATATAAGCAGCACAGAGTAGTTGTTACATCTTATCGAACTGCCCTTGAAGATAGCTGGACCTGGATTCCCGATGATGCGGAATGGGACGATTATGGAATAAAGGAGGAAGACGAATGATAATTACCCACGGTGATGTTTTAAATACAGACGTACACATTATAGCTCATCAGGTAAACTGTCGAGGAGTTATGGGCGGCGGCTTAGCAAGGACAATTAAAGACCGCTATCCCGAAGTCTTTGATGTCTATAAGGAGTTCATTGATGAATACTGGGCTATCAATCACAAGTCTCCATTAGGTACAGGTTGTGCTTGGACCGCAGATGGACACGAAATATGGAATATCTTTGGTCAAGATGACTATGGCAGAGATAAATGCTATACAGATTATCAGGCAGTAAAGGACGGTTTTACTGATATGATACTCGGCTACAGAGAACTTGAATGTATTCCTGCTGATTACGCTCAGATGCCGATAGCTATTCCTTATCTTTTTGGTTGCGGTCTTGGTGGCGGCGACTGGTCAGTGATGAAGAAAACACTGGAAGAAGTCGAGAAGGAGAATAACGTTATCTTTGTAGCTTACAGATACAGTTAAAAATTTGACTTTATAAATAATCTATGATATAATATTATTATAATAAAGGAAAGGAGAGAAGAAAATGGACGAGAAAGTGATAATGCCAGAAGAGGAGCTTATGCACGTTGCAGTCAGGGAGCTTCAGAAAAGAGGTTTTAATGTAATCTTTATCGCTCTATACGGTGCTCAGAACTACAATCTGAGACGACCTAAGAGTGACTACGATTACAAGGCAGTTGTCGTTCCTTCACTGAGGGATATTGTATTCAACTCAAAGCCTGTAAGCCATGTTGAAGAAATGCCTTTCAACGGTCAGGTCGATGTTAAGGACATTCGTCTTATCGTTGACCAGTGGAAGAAGGGTTCTTCAAACTTTGTTGAGCTTCTTTACTCAGACTGGTTCTGGGTAAATCCAGATTACAGCCCTATGTTCTGGTTTATTCTTAATAGGGACGCTATTGCACACGCAAATGAAGAGTCTGCATTAAAGGCTATTGTCGGTCAGATTAAGGAAAAGTTTAATGCTCTTGACCACCCTTATCCAGTTCAGGTCGAGGAAGTCGAGAAGTACGGTTATGCTTCAAAGCAGCTCTCTCACGAAATGAGATTGCTTGCTATGCTTTCAAAATTTAAGCAGGAAGACTACGCGTACATTCTTAACCCATTTAAGGGTTCAGACTTGAATATGCAGAGATACTGGGGTGAAATCCTTGGTGTTAAGGATAGACAAATCAACTACTCTGCGGCTCAGGCTAAGGACCTTGGTAAGCGTATCGTTGAAGAGGCAGATGCTTGGCTCGCTAAGTACAGAGAAGAGGGTCTAAACTTTGACCAGTCTGTTCTTGACAGTATGGACGAGCAGAAATTCCTCATCATTAAGCGTGCGTTAAGCGACGAAATCTGGAGGAATGAGAATGTACAGTGAGTACCCTACTATGCCATAGACCTATAAACTTATAGGTTGGGGCACAAATTCAAAAGGCGAGAAAATTCAGATTGACTTCGGGGAAGTTTCAGACCTAAAAGTTGAGACTTCTTACGATTCAGTTTGTTCCTGCAGCGGTATGCTTGAAATGCCGTGGTAGACCAATAAAAGTATATCAGTATCATTTAGCACACCAGCTTTTAATCTTGAAGTATTAACAGGAAAGAAGGAGGAAGAAATGGCTAAAGGCGATTTTATTGCAGCTATCTTCCCTAATAGAGACGGTAATTATAGTCCTGACGCAAAGGTCTATTACTACGAAGTTGCTACACTTAATGGCTTAGCCGTTGGTGACAAAATCAAGGTATTGACCAATGCTCGTGTAACTCAGCATTTGTCAGATGTTGATTCCGTGTCTATGGGAACAATTAAGAAAGACCCTTATGGCGATAGCTGGATGCAGGTCTTAGAAGTATTTCGAGACGTTAATTACAAGTGTATGCCTGCTAAACTCGAGGCTCTTAGCGCACTTGGCGCATGGTCTAAAATTATAGATTACGACATTAAAAAGTGTGAGCCAGTATATGTTAAATACGAACCTTCTTCACTCTATGTGAAGAAAGATGACGTAGTAACAATAGGCGATGCAATACATTCATTCTCTTTGAGTGATGTAAATTCAGAGCCTAAAATAGTGTTTAAAAATGGCAAAAGTATAGAAGTTATTAAGGAGGAAAAATCAATGAATATGAAAAAGTTAATGGGCGACTTTATGTTCGGTAAGGTAGATACAAATACCATCAAGTATTCTTTCAACGGTATCGCTTTTAAGGCAGAAGACGGCGTAACATATAACGTATATAATGAGGACGGTTCACTTACCAATGTATCTGATATGGTAATGGACATTCCTATCTTTGCAATGCCTGTGTCTAAGTCACAGCTTGCAGTTGGTGATGTAATCCTTCACCCTGCTGACAGAACTCCTCTTGTCGTAAAGGAGAACGCAAAGACAGCTATCGTTGCTGTTGAGCCTAAGAGCAATGAAATCAAGACTTTCGCACCTAAGAAGTCTATCTTCGGTTTCGATTTCTACACTAAGATTATGACACCTATGGATATGTTCGGCGGCACAAATGCAAATGCTGAGAATCCATTCGGCAACATACTTCCTTTCCTTATGTTCAGCGACGGTAATACAGATATGAGCTCTATGCTTATGTTCTCTATGATGAACAATGCTAACGGCGGCACAATGGACATGAATGCAATGCTTCCTTTCCTTATGCTCAGCGATAAGTCTGGCGGCGACAATAAGGATTTTTTGATGGCAATGCTTATGGCGAAAGGCTTCGGCGTCCAGAAGGACTCAAGCGCAAAGCCCAGCGAAAATTGACGCGACAACTGAAACGTAATATTTAACTATAAAAGCGGAGAGTCAATAAAAAATTTGACTTTCCGCTTATTTTATGTTATAATATATATAGAAAATCAGTTAAAGGAGAAAAATAAATGGAGTTTACAATAATGAAATTAAAGGATATTCCTTTTACTATTCTTGAAAAGTATAAGAAGGAGTTTATACTTCCTATTGATACAGAAGTAAACTCCGCAATTTACATTAAGCCTACAGCGGCAGATACAAATACACAGATACACGATATGACTAAGCTCATTGGTATGACCAGAATAGCTCTTGTTATTCTTGATGTAGACCATCTTTTTATCAAAGAAGCTGAGGACTGGAGTGTGTATGGTTACTATGAGCCGCCGAAGAATATCATTCTCTGTAAGGAAGGGCGGCGCATTGCAAAAACTTTCAGAGATTATCTTACAGAAGTTAATATGTTCAGAGAGATAATCCATACGCCAGAGACATTGGTCTTTGGAATGTGTCACTCTGGTCTGGTATATTAAGGAGGACATAATGGGAAGAGAAAAGTATTATGACGGTACACGTTATTATAAATGTCGAAGCTGTGGACTTGTCTTTACTGAAAAATTTACTATTGACAAAGTAAGTTTCGAGTCACAGGTCAGAGATATGGGACCGCCGAATGTTGGTAAGCATAAGAGATGCCTTGGCGTTCCGTTACATTCTAACGGCGATGACCTCTTTTATGGTATAGGAGATTTAATCGGCATCGGTGTAAAAGATTTTGAGGAGACGAAGTAATGGAAAGATGTCCTTATTGTGATAATGAAATGACAATCTCTAAAAAGCAGGAAGAGATAATCGGAATGGCTTCATACTTTTACTGGATTATAAAATGCAGGACACATAACTGTCCAATGTCAGTTAAAATGTATGAAGTTATCAATGTAAAATCAAGCAAAGAAGCTATCGAAAAATGGAATAAGTGGGCACGGAAAACAAGAAAAGATATGGAGGTAGCTAATGGGCAAGGGAGATTACAGAAAGGTAAATGAATGTTGGGATGGAGAGGGCGGCAGTCGCTCTTCTCTTAATAATTTTTATGGTGAGGCGGCGCAAAATAAACCTTCAACAGGTAAGAAGAAGGTAAAAGAAAAGGTTAAGAAAGCTAACCATAAGCATGACTATGAGAAAGTTCTCATTAACTATGACGACTGGTACGGACTCTGCGTTGGTAGAATATGCCGTATCTGTGGTAAACTTGTATGTGACAAAACTGCTGTTTGTTTCCCTACAAATAATGGTTATTATCGAGCAATAAATGATGATGAACTTCTCGAACTCCCTGAATACAAGGACCTAAGAATAATTAACGGCGGAAAATTCATATAAAAATTTGACATTTTTTATATTTTATGATATAATATATATAGAAAATGAGAAAGAGGTAAAAAGAAATGAAAAAGTATGTAGATATCGAGCGTTTCAAGGAGAAGTATGATACCGTCTTTTCACTCGGTGAGCAGGTAACGATTACCGAGAAGGTTGACGGCTCAAATGCATCATTCACATATGACCCCACAACAAATACTGTTCTTGCGTTTTCTCGTAAGAACCAGCTTAATGAGGCTAACACACTCAACGGTTTCTGGAACTGGGCACAGCAGCTCAACGTTTCTCAGATTGATATGCTTACACAGCACGGCAGATATGTAATCTTCGGCGAGTGGCTTACAAAGCATACAATCAAGTACCCTGAGAACAGATACAAGAACTTCTATATGTTCGACGTATGGGATACTCAGACAGAGGAGTACCTCCCTCACGAGGACACATACGCAATCTTCAAGGGACTTGAGAACGCAGTACAGCTTACTCAGCAGGTAATCTACTTTGTTCCTATCTTCTACACAGGTGAGTTCAGAGGTTGGGATACTGTTTACCAGCTTGTAGGTCAGTCTATGCTCGGCGCAGAGCCTTGTGGTGAGGGCGTCGTTATTAAGTCTCAGGACAGACTTGACAACAAGAACAGCAGAACTCCTTCATACCTTAAGATTGTCGCAGAGAAGTTTTCCGAGGTTCATCAGGACCATCACAAGCCTGTAGACCCAGAGGAGCTCAAGAAGAGAGAGGCTGAGAGACAGTACATAGCAAGTGTTGCAACTGCTCGTAGAACTGAGAAGTGTCTTCAGAAGCTTGTCGATGAGGGTCAGCTTAGACCTGATTGGGACGAGCACGATATGGGAGCAATCGCAAAGGTACTTCCTAAGATGATGTATGAGGATTGCCGTAAGGAGGAGCCAGAGGTAGTCGCAGCTTGCGAGAACTTTGGTAAGATTTGCGGTAGCCTTACAATGACATACGTAAGAGATATGCTTAAGAGCAGATAAGGAGGACTCATATGGATATTAATGTAAAGGTAACATTCACAGCTCCTTCCGCTGAAGGACTCAGCGGCAATACAGAGCATAAGTCATGGACATATCTTACAGCTAAATCAGAAAAGGAACTCGATAATACTATCGAAGGTATCCTTACTGACTTTGTGATGAAGACTGGCGTTAATAAGGATATGGTCACAATCGTAAAGGAGTACGACAATGACACTGGAGAATCTAATAGCGGCTCTTGAAGCTTTCGCTGAAGTAAGTATCCGCTTGACTTTTCACGACGATGTTCTTTTTGAGGGCATCGCCGTTGGAAATAAATCTCAATGGGTTGAATATGCTCAACGCAGAGTAAACCTAATAAAACATAGGAATGGAGTGTATGTAATCTATGTATAAGAAGTTAACAGATTGGGAACTCAAGACAATGATTGAAACCAGCCCGCCTCAAACAGTCGCGTATATAAGGGAACTTGAAAAGCGGCTCGAAGAGACAGAGCGGGCACTCAGAGTGGCGAGAAACTTCGCCGTAGGCAACTTGACAATAACACCAGACCACTGCGATGGCTGATGTTAAAATATTAAGGAGGACAAAAATATGTCAGTAATTTTAGCTAATCTTGGACTCATTCTCGGCGGTCTCGCCATCATCTTACTCATCGTAATTATAGCGACGGGTTATGTAAAGGCTCCGCCAGACACCGCATTCATCATCTCAGGTCTTCGTAAAAAGACCGTCATCGGTAAGTCATCTATCAAGATTCCATTCCTCGAAAGATTGGATAAGTTAACTCTCCAGTTAATTCAGATAGACGTAAAGACTTCCAACTCAGTTCCAACGGCAGACTACATCAATGTAATTGCTGATGGTAATGTAAACGTAAAGGTATCCAGCAATCCAGAACTTTTATCAATCGCGGCAGAGAACTTCCTTAATAAGGACGTCACAGACATCGCGAAGGTAGCACGAGAAGTGCTTGAAGGTAATATGCGTGAAATCATCGGTCAGATGACCTTGGAAGAGATGGTAAATGACCGAAAGAAGTTCGCAGAAATGGTTGCGGAAAATGCAGGTCCTGACTTCAGGGCTATGGGTCTCGAAATTGTTTCATTCAATGTTCAGAATTTCTCTGATGAGCAGGGACTTATCGAGAACCTCGGTATCGACAATACCGTAAAGATTCAGAAGAAGGCGGCAATCGCTAAGGCAGATGCTGAAAAGGAAATCGCAATCGCTCAGGCTAAGGCACAGAAGGATGCCAACGATGCACAGGTTGCGGCAGACACAGAAATCGCTAAGAAGAAGAATGAGCTTGCTATTCAGAAGGCAGAACTCAAGAAGCAGGCAGACATCAAGAAGGCAGAAGCCGACGCTGCATACCAGATTCAGGAGCAGGAACAGCGTAAGACTGTTGAGACTACAACCGCTGATGCAAACCTTGCTAAGCTCGAAAAGGAAATCGAGTTGAAGGAGCGTAATGTAGCCATCACCGAGAAGGCTCTTGAAGCAGAAATCAAGAAGAAGGCAGAAGCAGACAAGTACGCAAGACAGCAGGAAGCTGAAGCTCGTCTCATCGAAACACAGAAGGCGGCAGAAGCAGACTTGTTCGAGCGTCAGAAGTCAGCAGAAGCTAAGAAGAACGAAATTGAGCGTCAGGCAGAGGCTCAGAAGGTTCAGGCAGAGCGTGAAGCAGAAGCTAAGAAGGTCGCTGCAGAAGCAGCTCTTTACGAAGAGCAGCAGAAGGCAGAGGCACGTAAGGCAGCCGCTCTCGCACAGCAGGCAGCTATGGAAGCTGAAGCAGCAGGTATTAAGGCAAAGGGTGAAGCTGAAGCGGCAGCTCTCCTTGCTAAGGCAGAGGCTGAAGCCGAGGGTATCCTCAAGAAGGCTGAAGCTATGAAGCAGTACGGCGACGCTGCTAAGATGGATATGCAGATTGAAGCACTCAAGGTTTACTTCGAGCAGCTTCCTGCAATCGCTGGAGCAATCGCATCACCTATGGCACAGATTGACAAAATCACTATGTACGGTGAAGGTAACACAGCTAAGCTCACAGGCGATATAATGACAACCCTCAATCAGGTTAATGATGGCTTGAAGGGCTCAACAGGTATTGACATTCAGTCAATCCTCGGTGGCGTTCTCGGCAGTAAGTTAATCGAGAAGAAGGAAGACTAATTTATGAAAGTCAAAGGCGTAAAAACCTTTGACTTTTTTTTTATATTATGATATAATATATATAGAAAATGAGAAAGAAGTGAGATAATGTTTGTAGTATATGCAAAATTTAATCACAAGTGGATAAGAATAAAGGCTTTTGAAAAGTTAGAAGATGCTAATAAGGAAATGCGTGAGCAGGTTTTTCTGTTCAAGGCTGAGGCGGCATCTGTTGAAAAGGAGGATTAAAATGATTTATTTTATTAGCGATTGCCATTTTGGTCATGACCGAGAGTTCGTATTTGGACCGAGAGGGTTCAGCAACATTAATGAGATGCATAAGGCTCTCATTGAAAATTGGAATAAGACTGTTACAGATGAGGACGACATCTATGTTGTTGGAGACTTCTTCCTCGGCACAGATTGGGAGTTCATTAAGGACGTTCTCTACACTCTGAAGGGCAGGATTCATCTTATTGTAGGAAATCACGATACGCCTGCTAAGATTGATGAGTATGACAACTGGGATAATATTGTCGAGATTGCTGACGCACTCCGTCTTAAGTACAAGAAGAGAACATTCTTCCTCTGCCATTATCCTACACTCACAGCAGGTCTTGAGCAGGACCCTCATAGAGCAGTAATCAACATCTTCGGTCACACTCATAGCAAGGATAAGTTCTTCGAGGACAGACCTTATATGTACAACGTGGCGGCAGATGCACATAACTGCACACCTGTTTCTATTGAGCAGGTTATTGAGGATTTCAATGCAAAGGTTGATGAGTGCATCAAGTACCTCAACGAGGAGGACAAGTAATGGTTGACGGAATTTATAATGCACAGATAGAGTCCACTTGTCTTGGTCTCTACGACGGCACAGGGCCATTGTTCTTTTACATAAGAACTATATTCTATGATGACGCGCACCCTTCTCTTTCAACACCAGACTATTGCTCTGATTTCACAACTCAGTTCGGTCATTTCACTACTCCATCACTTGGACCAACAGAATATATAAGCTATCCTTATACCGATGAACTGATAAGAGAAGTTCTAAAGGTAATCGGTGTAAACAAGTGGGAAGATTTACCTAATAAGTATCTCAGAATAAAAATCACTGACGGCATTATTACTGACATCGGGCACATCACTAAGAACAAATGGTTCAATATTCGTAAGTTCTTTAAGGAGAAGCCAGAGGTGAAGTAAATGGTTGACAAGACATATAGTTTTACAAAGGAAGAGCTTGACGAACTTGGTTCTTTCTTTAGAGTACACGTTGCAAATGCCAATGATGATGGCAATAGCGGACGGTATAAATGTCCAAAGCACTGGATGAAGTTCGTTATATTTGCGCCGCCGCGAGCAGGAATCTTATACAAAGGATTTGTTTGCAACTGCGGCTTCGAGTTTTATTTAAGAAAGAAAAACGAGGGCGGCTAATGAAAAAGGAAACTATAGAATATTATTGCGATAGATGTAAAAAGAAAATCTCATATAGTGAACATACTGATAATAGAATAGTTCTCTACCCAAAGAGAGGTCTGTTTTTGGTAGAACATAAAGAAGTGCATCTATGCAAGGAGTGTTTAAAGATAAACTTCGATTTCGTACAATTCTTTTTGAAATAAGGAAGGAGAATAAAATGATTAAACCTGCAATATTATATGAAGCTCAGCTAAAGGAAAAGATTGCTGAGACTTGGTATGACCCAGATTATATGTATTATTATGATACTACCCCTGGCATACCTGATATAGCAGACAAACCCGATAATCAGTATCAGTTTGTTTCTGTCAATGAACAGGGAGAAGTAGTCGGTTTCTTCTCATACTGGGTATATGAACCCTCAAAGCGTGCAATGAACTTCGGACTGATGGCTTTCAGAAAGCACAACAGAACCTTTATGAAAGATGCTATTCAGATGTTCAAGGATATGTTCTTGAAGTATGGCATCGAAAGTGCCGAGTGGCGTTGTTATGCAGATAATGAAGAAGCAGTCAAGCTTTATCGTAACATTATAAATCGCTACGGCGGCGTCGAGGTCGGAACTCTCAGAAAGAATGGCGCGCCGCAGAACCGTAAGATATGTGATACCATTGTCTTTGAAATTATCAAAGAGGACTTAATATTTATATATGATAAACGCCATCGTCCTGTTGATATAAAGGCGATGACAGGGGCACAAAAGATAGCTAATCTTCATTATAAAGCACATACATTTTCAATATTAACACAGCGAGATATTGCGAAGATAGATTTGCTTTATGATAAGTTCTGTTTAAAGAATAGGTTAAATAAGGAGGATTAAAATGGGATACGATTATGCGGAGTTAATTGAAAATTACAATAATTATAGGGTCAATAATAATGAGGAAGAAGCCAATAAGGAAATGGAGTATATAGCTTCAAGATTAAAGGAGAAGTTCAGGTCAGGAATAACGATTACTTCTGATGAAATTGCTGTACTCTTTAACTACGAGGTCTTTCCTTATGAGAGTCAAGATGGTGAATACTTCGACCACGGATATATCTGGCGAGATTATATCTTTGAAATTGAAGATAATGAAAACTATATGATGACCTTTGCTTATCATGATAGCTATGGTATTCCTGAGTATGATGCTCAAGTGGCGGAAAAGTGCGAATATAAGGAAGTAACTAAGACAATGTGGGTCCCTGTAGAGGAGGATAATGAATGACATTAAAAATCGGTATAGACCTCGATAATGTAGTTGTTAATACTACTGAAGCAGTTATCGAGTATTTAAACGAGAGAATACCAAATCTCAATTTAAAAATTGATGATGTAAAGGAGTATTGGCTGGAGAAAAATTTGCCAGTCGGCTATTCTCGTCTTGTTAAGGAAGCCTTTGAGTCTAAGTATATGTGGAAAAAGGTTAAACTTATCAAGTATGCAAAGAAGTATATTAAGAAACTTTACCAAGAGGGACACGAAATTTACTTTGTAACCAGTTCTTTGCCTGAGAATTTACGCAAAAAGATTAAGCACTTATCTCGTAATCTTAGCTTCTTCCCTGAAGGATATGTTGAAAGTCACACTATAAACATTCGTCAGAAGCAACTTCTCAAACTTGACATATTACTTGACGATTGTATGGATAATCTTGTGGGAGATATTTCATATACTCCACTTTGTATGGGTTATCCTTGGAATGAAGATGATGAACGCGTAGGTCACGTATATGGCTGGCCCGAAGCTTACAATGTTATTCATTATATTATTGATGAGAAGGAGAGAGAAGCTAATGCATGAGTCATTTAAAAATATACCAGTAATAGATTGCCGCGATTTGACAGATATATTCTGTGAGGAAATGGGGCTGCCAAATCATAGACAGATTTGGTATGAGCACGTACAGCTTACTGAAGCTCAGGCAAGAGACATTGAGATTATCGGTGACATCGTATGGAGAAATTATGCTCAGATGTATGGTAATGAGTCTTTTGAAAGATGCGATAGTGATACCTTTTATTTTGACAGCGAAGAGTATGCAGAAGAAGGCGAAAAAGATGCTGATAGAATAAATTATCTTGCTAAGAAGATAACTGAGATAGCAGATAAAAAGTTCGCTGACGGCACATTTCCAGAAGAATTTTATAACCTTGTTTGGTGGTAAGGAGGAAACAATATGACATTAAAAGAGATAAAAGAAAAATATCACGAACTCAATGAAGAGTCAATAAGGATTAACAGTGAGCTTTTTCATCTTTCAGAACAGAGACGCGAGATACAGAAAGAAAGATTAAAGCCTTTAGTTGGTAAAGCTTATCGTAATCGTAAAGACAATCGAGTAGTATTCGTTTATTCTGTGCCATTTGAAGTATATAGAGCACTTGGTGTCTCATTTAATGAGTTTCAGATTCCTGTGCTCAAGACTTCTATGGACAATGATAATGGCGGCCCATCTGTACCAACAGTTGAGATAGATACTATTTTCTCAAAGGCTTGTGAAGCAGAAGACCCTGTAAAGGAATGGGAAAAAGAATGGGAAGAAGTTTCTGCAAATGAATTTTTGCAGGAAGTTATTGACCAGTATGTTATGTTTATGTCAGATATAAGAGGAACATCTATTAAGGAGGACTAATTATGATACTTATGTTAATCTTTATAAGCGCAATCATTATTGCCTATGTTATAAGAGTGATAGGTTTAAAGAAGGACCGTTGCTATTTTGACAACCATTTTGGAGTGGCTCTATTTGCTCAGCTGCTTTGTATATGCGGCATTGGAGCAAGTGCAATTTGTGCTTTTGCAATTCCCATAGAACAGTGTCAGTATGACAACTCGTATAAAAAGTGGGATACCAGACGCGCGGCACTGGAAGAAAGAATAGACCTGTGGGAACAGGGCAATGCAGACAATACTCTTTTCAGCGACATAACAAATTTCAACGTAGAGCTTGTAGATGAGCAATACTGGAGCTCTAATCTTTGGACAAACTGGTTTAATGACAGCGCTTGTCAGCATTTTGATAAGATTGAAATACCAAAGAATATGATAGAAAGCGAGGAATAATATGATACTCGGAATTATATTAATATCAATGTTAGCTATCGGACTTTTAGGTCTTCTCCTTCCATCTTCATTAACCGATTGGATACCAGATGCTGGAGCTTGGATGGTAATACTTTGTCTCTTCATAGGAGGCGGCGGCACGATAGCATTAGCAGGTACTGCGGCAACAGAAAGGTCAAAAAGTGGTTATGAAACTTCTTATAAAGAGTGGGATAGTCGCTATAGAGGACTGTCAGCTCGTATAACGCTTTGGGAAAATGGTGCTGAAGACCCTAACCTTTGGGATGAGGTCGAGAAATATAATAGCGATTTAACTGATGCTCAGTATTGGGCTAATAATAAGTGGACAAACTGGTGGAATGAATATGCCTGCAATGACTTTGATGTTATTGAGGACATACCTTCTGTCGATGACATTCCAGTAGACGCAAGAAATAAGGGAGAATAAAAGAGAGAAAGGAGCAGTAATGCTCCTTTTCTTTTTAATAAAAATTTGACATTTTTTATATTTTATGTTATAATATATATAGAAAAGATGAAAGGAAAGATGTTAAATGACAGCTATTGATAATTATACAACATATATAGAAGGTATGCAGAAGTCGCTTGACGACAAACTGTTCTGGATACCACTTCTTGAAAATGAAAAGATAGACGCAGTTGTTGACTTCGGTTGTGCTGACGGAGCACTTATCGACAAAGCTTATCAGCAGTTGTATCTTCAGCATAATGAGAACGTTAAATTCATCGGAGTCGATAATAACGAGAAGATGCTCGACAGGGCATTAACAAACTGTCCTTTTATGAAGGCGGCAGTAAACCTTGGAGGAGTTCAAGTAAAAGAGAATTATCTCCTTAATCTTAGTAGCGTTATCCACGAGGTTTATTCTTACTGCACTGATGAGGAAATTGATGACTTCTGGAATCACGTTCTTAATGATAACTATAAGTATATCGCTATCAGAGATATGATGGTTGACAGGTCTGTAAATCTTGTTAACCCAATAGTAGAACATACACAGAGCGGTATTCATAATTTCCGTAATGAATATTGGAACAAGTATTATGATAAAATACACGAGTTTGATACAAAACAGTGGCAGAATTTCCTTGTTCATAACGGCTATGATGCAGATGAAAGAAGCTGTGAAGTTGAAAATAAAGACGTTCTTCACTTCCTTATGAAGTATCGTTATATCGAGAACTGGGAGAGAGAAGTAAGAGAAAACTATTTCCCAATCTACTTTGAGGACTTACTCAATAAAATAATCGAGAACGGCAACTATGAAATCGTCTATGCAAGACAGTATATCCTTCCTTTCGTAAAGGAAAAGGTTAAGGAGGACTTCGACATAGACCTCGTAGACAATACGCATTGTCAGATTTTACTTAAATGGATTGATTAAAGGAGGTATCTTAATGGGTTTTCATATGCACACATTCCCAATCAGACTTATAGACAAGGCTGAAAAGCCCATTAAGATTGTCTCTGGTTGGGCAAATGACGACTACACAATCGGTTTCCACAAGATTTGCACTAAGCGTGCAGGCTGGACTAAGTGGGCGGCAACAGACCTCTACTCTGGTACTTGCATTACTATCCAGAAGACTCGCCGCCAGTGCGTTGAGTGGATTGAGAATAACAAGGAGCTTATCGAGAAGACTATGGAGGAGCCTTGGTACATTCAGAGAGTTATGGAGTTCAAGAAGCTCCTTGAAAAGGAAATGGAGGAAATGGAATGAGTGGCTTACACAAAGATGGAATAGGTTGGAACGCTCTTGGTGTTTGGTGCGGCGAATGCGGTGCCAGCACTTGTGAGGGGTGCAAATATGAGTACAGACCATTCCAAGGTTTTAGCGAAAAAGTAATCGCAGAGTTTAAGAGAGTACAGAAGGAGGACGAAGAGTTTATGGAAAGAGAACTTAAAAAGCCTTATGAAAATATGCCCATTGAAAATCCTATTCCTGCAAACGCTTGGTGCGGCGAATGTAACACAGATACTTGCGAAGGATGTCCTTACAGAGAGGAGCTTATAAGAAATGGAGAGAACAAGCCATTATAAAAATGAGCGTAGCTCACGCGAGAAGTTCATCCACGATGTCATCGGTTATGGCAATGTTATTGAAAAGTTCTACTGGGATAGAGGTCATAAAGACGGTCCTGAGATACATTGCGTAACCGATACTGGCATCATTATCATCTATAATGCAATCACAAACAGGCTGGTCACAACTCTTATCGCAAGACCAGCACAAATTAACAGGTACTATGAGAAAGAGGGACGAGTCGCTCCGCAGTCTCTTCTTGACTTGGCGGCGGAGCATCAAGAGAAAGGATACAATAAGCTATGATAGAGCGTATTAAAGAGTTTTATTACGACCACGAAGAGGGCTGTATCGGAGCAATAGCTATAACTATACTTGCGAGTATTATCATATTTCTCTCCATACCAGTCACAGGTTCAATGACAATCGAGCATCTGCGTTGGAACTGGGATATACCTGTACAACGCTATAAAGCTTGCTCACATACATCTGAATGGTGGCCGCCAGCAGATGCATATGATATTTGGACAGAACAAATACGACATCAGAAGAAGGTAGTTGACAAGTCTGCATACACAGACTCAGATGGACACTATCATTCTGAGAAGTATCATTATGAGTATTACTATACTACCCGCTATCATTACAAGACTAATGAATGGTGCAACAATGGCTCAATAGATAATAGCGGATTAGAGGGGTCTACTCCTTGCGAAAAGCCTTGCGACCTTCCATATGATGTTGACAACCCTCAACTCGGAGATAAGCGGCGCCGCGGCACAGATAAATGGTACGAAGTTATCGGAGTAGATGAGGAAGGAGAATATCAGACCTATAAAATATCAGAGGGAGACTGGGAAAGACTTGAAATCGGCGGTCATATTACCTTTAAGAGACATAAATTCTCCAAGAAAATCTATGATATTGAGTTCACATAACTGATTTTGAGAGTCAAAGAACTAAAAATTCTTTGACTTTTTTTATATATTATGATATAATATATATAGAAAATCAGAAAGGAAGTAAAAATTATGTTCAATATTCATTTCTCAATAGAGCGTTGGAAGTTCAATAAAGAATATAATGTATACGTATCCAATCAGGGTCGCTTCAGAGACAAGGACAAGAAGGAAATCTTTCCTGCTCCTTGTCAGGGATACCTTATCTTCCGCTTCGGTTCGATATGGATTCCTGCTCATCGTCTGGTATTAAAGACTTGGATGCCAGTAGCAGATGAGACTCTTACAGTTGACCACATTAACCACAACAAGCGTGACAACTCTTTAAAGAACCTCCGTTGGCTTTCAAAGAAGGAAAACGAGCACGATGAGGCTCTTGAGACCTTCATTGAGGGACTTAAGGAGATTGGCGCTTTTGAGTACATTCATGGTTTAAGAGGAACACCTGACCTTTCTTCAAACAGACGTAAGAATGTCTATAAGAGCCACGGATTAAACTCCGACGGTTCTGTTAAAACAAAGAAGAAGAAGAACAAGAAGAAGGGTAGCTCTTCTGTTCCAGTTGATATAGAGGACAATGGCGTTCTCTTTACAGTAACAACTGGCGGTAATACTGCTGAGAACCTCAGATTAGGTCAGGCGGCGCAGTTCATTTCTGCATACTGCGGACAGGACGCTCCACAGATTAAGAGCTCCTTAAAGGACTGCTGCAATTCACAGGTAAAGAGAAAGAAGAAGTATGGAGCAGATATTACTTTCATCTATAAGGAGGTAATCTAATGAAAACAATAGCTATGACGGGGCACAGACCAGAGCGTCTTGGTCTGCCCCTTGATGTTAGAGGTAACGAATGGGCTCCCATTCGTTACTGGATACATAATACCCTGAAAGAATTTATTGACAAGTACGGCGAAATAACTGTATTCACAGGTATGGCAAGTGGCGCAGATATCGTAATGGGATATGTTGCCACACTAATGAAACAGTCAGGCTTTCCTGTTAAGGTAAGTTGTATTTGTCCTTGTACAGGTTATGGCAGAAAAGACCCTGTATATAATCAGATTATGGAGAGAGCAGACGAGGTTATTAATATCCATGATGCTTGGGTAAGGGGTTGCGACAATGACCGTGACGAGTATATGGCGAAGAACTGTGACTTTATGTTTGCTATTTTCGATGGACATCAGAAGGGCGGCGTTTGGAGTACACTCAAAAAGGCTTACAGATACAAGAAACCTGTTAGCTTTTGTCCAAAGGAGAACTGGCCTGATGCTTATAAGGAGGATATATAATGGACGAAATAAAAGTACAGCTTGACCTTACCTTACCACAACTAAGAACTCTTACCAAAGGTCTTGGCTATTACAACTCTATGTTAAAATGGGGAGCTTCTATTGGCGATTCGTCAGCAAGTGCTTTGTCAGATGTTCTCAATATTGAGCTTATCTTTAAGCAAATAGATGTTGAGACTGATAAGATTGACCCAAGAATTTTGAGAGGAGAAGCATAATGTTCGGAAAAAAGAAGAAGCAGATAGCTCCGCCAGCTGAGGACCTTTCAAAGGAAGTCCGTGACATAGTCATAGCTAATCTCAGCGGACTGCCAACAGCTGAGACGGCGCGGCCTAGCGGTGCCAGTAATCTCTATGAAAAAACAAAAGAAGACATCGGCGAATTAACCAGACAGATTAAGACAAGAATTACAAGTGCCATTGAAAAAGGAAGAGCTGAATGTTCAAAGTATATAACATCAGACGACTATTTGACAGAAATATGGCAAGAAATGTCCAATTACTTGAAGATAATACAGGACGTTTTAGGTGAACTTGGCTATAAGACAGAAGTTAAATATAGCGATGGTCACTGGTTTAGCTCATACGACTTAACGATTTCTTGGAAGGAGATAAATTAAAATGAATGAGAATATGAAGATAAAACTCGAACTCGATTTGGCAGAATACCTTGTCGTTGCGGCAGGTGTTGGAGCATTTCATCAGATGGCGGCACAGAAACTCGCTGATACTCTTTCTGGTAAGGTAGAAAAGAAGGAAGACCAGCTCAATGTAGATGAGTTCGACGAGACTCATAAGCAGATAATGGTACTCTACGATAAGCTTGCAGACGCATACAAGGAGGCTGAAGCGAATGAGGACGACAATTGATATTGTCATCGAGTCAGACGCATCGCTACAATATCAAAAGAAGAAGCTTTACAAGTATGAGAAAATACTAAATAAGTATGGGCAGCTCATAGAAAAAGATGGAAAGGACCACCTCTATATCAAAACCGACTCGGTTTATGATTTACTGAATAAACTTCCCTATCCATCAGTCTTTTATCCTGCCGATAAGTGGAATCGGCAGGCTCGTATAGTTATAGCTGACCGAGACTGGACAAAGTATCGCAGTTCTATATCAGATGTATTAATTTAAGGAGGAAGATAAGATGGAACTTTATCGTGCAAGATTTACCCATCCTACCGCAGGATGGGACGGAGGAAAGCACCCAAGAGAAGAACTCGAAGTAGACGAATTTTATGAAATTGACTACATTGAGATACACTCCATGCATACGAGAATTTATCTAAAGGGCTTCAAGGACTGGTTTAATTCTGTAAATTTTGACTTCTATATAGGAGAAAACAAAGTTGACTCCTTCGTTGCCTTATGCGAAGACGGATGCGGTTCAAATATTGACGAGTGGAGATAAAATTAGGGCGGCATAGTAATGTGCCGCCCTTTAAAATTTTTGACATTTTTTATATTTTATGATATAATATATATAGAAAGTTAAGGAAAGGAAGTAAAAATAATGAAACTGAAAATAATATATAAGTGTGAAAACTGCGGAGAAATATTCGAGGGCGGTTATGTATGTAATGTAACTGATGAATCAATAAGCACAGCTCTTGAGCGTCCTGCAAAGGATATTCGTATACATCCTTGTAAGTATCAGGTCTGGGGCGCGGCACGCATACTTAGATTTGAAGGTCCGATAGTATCTGGGGAGGTTTAATTAAATGGAAACAATTAAATTAGAACTTCTTTCATACGTACGCATAGCTGGTCAGTTAAAATTTAATTGTACCAAGAACGGCGAGTCAGGTTATATTCTTCTCATTAACAATGAAGAGGATATAAACTTTTTCTCAAGAGTCTTTAATATGAGAGGACCATCAAATGATGAAGTTAAACTCGAATTCTCCTGCCCTTTCTTCATACGCAAAGTGGGCGAAGGAAGATATGTCACTCGTAATCAAATGACAGGACAAGACATATATTTCGATGCGGAACTCATCAAATGGTATCCCGAAAGCAACTTGGGAATGAGTGAAGAGAACGCAATGCTCTTTGAGAGCGAATATAGAATGGAAGAGACTGTTACAATTCCATTGGAAAAGATTGACATTCCTACCCTTATGGCAATTTGGTATAAGGAGTATATGCCAGCTTTTGGCTCAAAGAGAGAGATAGACGGTAAAATGTGTATCGACCTTATAAAGATGAGGAAAGTATAATGGAAAAATGTAAAGACTGCGAGCTTTTTGAATACACAACTACTGGCGGCTTAAGAGAACGGTATCCAAAAGCACCATCAGACTGTGATGGCTTATGTTATTTCCGTTCTCCGCCTTGGGAGCCGCACCCTACTAATAGTGAGTGGGACGTAGACGACTGTCCTCATTATCTTGAATTTCTTAGACAGGATACTGAGGAATATGATATGCAGATGCGAGATATTTTGACATTAGAGGAAGGACTTCCGAGTGAGAAAATGAGGATTGAAAATGAAAGTGCGATTGTACTCATTGGCAAACCCTTAACAAAGGAGGAATAAGAATGTTCGGTCATTGGGACGAGAAAGATGTACCCCCTTGTTTTGATTGCGATATTTGTGCTCTTGGCGATATGAATTGTCTGACAGCAATGGGTGAGAACAATTTCGAGCCAGCTTCAAAAGAACAAATTATCGCTCGGCTGAAAGATAATAGGTTTCCCGATTATAGACAACATATGATTAAGACTTTAAAAAAAGTCTATAATGTAGACTGGAAGGAAGAGGTAAAATGAAAGTAACTCTTGACCTCACGAAAGAAGAAATCGAAATAATAATTGATAGATTTAATTATGATTTCGATGAAGGCGATAGTCCCGCTTTCTGCGGCTGGTCTATGTCGCTTTATACTCCAGAAGAGAGAGAACAAATTGAAAATAGTAAAGAAATAAAAGCGATGTTAAAAGCTGGTAATCAGCTTTGGCAATACATAAGGGAGAGATAAAAATGTTAAAGATACAGGAGTTTATCCTTGCACACGATAACTGGCGTGAGCTTTTGGCTGATGCGCCTTACAACTTAAAGATTTCTGAGGACGACGGCTTCGTTCTTTTCAAGTATAACCAAATAGCTTCCGACTTCTCTCAGGAAATTTGCAAGGAGGCTCGTGGTCTTATACTTGATTCTCAGGACAACTTCCGTGTAGTTCGCTACGCGTTCAAGAAGTTCTTCAATGTAGACGAGTTCTACGCAGCTAAGCTCGACTGGAATACTGCCGTTGCAACCGAGAAGATTGACGGCTCTATTATGTCTGTATGGTATGCTCGTGGCAAGTGGCATCTTTCTACCAACGGTACTATTGATGCTTTCAAGGCTGAGCTTGCGGGTGTAGGTCCTTACAAGAACTTCGGTGAGCTTTTCGAGTCTGTTCTTCCTTTGTCTACTTTTGTAGGCAATCGTTACGAGAATATCTGCTGGACTTTCGAGCTTGTATCTCCTTACAATAAGGTAGTCATCGACTATCCTGAGACTAAGGTATACCTTCTCTCTATGCGTTATATGACAACCTTACGCGAGTTAACTAACCCTGCACTTCATGCATACTCTAAGATGCTTAGAGTTGAGATACCAAAGGCTTATATCTTAAATAACGAGAATGACTACCGTCAGCTTGTTGCAGATATGCCAGAGGGTCATGAGGGCATCGTAGTTCGTGACCAGTACAATGAGCGTGTAAAGATTAAGACACTTCTTTACTTTGAGATGCACAAGGCAAAGAACAATGGTGTTTTAACTCTTGAGCGTATCGTAGACCTTATTCGTGCAAATGACCACTACGAGTTCTTATCTTACTTCCCTGAGTACCAGTCTGTGTTTGACGACGTTAAGCATCAGATTGACCGTGCTGAGGGTATAGAGGAGAAGATTCGTCAGGACGTAGCTCTTTGGAAGAATGAGCATCCATTCGAGGAGGGCGACCGTACTGCACGTAAGTGGTTCGCACAGGACTACGGTAAGAACAAGTACGGTGCATTGTACTTCGCGGAGTACGACGGTCGTCTTGTAAATGCCGTAGAGACTATGGATACCAAGAAGTTCATTTCGCTTTTCAAGATTGAGTTAAAGGAGGACGCATAATGGCAGGGGGATTACTTTGGGATAAGGCTGACGCTCGCATTTCCAATGACGAGCTTGCAGAAATAAATGAATGGGCACAGAAGCACGCAGAGGTCTGTCAATGGATGGACCTCATCGTGCAGGGGCACGGCGTAATGCATTATTGCGTAGAATACAATTCAGAGTTCGGAGAAATAGATGTGGGTGCTTATTGTACCTGCGGAAAACGATATTATACGGGCTGCGGCGAGATGCCGCCTGTCGGAGAGGGGTTTAAAGATGTTTAACGCTAATAAAATAAGACGAGAAGCAGAAAAGAACGCCGCAAGAATAAAGAGGGAAGAAGAAAAAGCATTTCTCCAAAAGAAGAAGAAATTTTGGAAAGAATTGACAAAAAGAATTAAAAGAGAGGCTAATAAAGGCTGTTCTTATGTTTGCCTCACCGCAGATGAATATCTTGTTATACCTTCTGAAGAAATGTGGGATACTCTCACTAAGCAGGGATATTGGTTTGACAATATATATACTTCGAGAAACCATAGCTCCTCAAAGTTAAGTTTTACTTACTATTATGGACGAGCCTATCTTTATATTCACTGGGATGAAAAGCTTCCCGAAGAACCTGACTAATAAAAATTTGACTTTTTTTATATAATATGTTATAATATATATAGAAAAGGTTGAGAAAGGAGTGAATAGAATGAACGAAATCGGCGTTACTGATGCACTTCGTGAAGAAGTTTATTCTATACTTAAGGAGGCTCTTGGTAGAGATGCAACGGGTATCTATATCCCTGTAGATAGCGACTATGATGTAGCTTATTCTAATCTTCTCTACGATGAGACTCTCACTCCTTTCGCCTTCAATGACGAAATTGAGGAGAACAATGATATAACTATCAAGTACGGAGCTTCTCGTTTCGTTATTATTCCTTACGGCAAGCCATATGTTATCAAGATGCCTATTACAGCTATCTATGGAGAGCGTATTTATCTTGAGAGACTCAATGAAAAGGGTGAAGTAGAGCAGGAAACTTGCTGGGCTCATCAGCGTCATTACGATGAATACGAGGAGTACGACGAGGTTGAGAGAAAGTTTGAGTGTGATGCTCAGACTACTGGCTATGACCTTATGAACGTAGAGAACGAAATCTGTGCGTCTGTTGAAGACTGCGGCGAGATAGCTGGAATCTTCCTTCCCAATGAGTGGATAGGAGAATACAATGGTATTCCTGTTTATATCCAGAGACAGGTAGCTGGTTCTGAAAGTGAGATAGGTGACTATCACAGCTTTATAGAGGCAGAAGACGACGAGAAGGAGAAGGTCTACACAAGCAGAGACCAGACTGAAATTCGTTTCAATAACAACTTTGTTCTTGCTATCCTCAGAACTTATGGTGCGGCGGCACTTGAGGCTTTTGCTCATATGATTAATGCTGTTCATCTTGAGGATATGCACGAGGGTAACTATGGATACCTTAAGGACGGAACTCCTGTAATCTTTGATTACGGCGGTTTCGACTACGATTGTCTGTTCACAACCAATTAAAAATTTGACTTTTTTCATAAAAGATGTTATAATATATATAGAAAATCAGAAAGGAGAAATCTTATGGACGGTTTCGATTTTGTACAGTGTGAAGAGGTCTTCGAGGACAGATGGTCCGACGAAGATATGTTCGATGTTGAGGAGGGAACAGAGTTCTAATGGCAGGAAAAGACGCTGCTTATAAAGAGCAGAGTAAGAACAGACGAGAAGTAAATCAGTTCAAGAAAAAGGACAAGAGACGTCAGAAACAGGAACATTCACAAAGCGAATATATGCCGCACGGCAATCAATATCGACGTAAGCGACAGCAGGACAGAGAAGAGTCGTATAATGACGACTTAGACTTCTATTACTAAGATTTCACTTCACATAGTGAATTAACTATATATCTATATTTTTAAGGAGGGCTATATAATGCCAAGAACATATGTACAGTGGGGAGACTGGGAAAAGCTCAATCTCAAAAAGGCTAAGGGCAAGTATGAACCCAAGACCGACGAAGAGAAGAAGGCTTCTCAGAAAGCCAAGTTTGGCAAGTGCCGCATCTGTGGCGGACAGATGACCTACCTCAAGGGCACAAATATCCTTATCTGTGAGAATGAGGTAGAGAAGAAGAAGGTTAAGATAGGCGAGACTGGTGCAAAGGTCGAGTACACCGTAAAGGAAAGATGTGGAAACATCAATATGGTAGATGCTCAGTACCAGAGCTATATGCACTATCTTTTTGACTAATAAAGGAGGACTATGATGATGAATACATATGTATGCCCTATTTGTGGTAAAACCTATACTTCAGCAACTGCTATGGCTCAGTGCGTAGCAGAGTGCGCTAAGAAGGAAGATAAGACAAAGGCATTGAAGGATGCCGAGAGCACAATGTTGCTCGCAAGAGAGGCTTTCGAGCAGGCTGTTGAAGAGTACAACTCTCTTTCTACTGAATACGAGTACACCTTCACAATCGGCAAGAAGTTCAAGAACGGCAAGGGTATCTCAGCTTACAAGGGTAAGCGTGCCGATTTTGGTGTGGTAGACGAGTTCAGCGGTAATGCTACAGGTTCAGACCTTGAGTCTGCACTTAAGGCAGCTCTTAAGATTGACGAGCCTACAGCCAAGACAAATCCTCTTGAGGCTAAGTTCGAAGAGAAGCTCAAGGCTTTTGAGGAAATAGGTATGAAGATGGCTACTACTGCTAAGGAGAAGGCTGACTGCAAGATAAAGATTGCTGAGCTTCGTAGCGAGTGGAATAAGGCTACTTCAGACGACGAGAAGAAGGAGCTTATCTGCGCTATGGAGGCTGGTCTCGGTATCGTTAATGGTCTTATGAAGCTTATGGAGGAACTCGGCTGATGTTTAAAACTAAGTACACTTCCGACTATAAGGTTTTCAACGGGGCGGTCAAGGTTACTATAACCCCGTCCGTTGAAGACGACCGATATATGAAGGCTCTTGCCGTATATTACAATATTAATCAGGAGCGTTTCCCTCAGTTCCAGAAGCAGCGCCCGCAGGCATTTGTCGGCGTAGCTAAGCTCAAGGACGGCGATGTCAACAACGTTGAAAATGCTAAGAAGATAGCTCGTAAGAAGGCATTGCGTCAGATGTATAGTTTCTATTACAATGTGATGAAGGAAATGAAGGCAAATTTCGAGATGCGTATCGGCGAACTCGACTATGACCTTGCAAATCTTTCGGACTCTAAGCTGGAAATGACAAGACAAATCAAAGAACTTATTAAGTGATGAGAAAGAGCCGCGAGGCTCTTTTTCTTTTAGCTATAAAAAATTTGACTTTTTTCATATTTTATGATATAATATATATAGAAAAGATGAGAAAGGAATGATTATATGGACGGTACAGTATTCATAGTCTATCATAAAAGACGCGGGGCTACTGATAACTCTGTATATGATGTGGTCGATGTCTGCTCCACAATGGATAAGGCAAAGACACTGGCTAAAATGCTGTTCGAAGACAGAATGAAAGCATTGAAGCGTGAACTTAATAATGCTGAATTTGACCCTTGCTCTGACACAAGAGAAGATATGTTTCACTGGAGTTGTATGATGACTCGTGAAATAAAGCGATGCGAAGATGCTATCAAGGAAGTTGAAAATTCAGACGCTCTCCACACTCTTTCTGTCAATGGTATTCTTATCACACAGATGTGGATAGATTCATTTGAAGAAGAGGGCGGCGACGGCACAGACGAAGATGAATATGAGGAGGAAGAATAATGCAGGTAACATTTAAAAGTTTTGAGGACTGGGGAACAGATATGTTCGCCATTCAGGATTTTCAGGGAATAACCAATGATGACACAAACTATTATATGGCGGGTGCAGTAATCTTTGAGGACGAGATACTTGAAAATGTTCTCGATTTCGTTGATATGGCGGCACAGGCTGGTTCAGCGATTATAATGATTGACTTCTCAAATGCTGGTCTGTGGGATAGCGAGGGTGGCGAAGCAGGCGGCGCAGAGGATTTTCTCGATGCAATCGTAGCTCAGATGAAAGAGTGGGGTTACAGAGACCTTCGGTCTTATGAGAGTCGTCTTGCTTTTGGTTTAACAGATGAGACTGACGGCGAATACAATATAAGAATAGCGGGCTTCTAAGAAAGGAGAATGAATTATGTGGGCAATAACTTCTAAGTCAACTGATATGGACCCCAGAGTATTCGATGATATGGCCGAGCTGTTGCTCACCATACTCGAAGATGCTCCCGATAAGGAGCTTCTCGAATTTTATAGCTTTGCAAATCTTGACGAGGGCGACATCGACCTGCCATTAAGTGGCTACTTTGAAACTGGCGAGGTTGAGCTTGCGGTGGCTCGTTATGCTGATGCGAATCTTCCTCCGCAGGTCCGTCCTTATCACGTTCAGCATTTACTTATGTCACTTGCTGATGCAGGAAAAGACCTTGTTGCCGATTTTATTGCTGACGAAGGATACTTTGACTACGGCGATTATCGTATTGTAGAAGTACAGTAAAGGAGGATATTGAAATGGCACAGTTTATTCTTGGGGCAATATTTGGAGGAATTGTAGGTGCATTTGCTATGGCAATGTGTGCCGCAGCGAAGGAGGATAACTAATGAGTGATAAGTTCAGCAAGATGGTTTATGCTTATGCTTACAATGGTACTCTTGTCACTGAAGTTGAGCAGGAAGACCCTTACAACTCTGTTCGTGTAAGAAACGCTGATAATGTAAATCAGTTCGCATTCAACTGCGGCGGCTATGCTCTTGAAACTTTCAACTGGTTTCTTCCTATTATGAATGAAAGCTCAATCGCAGAAAATGCAGAAGAGAAGTGGCTTATGTCTAACGGCTTTGACTCTTATTGGGCTTTCCAAGAAATGGACACTCCTAATCAGGACGAGCTTGATGACTATGTTCAGACAAAAGTAAGCGATGGCGAGACAAATATTCTTGAGTTGCTTTCCGAGATTGAATTGCCTGAAGGTATTTCTATTGAGGACGCAACAGAAGAGGCTCTCCAGCTCTATAATGACCACAACTACAACACACCAGTTGCAGTACGTATCGCGGCACTTAATATGCTCAAGGCTTTCTCTGATATGAGAGAGATTAATGGTTGGGAAGAGCTCAATCCAGACGAGTACGGCATCGCATATCGTGGTAGTGACCACGACTTCCACTTCGTAAAGTATGACCAGCTTAAGGACCAGTTCTCACACAAGATGGGATACTACGAAGTAGAGAATCTCCCTACAATGGAAGCAGGATTTGACCCAGAGGGATATAACTCTGAGACAATTTACTTTGCAAAAAAGAGAGCAGTTTAGTGCGATAGTAAATATCGCACATTCTGTGTTTCTTAACAAAAGAAAAATTTGACATTTTCTATAAAGTATGTTATAATATTTATAGAAAATGAAATGGGGGCGTAAAGGTTTCGACGGATTTCTGAGTTCCCTATCTGCAAGCGGGCGGCACCCATATAGCCACTTTTAAATATAAACGCAGATTATGCAATCGCTGCCTGAGCAGCACTTTTAACACTTTGCCATATCATTCAACAGTGAAAGCTACACTGTGATATGGTCTATATAAAAAACGGTTCACTTGCACGTTCTTGTCTGTGCCTGATGGACTATCTTGACAAGACGAGTTAACAGACTGTTTGTCCTTTAAGGCGTGAAACTTGTATAAAAAAATGGACTAAGCTTGTAGACGATAGATATGACGAGGTTCGGACAGGAGTTCGATTCTCCTCGCCTCCACCAACAGAGAGGAGTACATTATGGGAAATTTTTATCTTGTATGCGGAATAAGTGGCGGCGGCAAGACATTTCTGTCGCATTATATCCATAACTTAAACCCAAGTATCACAGAGGTTCTTGACGTTGATGAATACTATGCTAAAATCAACGGCGACGAAAGGGTTCGTAAGAATACCTTTACAGTATGGCATACGTTATATCAGGACCTGCATGACCTTGAGATTGCAGGAAAAGATGTTATACTTACAACTAACTCTTTGACAGCAAGTCAGAGACAGCAGTTTGTAGAGTGGTTTCCTACATTTACACGCCATTGTATATGGGTAACAGCTCCTTGGGAGCGCTGCGTAAAGGGTAACTTCTCTCGTAAAAGACAAATCCCTCTTGAGATATTAAGGGGACAGTGGGAACGAATGGAGTTTCCAAACGCAGGTGAGAAAGGCTGGGAGACTATTACGCAGGTCACCAACTGGTGGAGCGATGTAGACGAAGAGCCTAATTACACTGTGTTCAAGCTAATCGGAGATATAAACGCATATATCAATTTCTAAGAAATGGAGGACGAATATGAGAGTTATTAAGATATGGCTGGACGATGTTCGTCCTGCACCTGATAAGACTTGGTGGGCAGTTAAGTCTGTCAATCAGGCTAAGATAGTTATTTGTGCCGCAGAGAATATCGAGGACACAACTATCCAGCTCAGTCTGGACCACGACCTCGGTCAGTGGGCTAAGGACGGCGGCGACGGTATAAAGTTGCTTGACTGGATGGCAGAGACAGAGCGTTTCTACCCTGTTGAGCTTCACACACAGAACCCTGTGGGCAGGGAGAATATGCAGAGACTTATTGACCGTTACTGGAGGTAGGAATGAAGATAGATAAGATTTATACGGTAATTATACAGGATTCCTCTATTGGATTTCTTACCCAAAAAGAGAGAGACGCTTGGATGATGGAGCAGTATCATATGTATAAGATTTCTGCAAATCGTCCATTTAAGACTTTCAAGGAATACTGGGAGGGAGCAGAAATGCTCACTATCCCTATCATCAGAATGAAAATCTTTGAGGGCGGCACAAAGTAATCCACTTTTAGTTATCACCCTATTGATTGAAAGGAGTTTATAATGAGAGATTATGACGGAGAAGCTACCTTCTATACTGTAATTATCTGCTTGGTAATTTGCTTTATACTCGTTTTTCTTTCACAGTGTGCCACAAGCAACTCTTTTGAGGACGAAATGAGACAGTATAATTATCTCGTAGTCAATGGAGAAACCTATAAAACTGAAGATATAGTAAGTGTTTCTGCTGAATATGAATATCACGCTAATGACATCATCACAATAACTCTTAAGGACGGCACAAGGGTTTCATTTCAGGAAGGAAATTACACTCTTAAAGACAAAAAATAACAAATAAAAATTTGACTTTTCTCATAAAATATGTTATAATATATATAGAAAAGATGAGGAAAGGAATGATAGAAATGCCACTCGTAAAGACACATTTAATCGTCAAAGCTCAGTATGAAGAGTATGATGTTAAGTGGACAGGTCGTCTGCTTGATTGCAAGCCAGACCTCAAGAATGGTATGCCTGTCTTTGTTATCATTGCAAACAACGGTCGTATGGAAATGAACACTATCGACCTTGCTGCAGTAGAGCTTCAGGCTAAGAAGTTCACCTGCCCCAAGGGACGTGGTGCTGTAACTACTGATAAAGGCTTCATTTATATAAAGGAAGTCGGCGGTAATGAAAAGGTACTCGGTGTAGTTGTACACAGACATATCCGTAAGTATGCACCGATGTATGATGAGCTGTAAGAAAGGAGAACGCTTATGTTATCACCTTTTACACCAAATGGCATATTGCCAGCAGGTCCAGTCAAAGACCCCAAGACAGGCTTAAGTACAGGTCCTCGACTTCCGAGGTCTATTAAAGCTAAGGAAAGACTCCGACAGCGTGAAGCTAAGGAGAGACGAAAGAAGAAGTGGTGGTATCGTTTTTATCTCTTTTTCAAGGGAGGTAAGAGATAATGTATCATTGCTGTCTTTGTGGCAAGGAGTATGACACTGAAGCACTGGCAGTCCGCTGTGTTAATCAGTGTGGCAGAGAGGCTTTCGCTACGGGTAAGTTCGTTAAGAAAGAGGTGCCGCAGCTCCCAGACGTTACTAATGTAGAATTTGACTGCGACGCGGCAGTGGGTGCTTTACACTCGTTTAATGCTTCGCTTCTTTTTGAGCGAATGATATTAATGGGTGCACCAGTTTCTCAGGTCGCGGCACTACAACATTCTACTTATAAGGATTGGGAACAGCTCTCCAATAAGGACCGTTCTATCCGTTTAAATCGTGTGTTTATGACTGCGAAACTCTACGGTATAGAAATCCCACTCACATAAAAATTTGACATTTTTTAGATTTTATGGTATAATATTTATAGAAAATCAAAAAGGAAGAAAATCCTATGAAACGTAAGTACAGAAAGGAAAGAAATATTATGAAAGACTTTTTGGCATTAGTAAGTGCTTTTCTGGGAATGTTAACTGCATTTCTGGGAGCAATCGGTATCGAAGCTGGCTTTGTAATCTCAATCGTTTTATGTATTCTGAAGCTGGCAAGCGTCTGTGCAATCGGCTGGGGTATAGTTGTTGCACCGACTCTAATTCCGCTTGGTTTACTTATCGGCGGTTTTGGACTTATGGGACTTGTAGGTTTGTTCCTCGATTAAGCAATAAAAAATTTGACATTTTTTCTAAAATATGATATAATATTTATAGAAAATCAGAAAGGAAGAAAAAACTATGGCTGATAAGAAGACTTACATCTCACGTTTTTCAGACAGAAAGTCCGCTAAGGCTTTCGCAGAAAAGAATGATGCCGTTGTTCAGCGTTGTCCTGCAACTGGTGCAAACATCGACGGCTATTTCAAGTTTCAGGTGGTTACTGAGAAGCCACCTATCAGATAATCTTCCCTTAAGTTTTCGGGAGGGCTTTACACCTCCCGTGTTGATGCTGCCGTAGCTCAATAGGTAGAGCAATTGATTAGTCTAACAAACTCAAATAACAATGGATAGTAAACAAAAAGGTAATTTAACAGAATTAAGGTGTTTAACGGCTTTTGTCGAATTGGGATATACAGTAAGTATTCCTTATGGAGACTGCTCAAAGTACGATTTCATTGTCGAAATTGATAAACATCTTTATAAAATTCAAGTCAAAACTTCTTGCTTAAAGAAGGGAACAGACAATGCTATATGTTTTAGCTGTAGAAGTACAGTAGTAAACTGTAGCGGAGTAAAACGCTCAAAGTATTCTGATGCAGATGTTGATTTCTTTGCAACATATTGGGAAGGTAAATGTTATATTGTCCCAATAAAAGAATGTTCAACAGAAAAAACTTTAAGGTTTGCTCCTCCAAAAAATGGTCAAACTGCTGGAATTTCTTTCGCAAAAGATTATGAATTGGAGAAACAAATTAATCTTCTTACTGAGGTGAAAGACTGAGCATTGTTAGATTAATCAATAGGTTGCAGGTTCGATTCCTGTCGGTAGCCCCATTTATCGGGAGTTACGTCAATTTGGTAGACGGCGTGCCTTGGACGCACGAGGCTGTGGGTTCGAATCCCGCACTTCCGACCATATGCCCTCGTCGTTCAAAGGATAGGACGCGACGCTACGGACGTTGAGATGTGGGTTCAATTCCTACCGAGGGTGCCAATTTCTCCAAGAAAAACAAAAAACAAAAATCAAAAATTTGACTTTTTCTATAAAATATGATATAATATTTATAGAAAATTAGAAAGGGGTTTAAAGATGTTTGATTTCGTATCAGATATAATCGCCGATGGTAATTATGAAGAGATAGAAGGCGTTCTCGGTGAACTTGAGTATTACATAGAGAAAGCAAAGGAAGCTCTAAAGAATCTCGTCCACGATGTCGAGTACACTTGGACAAATGAGCAATATAACGTAACCCATACAGGAGTCATTCGTGGCTTAAGATGTGACGAAAAGGACTTAATGGACTGGGTTGTTGAATCTCTCTATGAAGATGGCGGAGACCTCTATGAAACCGCTAATCATCTGTTTAATAGACTCGGCTTTGCTTATAAAGACGTAGACTATAACAAATGGGTGGACGAATTTATTGAAAACACTCAAATATCATATTACATAATATCACAAGACGATTAACCTTAATTCTTGTGCCTTTTGGAGATACTGTCGTCAAGAGGCTAAGACACCAGTCTGCAAAACTGGAGTCGTGGGTTCGACTCCCACCAGTATCTCCAAAGGGCACAAGATAGAAATGCTGGCGTAGCACAATAGGTAGTGCGTCCGCCTTGTAAGCGGAAGGTTGCAGGTTCGATTCCTGTCGCCAGCCCCATACGGTGTGGTTAGCCGAGTAGTAACCTTGGATTTGTCCTCGCCAAGCATAAAACGGACACCTTGAGGAGGGTTAGATGGTTAAATCCTTGTCCCGTAGTGAGAGTAGGTCGGATATAGACTCTCCCTCGTCAGCAGAGTAAGAGTTGGCATCTACCGTTGCAGGTGTAGGGTAACGGGGTGAGTAGTTGGCAAGCTTAACGAACCAACTCGGAGTAATCTTACTTCGTTAGGGAGTGGTACTGCTCCCTAAGATATCGGGCATTGACGCAATTGGTTTAGCGTAACTGACTCTTAATCAGTAAGTTCGGGGTTCGAGTCCCCGATGCCCGACCAATAATCTTCAATAACAAATAAAAATTTGACTTTTTTTAGAAAATATGATATAATATTTATAGAAAAGGTCAAGAGAGAAAGACAATTTTAAATGGGTTGTTAGCTCAGTTGGTTAGAGCACGCGGCTGTTAACCGCGGTGTCATAGGTTCGAGTCCTATACTTCCCGCCAAATGGGTCGGTAGCCTAACGGTTAGGCAGGCGGCTGTTAACCGTCGGAATTTATTTCCTATGCAGGTTCGAATCCTGTCCGTCCCGCCAAAAACGAAAATTGTGGTAGCTTAATAGTCATATGGTAAACGCTACAAGAGGGTGTGGATAACGTCACAGCGACTGCACTGGAGCGACACCTCTGTTCGCTTAATCGCTCCAATTAAATGGTGCCGTAGTTCAATAGAGTAGAGCACTGGACTGTCACTCCAGAGGTTGCGGGTTCGAGTCCCGTCGGTATCGCCAACGACAAGTTTATAGTGAGTTTTGGAGCAAATGTAGTTCTCACGGTCGAAACAAAAACGGGTATGAGCAGCGAGGCGGACTTAAACGTCAACCAAATCGGTAGGTAGAACGTAACTGGTAGCGTCGCGGGCTGTAACCCCGTTGCCCTTAGGGGTCTTGAAGGTTCGAGTCCTTCCCTGCCGACCATACAAATAAAAATTTGACTTTTTCTATAAAATATGATATAATATTTATAGAAAAGATGAAAGAGAGGAACAAAAATGGAAAATGAAAAAATAGTTCTTGAAGCGGCAGAAATGACCGAGGGCTATGAAGTTACTTTCATAAGAAATGGTTTCCTTGACAGAGATGTGGTCGTTGCAATTAACGAAGGCGGTTACAATTCTACTTATGTAGATGCTTACCAGCTTTACCTCGACCTTAAAAAGATTTACGAAGGAGAATAAAAATGGCAAATAAATATATGGCTACTTACTACTGTGGTTACAGTGGTACAGATGACAGACGCTTCCTTATCGCAGAAAATGAAGAGCAGGCTGCGGCTTATATGGAAGAAGGTCTCTATGATTACGCAGAAGGTTGGACTCACCTTGAGTTCGGCTGGGAAGGCTCTTACACAGACGAAGAGTTTGATGAGTTCCTTGAGGGTTGTGGTTACGACATCGTTGAAATCACTGACGAGAATGAAGAGGAAATCTTCGATGAGTATGGTGTAGATGAAAGCGATTTCGAGGATATAACCTAATAAAAATTTGACTTTCTGAAAAAATTATGATATAATATATATAGAAAATCGGTTGGTAAACCGTCCTCTGGAGGAAAAGCTTCCGATAAATGGTTCTGTCGATTAACTGGTTAAGTCAGTAGCCTGTCACGCTACAGTTACGGGTTCGAGTCCCGTCGGAATCGCCAAGGGGTAACCCTCTGAAAGTCGCAATGAATAGGGTGCAACTCCCTGCAATTGAAAGATTGGTGAGGTGCGTTGCGGCAAGTAAGAAATTAAATGGGTGCGTAGTTCAAATGAGTAGAACGCTCGGTTGTCTCCCGAGAGGTTGAGGGTTCAAGTCCCTTCGTGCTCGCCAAATGTGGGATTAGTTTAGTGGTAAAATACCAGTTTGCCATACTGGTGTCGAGGGTTCAATTCCCTTATCCCACACCATAGGCTCGATTAAGAACAAAAGAGGTTACGAGAGGTACAAAAATAATAACCCATATGTCGTGCGGCAAGACGTTAATTGCCACCAAATGCCGTCGTAGCTCAGCTGGTTAGAGCACTCGGCTGATAACCGAGAGGTCGGAGGTTCGAGTCCTCTCGGCGGCACCAATAGGAGATGGGATTTCAGTTGCAAGAGAGGAACTCCTTTAACAAAGAACCAAATTGCAACCCAGTGAGGGCTACTGTCGCTGATGAGCGTAGAATGTCCACCAAATCGGTAGGTATGCAAACTGGGTGAAGCAAGCTGTCTGTAAAACAGTGACATTGAAACGCTGGGGGTTCGAGTCCCTCCCTACCGACCAATAGCAGAAAAGAATTTGACTTTTTCTATAAAATATGGTATAATATTTATAGAAAATGAGAAAGAGATTAAAACTTCAAAGATATGAAGCAACTCTGGGCGTTCCTGAAAAACGGACAGTATCTTTGATAGCGGATAAGGGTTTTATGAGTTTTACCTCTCTGCAAATAAATGGGCTTTGGGACTGCAAGGGGTGGTCACCTGTTTTGCAAACAGGAAAACAGATGGGTTCGATTCCCATAAGGTCCACCAAGGTGCATAGGGTCCGCTACCTTAAACCCTACGAAGCGTTAACATGGATTTACGGTTTCAACTACCACTGGCAGACAATCAGCGATTTATCAATGAGCGTCAGATATGTGGCTTTGTGGCAAACGCTCCGTTACCAAATAAGAAGGCAAAGTAAAACCGAACTAATGGCGGCATCGACAAGTGGTCTAAGTCACCAGCCTTTCACGCTGGAGTCACGGGTTCGAATCCCGTTGCCGTCACCATTTCCGAAAGGAAAAAGAAAAGAAAAATTTGACTTTTTCTAAAAAATATGGTATAATATTTATAGAAAAGGTCAAGAAAACCAATTCAAAAAAAAATCAAATTACGACGTGCTAAGGCACAGAAAGTGAGGCTATTATGGCTAACGAGAAGATGACTATGAGAACATTCCTTAACGGCGTTCTTGCTACTGAGGGTCTTGCAGAGGACCTCGCAACTTACGCTAAGGCTGAGCTTACAAAGCTCGACGAGAAGAACGAGAAGAGACGTAACTCTCTTACTCCTGCACAGGCTGAGAACGAGGCTCTTAAGGCTAAGTTCGTTGCTGAGGCAAACGCAGAGACTGCTTACGCTGCATCTGCTGTCGCTGAGATGCTTGGTGTTTCTACACAGAAGGCATCTGCTCTTATGAGAGCACTTAAGGCTGACGGTGTTGTTGCAGAGGGCGAGGCAAAGTCTGCAACAGGTAAGGGTAAGGTTAAGACTTACACTCTCACAGGTGTAGAGTTCGTTTCTAAGGCTCCTGCTAAGGCTGAGGCTGAGGCAGAGGGCTGATAACCCTTCAAACTGAAGCATTCGCGGCGGAGCAATAGTTCCGCCGTGTGGATGGCGGCATAGTGGAACTGGTCAACACGCCAGCCTCTCAAGCTGGAGAGTCGGGGTTCGAGCCCCCGTGCCGTCACCAGATATTTCCCTTTCGTCTAATGGTAGGACGCCTGTCTCTGAAACAGATAATGTAGGTTCGACTCCTGCAAGGGAAACCAGAGTTGAATACCAGTCTCAACTGTAAAATAAAGGGAAACATATGGGGCGCGGCACCTCTAAGCGGTCGTAGTTTTTGAGTCGGTGTGCTAAGAACTGACTTCGGGTGTTCTGGACGTGATGCAGAGATAGTGCTGGTAGAAGGACCAGATAACTTGTTTAGGAGTGAGTAACCTATTCCCTACCGTGTCTTTAGGTAAAAAGACGCCGTGGCAATTACGGAGTATGTCGTCGCTGAGCCTCAGACGTAAAATTGACTTGGATAGCCTTCCGAAAGAGTTGCAAATCTTTCAACGGCACATATTGCGGGGTGGAGCAGTCTGGTAGCTCGCAAGATTCATTATCTTGAGGTCGTTGGTTCAAATCCTTCTCCCGCAACCAAATGCCCCTATAGCATAACGGAGAGTGCACGCGCCTTCTAAGCGTGTGATGTAGGTTCGATTCCTACTGGGGGTGCCATTCGAGGGTCGGGGAAAACCCTCCTTAAACTAACCCCCATTAATACTCGCATAACTCAATGGTAGAGTGCTTCCTTGACGTGGAAGAAGTTGTCAGTTCAAGTCTGGCTGTGAGTACCAAGGTTTCTTAATATCGGTTCTTACCTTCGAGTGCGGAACTGTCGTAAAAGCAGCCGCTTAGGTGCCGCCAGTATTAAACAGTAACCGATTAGAAATGCCTGTGTAGCTCAGATGGTTTAGAGTGTGCGCCTCATAAGCGTAAGGTCGTGGGTTCGATGCCCGCCACAGGCACCATTCGTTTGGAAGTGTCGTGAATAAACTTCCCCTGCGGCACAGGGACACTGAGCACCGTATTTGGTAGTTTCTTCAAGTTAAAGAAATTATCTGTCGGAACGCCATAATAGTTGCGTTTAAGTACTGCTACTTATTAAGCGGCGTGAACGGAATCCCACGAGACGGTGATTGACCGAGCTGACAAGCAGCTTCTGGAATATGAAAGTAGTGCGTACGGCTACCTTGTTAATGGGCTCGTAGCTCAATTGGGAGAGCGCCTGCCTTGCAAGCAGGAGGTCGAGGGTTCGACTCCCTTCGAGTCCACCAATAAAGATAGGCACAGCAAACCAAATGGTTAAAGATTTTTTATTTTGAGAAAAATTGAAGTGGTTCAAATCCACAAAGTATAACCTATCTTGATAAATGCCTCGGAAGCTAACTCGGTAGAAGCGGCGGACTGAAAATCCGCAGGAACTGGTTCGACACCAGTCTGGGGCACCATGAGCTTGGCGGCTCATAAAAACAGTTCCCTTATGGTGCAAGGATTTATCAACCCTCTACACCATATTGTAGAAACGTGCGGGTGCAGGTGATTCAGTGCTCGTCACGACTGACTTTGGTAGTGTTTCAGGATAAAGCATTAGAACTACCCTCCAAATCAACTGGGAGTATGGCAGTTGAGGTTTGACTCACCTACGAGTTGCCAGAGATAGGCGTGAAGTTGTCAGTCGACGGGCAATGGACAATCATTCCATTTCAATTGAATGGGGAGTTGGTAGCCAAGTACTAAAGTATCAGAAGCCCTGAAAAGCTCTGACGACAGGAAGGCAACTGATTCCTTATATGCGTCGTTGGTGTAATGGTAGCATACTTGGTTCCAACCCAAACGGTCAGGGTTCGAGTCCTTGGCGGCGCGCCAAAAGTTTCAGTCATAGTACCTCGGGCAGCATTAGGCTGCCCCTTTTTCTTTCTATAAACAAATAAAAATTTGACATTTTTTCTATTTTATGATATAATATATATAGAAAAGATGAGAAAGGAAAAGAAAAAATGAAAGTATGGATTATAGAATGGCTCGAAGATGGTCTGGAGACAGCCGTTGTTTGTTCTTCTAAGGAAAAGGCTTGGAGTTATATATGTAACTACTTTGACCGTGTTGGAAACATTAATGACGAGGGATTCCACGAAATCTTTAAGAGCTATAATGAATGTTGCAGGGAAAACAAGGATTACTTTATGAATGAGTATATCGTTGCTATCGAAAAGACTATAGACAGTGAGGAGTGTTGAGTATGTCGTTATGTTCATTTGGAGACGAGACTGACAATATGTTACTTGAGCAGGAAAGACTTGAGAAGGCATTAGAGAAGTCAAGACATAGAACCATCTTCATATATCAGGAAGATAAGTGTACTGACCCAATGGTTTATACCACTTGGAAAGATGCTATCGAAGCTGTTAGTCAAGAGATTGATTACTACGCTGAGAAGTGGGGCGAAGACGACGAAGAGGTCCTTGAAGCAAGAAAGGAATTTGAAGAATGCCTCATTGACAGAAGCAAGGATTGGTACGGTACTAACATCCTTGACAACGTATTCGGTTTTTACGTTCGTGAAGTAGAGTTCTACGACTAAGGAGTTTAATATGAGAGATAAGTTCATAAAGATAAATGACTACATTATCCAAAAGGAGCAGATAGCTTGGGTTAATGTTGAGGGAAAAATGGTAACCATAAGAATGAATAATGGCGACTCAGTAACTAATGTTACTGCAACAAAGGAAGATGCTCAGGAGTTACTCGACGAGATTTGGCATCTTTTAAGTTAAGGAGGGCGGCACAATATGATTATAGTAACTGAACCTATTCTCGGCACTGATGTCGAGTATGAGACAATCACAGAGTTCGTTAATGACCTCGTTGATGATGCTTATATTGAGGAGGTCCTCAACGCAGACTTCGGGACTATTGAACTTCCTCTTGACAGCGGCGAGTTCGGTAGTGGTTCGATTATGAGAAAGATGATAAGCGAACCAGACTGGGAGCGTATCAAGGAAAACTACATTCAGTTTTTCTGTGAGGAAATCGAAGACGAACTTGACTGGCACGGCAGCGCTGAGTTCGGCGACTACATTATAAGAGAAAGCGAGGAAAAGTAAATGGAAGATATGAAGGTATTTCTGGTAGAAGATTGCGACTGTGAGTATCGTGTCTTCGTTCATTTTGAAGATGCTCTCAAGTATGCGATTGAGCAGATTGAGGAGTCTAATAACGACTCTGAGACTAAGATGGAGATGTACAAGGAGCTTGTAATGTCTGTCGCTAACAGAGACGCTTCCGTATGGGGACAGGGTTTCTCAATTGACGAGTTCCTTTGGTGCTGGCGTATCGACTTATTTGCAGGGGAGGCTAAGTAATGGAAAAGGTTTATGTAGTTGAAGGACAGGGCAGAGATACTGGTGCATGGACCATACTCAATGTCTTCAAAAATTATCCCTCGGCTGTAAAGTATGCTCAGGCTATGGAGCAGGACGAGTGGGTAGTCAGAATAAGAACTTGGCAGGTGAATGACTAATGTGTAACGTAATCGGATTCAGCTCATATGACAGATTCGAGAGAGTTATCCTCGGCGGCGTTTCCTATGAGGATGCTCGAAACTTTATAGAGAGATATAGGGGCGTCTATGTTGATGCAACTGGCTTTAGCTGGTATCTTCAGATAGTCGCCGCCTACTAAGAGATAAACAAAAAGAAATTTGACTTTTTTCATATTTTATGTTATAATATATATAGAAAATGAGGAAAGGAAATGAAAAAGAATGAGAGATTTCAAGTGTACTGACTGTGGATATTTCTGGAAGGAAGATTATGAAGAGAGACCATCTTGCCATTGGGTGTCAAGATGCCCTGATGATTTCCCTCCCTGTGAAGAGGAAGAGTACGAAAACCCTGACTGTGACCCTGAGTGGGCGTAAGGAGGATACTATGACAAGAGAAAGCTTTGAAAGAGCAAAGGAACTCGATGAGAGAATAACTGATATTGAGTTAAGAGTAGATGCTCTCAATACGAGAATGGGAGCTGGACCTTCTGGAGTAAAAGTTGACCACATTAAGCTCTCTGGTTATACTAATGAAGAGGGCGGCACCAGACTTCCTGAAAGATTCTGCGGAATCTCCGAAGAAGTTGGGGCTAAGATAGTGGCATTACTCAGAGACTATTACAGCAAGGAGCTCGCAGAGCTTCAGGCAGAATGGGAGGCACTTTAATGGAAAAGATAACTGAAGTTTACATCGTTCACTATGATAACGCTTGGGAGATTGACGTCTGTGCTTCTCCTGAGGCGGCAGAACAGAAAGGTAGAAATTACCTTCAGGAAATCGCCAATGAGTTCACTAAGGAAGAGTTCGACCTCATAGTTGCTGAGTTTGAGAACTCTCTTAGAGAATATGAGGGCGCCTTCTCTGTCGAAGATGTAATGTGGGTTGAAATTCAGCCTCTTATCTACTAAGAAAGAACAAAAGAAAAATTTGACTTTTTTTATAAAATATGATATAATATTTATAGAAAAGGTTGAGAAAAGAAAATAAAAAGCGGTACACGGTTCGGTACGGTTTCTGAGTTCTCCGCTATATAAATGTGAAGTAATTGTAACCGATAACCTTGATGGTTTTAATCTGGGCTTGTGCGAGGGTTGGCTGTCGACGAACTTTGAAAGATGAAGCGAAGACGTAAGTCCAAAGAACTGTTGGTGACACTTAGCTGGGGTGACGCAATGCCGCCTGAAGTCGGGAACTCACCAATCACGACAGAAACAGAGAAGCTCAACACCAAGTCCTGACTAAAGCCATCAAGGCTGACAGATACCAGCCTTAGGTCACGAAAGTGGGAGTAGGGCATCGCAGATGAGCGTGTGTGGTCGGGAAGAGTCGAAATCCGCTGACCACTAAAGTTCTCCGACCGCAAGAGGTACGGCGGCAGAACTGAAAGGCGATTAATAAATTGACGGGGCGGCAGAGGTTTGGAAGTTCTCCTGCGTCGAGTGGAGAATGACCCTTTCACCTTGGTTGGTAGTGACTGGATAGTGGAACTACTACCTCAAACGCAAGGAAATGCGTAAGAACCTGCTCAGCCCAAGGCGGCGTACCAGCGAGAGCGAAGAGGACTGGAATTAATGGGGCTTGGGTGTCAAGCGGACCGATACTACTTAAAGAATATTTTAGGAAAGTCGGTTTTAGGCAGCACGAGTGGCTGGAAACGGCGCGAGGTGCGGGTGCAATGCCCGTAGGCTCCACCAATTAAATGCGGTTATGATGCAACTGGCAGACATCTTCGGCTAAGAACCGAAGTTTTGAGAGTTCGAGTCTCTCTAACCGCACCAATAAAAAATTTGACATTTTTTATAAAATATGATATAATATATATAGAAAATGAGAGATAAAAGGAAATCAAAATCCTTGTTAATTGGGGCGACGGTATCGGTGCTGGACAGCCGTGAAAATGTCTGGTGAATTTATCTCTTATAAATGTGGCAATGCGGCGATATGACGTATATTCAAACATAGAAGTATAGGACAGTCCGCTTCTATGTTGACTGTCCAGCAGGGGAAGGACCTGCCCACATTGGAGTTTTAATTGGCGGAAAGGGTTTCTCCTTAAAAAAGTCTTCCCGCCACTAAATGAATCACAAGTCAATCACCTCCTCGTGGTGTGATTCGGGTAGCTCTAACGATTGACAAAAGGCTAATCCTTTGAAAGTATGTATGGAGGTTCGAGTCCTTATCCCCTCGCAAGGGGGAGTATGGTGCAAGCATATGAGTAAGAAAGTAATGTGTACACGGAGGAGACAACCTACCTTAGTTAGAACCGTGTTTGGCAACTACACGTTAAAATAAGTTGTGGCAGTAGCTAAGTAGTTCAATGGTGAGAACAACGACGGTAATGTCGGAGACTTGGGTTCGAGTCCCAACTTAGTGTCAACCTGTCTTATTAATCGGTGTGAAGCTCAATTGGCTGAGCAGCTGACTCTTAATCAGTAGGGTGTGGGTTCGAGTCCCATCACACCGACCAATCTTCTGGAGCGACAGGAAGTAAAAATCAGGTCGGCGGCTCTTCTTCGGGGTGCCTTAAAATACGAAGAAACGCAAACTCCGCTGGCGTTGTAAAAGGGGACACGCAGTTGTTATCTGCCTTCGCGGTATAGTTATCCGTAGGGAATATTCTTCGCCCTGACTGACCTTCGAAAGGTAAGCGTGAGCTACGCGATACGTGCCGTTCATCCCCCATCGAGTGGAAAAACGTTAAACTAATAATGGGGTTGCTGTGCCGTCAGCAATGAGGTTGGTCGCCAACGGTTTTAATCGCCCCTTAGGCAAGTGGTTAAGCCGCCAGATTCTCAGTCTGGAGACGAGGGTTCGACTCCCTCAGGGGTGACCATAAGGAAAACGGCTCTGATGCGGCAACCGTTTCTCCGTAGCAATTCCGCATTAAGTAGAATAAAGACTCCGATAACAGCAACACAGAGAGGAAACTCATAGCAAGTCAGAGCCATTCGTGGGGCGGCAGGGGAGCATCAACATTAGTCCCTGTTTGTCAAACTCTTAGCTGAAGATGTCGGTTGGAGCAGGTCTTATCCTTGGCACCTAAAGCGGAAAGGACGGAATGCGTCGCTCGAGACCGCGACCGCAACCGAGTGTTTGCGATTAGGGAACAGGTACTGTTGACAGAAGGGGCATCATAAGTCCTTTAACAAGGCGAAAGTAATTCCAGTGATGTCGGCACCCTGTTCACACTCATTCATATTTTTAATTTATTCACAAAAAATTTACAAATTATTCACAAAAAAATACTTGATTTTTTTCAAAAAATATGTTATAATATATATAGAAAAAAAAATAAAAAAGAAATAAATGTCGAGGTCACTCAGTGGGGTAGAGTAACAGTCCAGAAAACTGTCGCTCCTCGAAAGGGGAGCTGAGGGTTCGAATCCCTTTCTCGACGCCAACCACGAAAAGTGGAAACCAAAATAATATGCACCTACTGCACAGTGTAGGAGAAACGAGGTTCGTAATGAGTACAATGCATTTTGAAGTATCAAAGGATATGACACCCACCAAAATCAAGAACGCGGCTAAGGCTCGACTTCAGGAACTGTTTATCGAGTTTCTTAAGAATGAGTTCGGCGATGAGAACGTTGCAATGATACAGACAGGCACGGCAACATCTCCTAAGAGAGAAATCGGCTTCATCTGTGGCGACGTTAAGCTTGAGAACGGCGAAATCGTTCCTCTTGTAGCTTCTGATAATCCTACTTGCAAGGAGTTCAATGAGCACAAGACAGATAAGGGTAAGTTCGTTCCTGCGTTCAACTTCGGTGCGGCATCCGATGCTTATGACGCTTGGCTTGCAGGCAAGGCAGAGAAGGAAGCCGAGAAGGAAGCAAATAAGGCAAAGAACGCTAAGTGATGCGGGGAGGGCTTTAGGAGCGAACCTCATTAAAAACTCCTATTAACATATAAAAGTTATTAACCTGTTCCATTTGAGAGGAGAATGCTTAATGGCTAAAAGAAACATCAATCAGTTCGTAACCCTCACAGCTTCCAGCAAGACTGTTGAGAAGTGGGATAACGAAGTTCGCAAGGCGGCTTCGGAAAAGCGTAAGGCTTCTCCCAAAGGCGAGAAAGGTAAGAGGTGAGCATAATGCTCACCATTAATTCGCCACCGTAAAATCAGCGTCGCGGCACAGCCGCAGGAAAGAGGTTAAAATGGAAAATGAAAAGACAGTAATCGACTTCACTGGTATGTCCACCTCTCAGGTCTACAAAGAGGTTCGTAAGAGACTTACAGAGGACTTCCTCGAATTTATGTCTCAGAAGTATGAGAGAGCAGTTCGTCTCAGCAATACAGAAGTTGCTGTTGTTCTCGGTTTTATAAACGATGAGGACGGCTTCCCTCACGATGTATGCGGTATCTGCAAGGCACAGTCTAAGGCTTACTACTCTAAGGATACCGATGAAAAGGGTAATGCTCTCAAGAGAGAAGTTAAGGAGTTTAACATCGACGATGAGCTTGATGCGGCAATCCTTGACGCAAAGGCAAATCAGAAGGGCGTTCCTAAGAAGTAATAAACGATGATATGAATAGCGGGGCGGCACAATCCGCCCTTTCTTACTCTTATAAAAATTTGACTTTCAATATAAATTATGGTATAATATATATAGAAAGTTAAGGAAAGGAATGATGTTGATGTTAACAGCAACACAGATAGTGGAGATAGTAAGTACCTTATATACTGACCACGGCGAAACAATTTCAATCGACAGCGATGAAGACCTCTCCACTTACTTCGATACTGAAATAATTACTCTTATCGAAAGCGGCGAGTTAAAGCCTGACTATTCTTATAGTGATTGCGTGGAGTACACAGTAGAGTCAATCTGCTATACTCTTTGTGACAAGTACGGCTATAATGTTAAGGACTACGCTGAAGATAATGTCTTCGAGAGCCCTGGCTTAGACGTTCACGTTATGAGCGTCGCCGTTGATGACGGGACAGAAGTTATCACATCATTTCACAACGTGTATTACTGGGGGTAAGAAAATGGAAGAGCTTTACTGTGAAGTAATGGGACGCAGCCGTGAGTATCCTGATGAAGATGTAATTCTTCTCTACAGCGGCTCCGAAAGCGAATGTGAGGATTATTTCCTCCGTAACGGGGGCGTTTATCAGGAAGGCACAATGGTCTATGATATGGAAATATGGGAAGTAGAGGAGGACGTCTAATGGAAAGAACAGTATATATGGTATCAAAAATCCAAAACGGATATATCGACGGTCACACTTATAAGGTCTTCGTAGACTATAAGCGTGCGGTTTCAGAATTTAAGTCCTTGCTCGGCGAGGTAATGCTTGAGAGCTTCAGAGCAAATTCCTCTGATGGAAACATTTGGGACGTGCTCAGCCACTGGTACGATATGACAGTGATAAGCTCCTTCGGCGATGTCGATACAGCTGACATAAAGATTCCTCTCGACTCCCAAGAGTTCAAGAACACATACGGGGGTTGCATAGTCGTATGGCTTTCCGATGAGGATTACTTCCAGCTCAGAGCAATCGAGGAGGTATCCTAATGGAAAAAGTCTGGATAGTTGATGACGAATATGGTCACGTTATAAAGGTCTTCTACGATGAGGAAAACGTAATCGAATACATCTTATCTCGTTCATATGAGGACGCTGATGGTAGGGTTGATGACTTCTTAATGGAGAAGGACGCTCTTTACTGTTCCTATGACGAATATTGTAAGGGCGGCACGAACTCCTTTGGCACTGAAATCTATACAGCGACTTTAATGGAGGTATCAGACAGTGACGCTAATCGAGAAGATGAAGTTAATACTGAAAACGAATACGGAGCCAGAACTACTACTATCAAGCGAGGAACTTCAAACCTACCAACGACTCTTAAACGCTCCCGCCGTCAGACGTTTTTACAACTCGCCACGACAAAGGGAACTTTGTCTGTACCTGTTTCTTTTGGAAAGAGCAATAAGCGAGACACAGATAGCGGAGAAAGCAAACGAAGCGGTAACCGAGTCCCTAAAGTACGAGCTACAAATGCTCAAAACAGAAAACGCCGCCCTTAAACGTCAGTTACAACACTACGAACAAATGGCGGGGCGGCACGACGAAGACTTCAATTCACAATTTGATTAAATTTTAAGGAGGGCGGCACCGAGACCACGGTGTTTGTCCTCCTTTATTATAATTATATCATTATAATTATACGGGGTCTGAAAATTTTATAAGGACCTATATACTCCCAACACTTAAATAACGATTAAGGGAGAACTATTATATATATA